ATCAGGAGACACACACAATTTTACATTGATAGACCCAAGGTTACAAGACTCATAAGGTAACAAAGGTTGCTCTCCGCATGGATTGCTTGCTTCAATATCCCCAAGGTGCGGAGTAGGGTTAGCTGCGTTTACAGCATCAATGAAAAACAACCCTGGTTCCCCAGTGTTCCACGCACAACTTTTAATAATTTGAAAGACATCCCCCATAGTCCAGTAATCAGACATCTTACCCGAACCCAGAGCCTCCTTTAAGGGCACTAAATCCTGTATAGCGTAGTCCTTTATTTTCTCCCCAGTAATGCTCTTGGGGATTGCATACTCCTCTTTGGTTCTGAAATTCGTTACGATATGTAATGAGTTTGGAGTTTCTGTGTACTGTTTCATCCAAGCATCAGGGATTTTAACCGAGATGTTATAATTTGTGAACAAAGACAGATCTTGCTTTGCTGTTAAAAACTTCAAAATGTCAGGGTGATTGATAGACATCATCCCCATGTTGGCCCCTCTTCGAAACGCTCCCTGCTGGATAGCATTTGTCGCTTCGGATAACACCTTCCAAAAACTCAGTGGCCCACTGGTAGTCCCTCCTGAAGACTTGATATAATCACCCGTGGGGCGTAGTCTGTCAAAAGAAAATCCCGTACCCCCTCCAGCTTTCTGTACCAGGGCCGTGTTTTTTACAGTGTCAAAAATACCGTCGATAGAGTCTTCGATAGGCAATACAAAACAGGCACTATACGCCCCTTCTTCGTTTCTCCCTGCATTCATTAAACAAGGGCTATTGGGCATGAACTCACCGTTGGCCATAATTTCGTAAAAGGTCTTGGTCCACTTGTTTACAGCTTCCTCCCCACCGTAGGGATCTTCCACGCGAGCCACCGCCTTGGCCACTCTAAAAAACATTTCTTTAGGGGTCTCGGTCACCTCCCCTTTTTCATTCTTGCTTAAGTACCGTTCGCGTAACACAACGATGGCGTTCTCGGTCAGGTTAGGTGCCGGTAATTTATCCAAATCTAAAGGTTTCATCTGCTAATCTCCTATACTACAGATATGTTTACTACTTGTCCAATCAAAAATCTTTTATACAGTATTTGGTATGTTAATGCCAATCAAGATACTAGGTATGGGGTCCTCAGACCACCTTTACTTAATTTTACCGAAAACGCAGCATTTCTTTCATGTACCACTCTCTTTCTAAATTTTTAAGTGGAAAAGAGAACATTTTTTCTAACTACCTGAAGAAAAAGCGTCCCCGCTAAATACAAGCGGGGACGCTTCACAACTGTAGAGTGAATTTGGGTGCTAAACGTTCTTAATCACAGTAGGGGGCAAAGCCTCCTCAACCTGGAAAATAAGGGGTATCTTGACTGAGTTGGATCCGCTTGGAAGTTCATACTCTGCGACCACCTTCCCGTCTTCCATAACATCGATATCCCACCCTTTCCACTTGTACCGTGTCTTTGTTTGGTTGGAAAAAGAAACGGTTTTAAAGAGCTTTTCAAAAAGCTGCTCTGAGATAGTTATGTTATCCTCAGAGAAGTCCTTAAAAACTTTTTTTGTAAAGGTACACCCTCCTGGGGTCTCCCTGCGCACTCTTGTATATGTACCGGGTTCCTCGTCCAGTTTACCCTGTTCTATAACTATCTTCTCCCCTTCTTGCTTGACTGCTTCGGGGAGTTCTTTTAATGCACAGCGTACTTCGCGCTCTTCCGTAGTCGCAGCTACTTTAGAACTATAGGACAGACCATCCACTACTTCATCTAATAATCTCATTACGCCTCCTTAAAGGTACTTTTTATAATAGGTTATAGTTTCATCCATAATATCTATAAATAAATCATACAACAAATGATCCTCTTTCACGGGTGGAGACAAATTTTCTAAAAACCGTCTTTGGAAGTTTAATAATGCTATGGTTACTTGTACATCTTCTTTTGCTGTATGCGCCCCTTCCTCAGTCCCTAAACCGAATACCTGTCTGAGAGTCTGCAATGAAGATAAAAACTTTTTACCATGCACATGCAGACCGTTATACCATCCAGTTATTTTATCTCCTACAGGTAGGGATCTTTTAATAGTCACTAACAGAGGTATAATAAGAAGCCTGTTCAACCACAGTGTGTCTATCAGAGGTACCTCGGCATAGGATAGCCCGTATAAATTACCCCTGTTTCGTATGAAGGGTACGTCAAAAGTCAACACATTGTGCCCAAAAACACAAACATCGTTTTTTCTGCTGTCCCACCATTCAGCCAAGGACCTTAGTGCCTGCTCTTCCGTTAAGTACTCTGCCTGCCTCTCCAGTAGCCTGCCTAATTCTTCTTCTGTCAATTTTTGGGGAATGTGGAATTCCCTGTAAAGATCTTCTCCGTCCTGATCCTCCCCTATCAACACCGCCCCCTTGGTTTCCTCTTCTGGGATACCGGGGATGTCCTTTTTAAACTTAAATTCGGGGCTATGTTGATTAAAGGCAAGTACCCAGTGCAGGGATGTGTCGTCCAAGGGTTCCTCCCGTGCTATCTCTTCCTTCAATCTTTCCACGTTTGCTGCTAATAGCTTGATAGGAGATAGATGCACCTCTTCTCCCCCTACCTCCTGTACAAATATCTGAGTAATCTGTTCTAGGGGCTTGCTGCCATCCAAGCCCGTAGTCTCCAGATCTAAACAAGCAAGAGACTTGTCTTGGAAGAGGTCTAAGTACCTCTCCCTATGTTTCTGTATAGCTTTAATCATTTCCAGCGCCATTTGGCACCTCCCATTATGTTTTATGTTTTATCTGCAGGGCGTCTACTAGTTTCCTAATATACAGACCCATATTGTGATCCTTTATCCCTTTTACCAGATAAGGTATGGGACAGTTCCTGCGGAAAGGGGATTTTATACGTAACGCTCCCGACATTAAATAGAAGGCTTTGCCTATGTGCCGGTAGAAAAGGACCACCGGTGGGAGTACTGTAACTACGTCCCACCCATGTACTATCCGTACTATTTTGTGTCGGCTCTCTACCCATTCCTTAAATTGTCTGTTCCCCATCCTCGGAGCTCCTGTAAAAATGCAAGGTCCTACCTTGTACCCATTTTCTGTCAAGAACTCTGCAGCTAATACCCCTAACGGGGCCCCTAAAGAATGCCCTGCTATGTAAAAAGTCTTTGTTTTTTTAGGGTCCATCATCTGTACCCTTTTATGGAACCTTTTCTCTATGGCCTTCCATAGTATATAGAACCCCGCATGAATTTTACCCCGTACCTTTTCTCTGGATACATAAGGAACCTTAGGAATAAGGGCGTTGAACACAAAGTCTAGTATATCGTTAGACTGCTGCATTATAACCAAATTCTTGTCCTCGGTGATTTCTACTATGCACCCTGATACGTTCCCTCGACGCAAACCGTAAGCCACCTTGTGTCCCTGGAGTACGAAAGTTTCTTGTTCTCCCACAGTTAGAGGACGAAACTCCTCCGCCAGTTTGCAGTAGCTTATCATTTCCGATAAGGGTAGATGCTCCCCTAGCTGCTTAATAATATCTTTTTGGGCTATCATAGGGTACCTCCTGTTGATCCTTGCCTCTACCCACCGGGGGTATAAAAGGATTAATAGCAAGCGGGAGAATAGCATGTTTATAACATCCCTGCTGACCTGAGCAAGATAGAAACAGTATCCCCCAATCCCTTCTCTTTGTAATATTGCTTCTTATTTAGAAGCCACTTACCCAGGCGCCCTTCTTCCCCCCTTACTTTACTGGAGGGAACCCTTTTATGCCGTAAAACCCACGACACTACCTCTTGTACGTCGTACAGGGCTTTCTCCTCCCTGGACAGGGGTTTATCCCCTACATTTGGTAGCATGCTTAGTACAGGGACTTTTCTGTGAAATCCTGTGTGCCTTTTTCTGTACATCCACCGGTAAAGCCGGTGTTCTTCTGCATCCGCCTGGTTAGCTTTTGGTTCCTCCCCTTTAGAAAGGATCCACTGAAAATACTTACGGGAGGTCTCCTCCTCCAAAATAGTGTAGGCCGATCTGCTGTACAACCAAGGGATTTGAAAATCCATCAGGACCTTCATCTCTTCCTCAGGGATAACCCACCCGGCACGTACCTTACGCCTCCGGTAGTACCACCACTCCTTTAATTCTTTAGACAGACCGTCTTCCTTACCTGTTGAAGAAAGCACCTTACATAAAGCCTTTGTCTTTTTCACAGAGGGGGAGTTCACGGTATCAAACCCCCTAGGTATAGTAAGATAGCTACCGTCATGGCAGTAATTACATTATGTAGTGTCTGAAACATAAAGAAGGAAGACATATCCTTCTTTATTCGGGCGATTTTGACAACCTCTTCTTTAAGCCTTTCTACGACCCCAGTTTTTCCTCTCGCCTGTGCCTCTCCTTCAAGGGCTACAAGATTTGCCTGTAGCTTAGACACGGTTAGCACCGTTTTGAAAAGGGCAAAACCCATGGTAGCCCTGAAGGTAAATACGATACTTATTAATATCGACATATACCACAAGAACCACACAGGGGGGTTGCCTAAAACAGTGAAAATAATTACTAGGCCGTTTGTTGCAAATAAGGTCCATTCCGCTTTTTCTGTTTTTTTAAAGTAGATGTTTTCCATAGTAATAGGATACCCACCTTTTTCTGCCTTTTTAACTACCAGCTTTGTTTTTTTTAAAAAGGATTAGTAATCTCCGTCTAATCTATCTGCTAGTTTGTCTAAGGCCAGTGCGTATTTGTGGAGACCTTTCTGTTCTAAAACACTGGCCACCTTATCTACCGCATAGGAAGCCTTCTTGTCTACCGCCTGCATCTGTCTCATAAGTTTCCTAGCCCACGCTGCCCCGGGGTCGCCTCCCCATAGCAACCACGCTTGATACCCTTTATCCGTAAGGGGTGTCTTACCTTTGTCTATTTTTTTGTTCTTTTCGTGCCTAGAGAAAAAGCCGTGCATCTTCTTTATAGTTTCAGGTGAAAGGGTGTTTCGGTTTTTCAAGTTTACCGCCCGTTGGACACCAGACCCTACTCCTTCTTTTTTAGCCTGGGAAACGGACAGCCCCCCTTTATTAGAGGAAGTCGCCTGCTCTCTCAAACGGAGGCCTCTTTCAGCCTGTTCCGCTGCACCCTTTGGGGGCTTGAAATCGATGTGGTCATATTTTTTAGGCATGGAAGGTGCTCCAGTTCAAAACTTTCTACACTCTTCCTGCCTAAATAAAAGATTATGGAGCGGTCTTATTAAGCCACACCGTAGAGGGAGGTGCTGTCCTCGGTCTTACACCATAGGTGTTTCTGACTTAGAGGGCTTTCACCTGGTCCACCCCAGTTAGTACCGTACAGATCCACCGAAGTTTGGCAGACAGATAAGGGGTATAGCTTCCCGATGCCCATCCCTACCCAAAACTCGGCCCCTAACCTACCATGCTCCTGTATAGGGAAGGGAGGCAAGGATCTTATGTATTTATGAGAAGACCACCAGAAGTTCCCCGAAAAGTGCCGAGGGATATTGGATCCCTCAGGATACCTTTCTGGTCCTGATATATACAGAGGGCCGGCAGCCACATAACCCTCGTGGAGGATCGCCTGTATCGCTCTTTTATAGTTTGTGAATACATCATGACAAAGAACATTACGCCACAGCGTAGAGTTCCTTTGTATGCGATCAGGTACCTTGGGGTTGTAAGATGAGACACCTTTGGTGTGGGCGTACCACACCAAGCCATTAGCTTTTCTGGAATCCTCTTGCATCAGCCCTAGAGTCGGGTACTCCCACTCTAATAAGTTTGGAGAGAAGAATCGGACATGGTACTTAGGGTATTGTTTAAACACTGTGCTGTACATCTCCTCTGCTTGTGTCGGGCACCCTACTATCCCTACCGATATACTATCCGAGCAGGAGTACACCCCCGACTCTAGCAATCGACCATTCATTTCGGATAGGACTGCCAGACACTCGGGAGTGCCCATGGCCGCTACGTGTAAGTATCCATTTACTTTACGCACCCACCGTTTCTCCTTGTTCGCAGTACCCTTCAATGATATCCTGCAGCTTCTTTGGTGGTAGGGCTCCTTCTACTTCTTGTAGCATCATACCCTTTCTATAAATACGAAAACGCGGGATAGAAGAAATGCTTAGGCGACCGGCTAACGCGCCTTCCTCGTCTATGTCTACCTTACCAAATGTTGCCTTACCCTTTAACGCTAAGGAAAGTTTTTCCACTACGGGAAGCATAACTTTACACGGGTTGCACCAAGGTGCCCAGAAATCTACAACAGTGACTTCCTCTTGTTGAATAAATTGCTCAAAATTCTTGCCGTCCAATTCTGCAATCTGCATACTGTTCTCCTTTCACTGTTTATGATAAATTATTAGGGAGGGTGGTCGCCCTCCTATTGCTGCGGTTGATTTCGTTCCTAAGAACAATTACTGAGGTCATCTTTTTCTATCCTCTAGCCCACATTTGGGGCACTTATATGTTCGTATTAGGGGTATCATCTTCACTCCGCACTTACCGCAACGGGGTATTAGTCTAGTATTAGAGACTTTGCTGGATCCCCAATTTGTAGGGACGTATCCGCCACAATTACACCCCATCAGGAATCTCCCTCTAAAAAATTTAGTACTGAAATGAACAATGCGGAGACCCCCGAGGTCAAGCACGCCCCGCTCATCTGTCCTTGAAAAATAGCTAACCCTACCCAAAACCCTAAGCAAAAAGGGCAGTTTACTAGGTACGCTAGTAGGGGTACCCCCTCTAACCTTTTTTTAACAAAAAAGAGAAGAGGAGTAGTTACCACGAAACTAGTAACCCACACACCTATGATTAGCTTCTCTAACATGATAAAGCCTACTCTAAGGTCTTGATAGTTACTTTTGCTTCTACAAACACCTGGAATTTATCTTTTTCTAGTACAAAGGGGTGGTAATACCCTAGGTCTACCTTACGGGCTTCCCTGTTCTCATTAACAAGTAAGTCTCCTTCCTCATTGTACATTAGCTGCCCTTTAAACTTATCTACCATAGCAGGGTCCGCTTCAGGCTCTTTTGGTTCTGGGTCGGGTTCCCCTACATCATCAGGCTCTTCCATACGGAGATACCTGTCTATCACATTGGAAGCACGGGAGGCGGGCACCTCGTTGGTTATGATGGTATCGCATATTTCTTTTACATGCTCTTCGCTTAAGTCAAATGCCCCCTTCTTACGCATAACGTCCATGTGCATGTCTGTGAAAGGTGGGTCATTTTCATCAGCCATAGAAAGGGACTCAACCGCTTCTCGGGAAATGACTTCCAGATACTCTGCTTCTATCCCTTGTAACCTTTTCACTCTTGCCTCGGATGTCCACAATAGCTTAGCGATGTCTTTGCTTTTTATTGAGGGGTCCTCTTCTTTCAGCATATGCACAGCATCCGCTAGGTCCAGTGTAGAGAAGTTCACACGCTGTACGTTTTCTACCAATGAAACGCGAAGGGCGTCTTTATTTGTGACATCCCTTATAAGGTAATTCTCCGCAGGTAATTCATAATCCCCTCCATAAAGGGACTCCAGGGCTAGCTTTCTTCGCCAGCCTCCTAGCACCTCCCAGGTGCCTTCTTCCGTCCCTTTGCGAAGTACTAACTTGCTTAATAGACCTACTTCTTTAATGGATTCAGCCAGGTCTTCTATCATCTCAGGGAGGTACTCCCTTCTGCAGTTATATTTACTTTTAACTAAATTTTTTAACGTTACCATCTTCCTTCTCCTATGCTAGGGTTGCTTCCTAAGCCTTTTTGTATGAAAGCCCTGAGAACTCCCCAGCGGCTCTTTCTATTTTTAATCTATCTGTACAACTGAAACTCTTGGCCACACTACCAACATGCCAAAGAAAAGAGTCTAGGGTATCCATATCCTCATGGCATTCTTGAGCCTCCAGGTGTATGGCCCTTTTGAATTTTTTAGGTACTCCATTTTTCTCAGATAATAGTACACACGCCCTTTCTACCCCTGGGTACCCCTCACGTGCAGCCTCCAAGGACTCCAGAAACACAGGCATCTCTTGCTGCACCCTAGCTGGGACCGATTCCAATATCTCAAAGACTTCTGCGGGCTGCACCGTGGTAAGCCTTATCTTGGCAAAGGGTTGCTTCCCATAGAGGGCTGCTACACAAGACTTAGACTCTTGGTGCATAATTAGGATGTCTACTATAAGTTCAGATGCACCTAGGTCGGATGCTGTTATAGATACTGCGGGGTAGAACATTTCCCCAAAAGACTCATTGTAAAAAACTCGTACCTGCAAAAGAAGATCGTCTCTATCCGACCCGGACACGGAGTCTAAATCCATCTCTACCGGGGCAGGGTACTTAGTTAAAGATTTTAGTATGTCTGCGTAAGGTATGGTAGTGTATTCTACCGGAAGTACCGCCCTGATAACATCGATATTCACACCCTTACGGATTTTTAGTAGGAGTAGCACCTCATCCCCTTCCTTAGGAGCCAATGATGCTAACCAGTTATCTACGATTCTTTTCCGGGCCACCGGTCTATTGTCCTTAAAGAAAGGGTAAGGCACCCCTATACTTTTGCACCATTGTTTCAGGGCGTGCGAGGATTTAGCATCTCCTATATCCAACTTAAAGAAATATTTAGTTTTTTCTACAGTGTCATACAAAAACTGTTCTTCATCGTCAGCATGGTATTCTATATACCTTAGATCCACTACTATGTCTTTACATTTTTTAGTGTGGCCTTCTAGATCTTCTACCAATTCATCAAAGGCCTTAGACTTCTGAACGTCATTAATATTCTCCATCCCCTTTTTCCTTTTTAACTTTGTGTTCTTTAAACTTACAGAGATTTCTTTTTAGTCTCATTAACTCTCTGGTATTTGCCAACCTCTCTGGTCCTGCATCAGTTTTAAGGGATTCCCTTAAAACTGATAAACGGTTTAGGGTCTCCTGGTAATTCATAGGGGGGAAACTTCTGAGGGGTGGTAGCCAACGGATTCTTTAAATCGTTGAAAACGTGTACGGAGTGAGCCCTTCACCTGGGTTAAGTAGGCAGAGGTTACTTGGCTTATCTCTGCTATAGTGGAGGTTTGGACACCTTGTGCTGATAGTTGTATGAATCTTAGATATAAGTCCCTGGTGTTATCGGATAGTGCCGTATCGTGCTTTATCTCTAGTTCAAAGTCTTGAAGTCTCTTGAAGAATGTATCTTCTTCGTCTCCTATGAAGCAGGATGACTCGAAAGCTGCAGACACTGTGAAATGTGACATCTCCAACGAGACTCCTGTCCTTTTCTTTGTGGGTAACTTGTCCACTCCTATATACATAACTTCAAACACATCCTCCATCCCCGATATATCACAACCTACCTCAGAAATACGCTCCCCCTTCTTGTGCCTTTTTTCTGCCCTACAGGCGCTGTAGAGGGTGTGCTTTAGAGCGGTGTACACATATGACGAAAAACTTTTCTTTGTGTCAGGAAGAGACCAATCAAAAGATTCTAGCAAACCTTTCCGCAAAGCAGCCAGATAAAATGTCTGAGCGTGGTCACAAATGATGTCATAGTCGCTTGTTCTTAGAAGGTACGCCAGTATTTTATGCACTTCCTTTTCATTAAATTTCACAAACTCGGTCATAGTTTTACAAGGGGTCATAAAAATATCCTTTTTTAAATGTGTTTAAATTGTGTAATTAAATGCCAAGGCCAGGAACCCGTCTATAGAGTATTTCTTGTTAGTAGTGTGTATGATTTTTTTATCACGAGATAGCCTGATACGCTTTCTCGGGCCTGTACACATACTATCGATGCCGTCTAAAACGGCCCAAATTGCATCTGCGTGAGCCTTAGCTAACGTGTCTGTTTTGGAAACCTCAAAGGTAAAAAACTCAGAAGAACTATTCACTAGATCTACTTTTTCGGAAGACTCCCCAGTAGCTGAGGTTTCTTTCTCAATTTTCTTTAAACTTGAATTTTGGTTTGACATTGGATCATAAGATAGATTTTCTTCTTCATTTTGCGGAGAACTTTTTTCACTTTTTTCTATCAACAAAGGTAACACCTGTTGATAGATTTCATCAGCCTTCTCTATCCCCTTTTCGATAATCATATCAGTGATCTCTTTGTACTGCTCGGGGGAGAGCCCTAGCCTTACAGATGTAGGCATATTATATTTGTGAATATCCTCAAAGTAATTGTTGGGAACCATAAAGGAATCGCCATACTCGGCGTCTACCTCGAGAGGTACCTTCCACCCTATCTTATTCGTAAGATCTCTAATCTTCATTACATTTGCGACTGCAGGTATGAGCGTGTCTAACATAGATGTACGCATCTCAAACACTAACTCATCATGGACTGGCAGTAACATCCGCAAATCCTCGCTGAGGTTATTGTTTCTTATGTATTGCCACGTCCTGACCATGGCCAGTTTGATAATGTCGGCGCCGGTGCCTTGTATAGCAGCATTACATGCCAGACGGTCCGCCTTGGCCATTAAGCCCCTATCGCCTGAATTATATAGATCCATTAGGGGTCTTCGTCTACCAAAAGCGGTCAACGAATACCCTCTCCTTCTAGCCCTGATCTTTTCTGTCTTTAACCAGTCGTTTAACTTTGGTAGGGCGTTAAAGAAATTGGCTAGTCTTTCCTTTGCGTCTGAGATGGATATACCCGCACTAACCGCTAACTTGCCGGCGCCCCCACCATACAAAATAAGAAAGTTAATAGTCTTACCTATACCCCGAAGCTCTTTGTTCTTAGGTAGGGCCATTTCCTCTGGGGTACTGCCGAAAAGAAGTGCAGCGGTAATCGAATGCAAATCACCCGTGCCCTCGTTGAACTCCGTTATCCATGTCTCTTCCTTAGAGAAATTCGTGGCTATACGTAGCTCCTCACCAGAGTAGTCAATAGCAACTATTGAAAACCCCTCCCTAGCCACGATGCCCTTACGCAATTGCCAAGGATCCCCTTTCTTCACCCTAGGGAGGTTCTGACAGTTCACCCCCGAGTAGCCGTCAACGTCTAAACCCTTACCCCCAGACCCAGAGAAACGACCCGAGTCAGCAGCGGTCTGATTCAACTGAAATTTAACGCAGGAGTTGTCATCTATATTTTTCAGGAGGTTATCTAGGTATGTCCCCTTTATCTTATCCATTTCCCGGTACTCTTGGATAAGCCTAGGTAGGGGGTGCTTTTTTGCTATAGCCTCAAAAATTTCGTCGTTAACCAAAAAGTCCCCATTCTTGGCCATTTCTTTTACCGGGTAGGGTATCTTCAGTTTACGGAATAACATATCCCCTAGTTGCTTATTACTAGTGTAGTTAAACACCTGACCTGCAGATGCATAAATCTCATCTTCTAACGTTTTTGTCCGGGTCTCTATTTTTGTCACCAGACCCAAGTAATGAGCGGGGTTAACTTTCACCAAGTTTCTTTCCATCTCAAGAACAGGCATTAGGCAAGCGTGTTCCAGATTGTAAATAAAGAATGTCCCGTTATTTTTGCCTGGGTCCATTTTTTGAAGAAGGGCCTGTTGATAGTGATAAAGCTCTAAAGTGCACACCGCATCAGAAGCTGCATAGAAAACAGCCACTTTGGGGTGTATAGTACGGAAATCTATATGTTTTCTCCCAGGCACGATATCTTTTAGTTCTATCATTTCTTTACCGAGGAAATCTTTTGTAAGACTTTTAAGCCCTTTTGTTTTCCTGTCCGCCCACAACACCGCAGCACCTAAGATGGTGTCCCTGTACATACTTGGGTCTTCTATGATGATACCATAGTTCCGTAGCACCTCTAAATCATATTTGGCATTATGGTAAATAGTCAAACAGGATGATACAAGCCTCTTCATCCTGGCCACTACGGCATTCACAGGCAAATTTCTACCTTCAAAATGCCCTACGGGGATGTATATCCCATAATCTATCTGGTAAGCTAAACAGATACCAGCTAGTTCTGCTGTACCCTCTTTCGAGGCCCTTCGCCCCTTTGGCCCTGTGTTCAGGCTACTAGTCTCTGTATCCACCGCACATATACCGGCTTCACAAGCCTCATCTATAAATGCATCCAGTTTTTCCAGCGTGTCCACTAAGACCAGCTTTTTAAACTGCATCCAAGGACGTAATTCTACGAGGGATTGTACACTTTCTGAACTTACGGTTTCATCTAAAAATTGTTGGGTCAGGGCCATGATCTCTTCCTTTTTATTTTAATATATGATTTAATCTTTTTGCTAGTGGCGTCGTGATCTTTGCAAACTGCGCTGGGTCCTCTATATGCCTAGCTGAGGATAGTATATACAACAACTTCGCTGCTACCTCAGGGTCTTCAATGGGAAGGACCGCCTTAACTCTTTGTTCCAGTACATATAGTGCCATTTTTCTTTTATCTAACTTATGCCCTTCCTGTCCAGATAGGGAAAGTTTAGATGCTCCTTGTATATCCTGGATACTGGAGAAGTCCAAATGGTACATAGCGGACAGTTGCCTTGCCGCCTCCATGAACCTCACACTCTGGGACTCCATCCAAAAGGATAAGGGGTCCCATGCTTTCTTACAGGTGAAACAATACATAGTATTGGTTTGAGGGTAATGCCTAGCACTTTTCTTCACATCCTTCCCATGAAAAGGACAACTAATCTGCTCTTCATATTGATTCTGAGATATTTCTGTCCCATGATCCAATAACAGATCGAATAAGGACACCTCTTCCATAATGAATTTCTTTATCGCCCTAGGGTCTTTCATTCTTAGTCTTCCTCTAGGGTCAGGTCTATGCTCTTAGTCTCTAGAAGGAGATCACTGTTAGACACCTCCACCTTAGAATATATCCTTTTATTTGCAAGGTTGGCACTAGCCTCAAAAGGGTGGAACAATGTGTTACGACGAGCTTTCAAATGGCAAATCTTAAAAATACCCGATTTCCGCATGAGGTCATCCATAAACAAGGTGATGACCACATCCCCCGACTTTTCAATTTCCGAAGAGTCCGATAAATCGGATAGGAGATACATGCCACCGTTTGATAGAGCTCTTACGTAGCCTTCTCGTTTGATCTGATGAGGTGATACACCCCTAAGACCCTGGCCATTATTGAAAGTTAAAAACAACCTTTTTATGCCCAGTATCTTGTTGTTGAGGTCCTCTCGTTCCCCTTGGGACCTGCCGGGCACGCCTAATAGTCGAAGATAATCTATCGCTATGAACTCTAACTTCCTCCCCTTTGTCTTCAGGTCGGAGTTAATCTCTAAGCACTTGATGTTTATGTCGTCTACCGTAAAAGTGGAGTTTTCCGGTTGTACGATGTGTAACCTCCCGTAGTCCTCGTTAGCTTCTAGGTCATCTAATGCTGCATAGTAAAACCTTTTTAGCTCTGGGGTTAATTTCCCTTCCCGTATATCATTATACTCTATTTTCCCTATATACCTCTCGAATTCAGTACCTTGCCATACACTATAGTTAGAGGTGTGCAGACAATAAACCATGTCTTGCATTTCTTCTAAGCTCATCTCCAGTGTAAACAGCGCTGAATCCCAACCGCTGTAAATGGCATTGTATACCACATTCAAACTAAAAGTCGTCTTACCCTGGGCCGTGTACGCCCCTACTATCATAAGTTCTGTAGGCTTTAGGCCACCTAAAACCTCATCAATCTTTTGTAGCCCTGTATACACTCCTAACGCATCCAGTTGATTTTCTTCCCTATGCTGGTACCGGTCTTTTGTGCTCTGCACTTCTTTTTGGTCCAAAACTTGGGCCTCTGTTTTAAAGTCTTGGTTCTGAGACCTTATCTCCTTGGACTTCATTGCAAAATAGTCCAGAGCAGCCTCCACTCCCTTCATATGAGCTTTTCCGACTTTTCTACCCACCTGGGCTATCTCGTTGGCTTCAGATAACGAATCTCTCAACGCCTCTAGATCCTGCGCTGCTTTCACCTCTCTCAGGACATCCTTATAGTTCCCCCCTATGAAAGGCTTCTCTTTTTTGATTTCATCAAGGGCGACTATTACTCCCTCACACCCCGTCTCGTTCATGAAGTGATCAACTAACCGGGAATGTGCCGGCATCTCGATATATCTCTTGAAGTGGTCTAGGATCTTGTAGTATAGCTTTTTGTAGGATTCCATCTCACAGGAAATTCGGGACTTCTGAAAGGCCCGAAAATTTTCTAAGAGCTCTTCTTTGTCTATGGACATTCTCCCGTCTTTAGGGATATCTATGATGGATCTAAAAACTTTTTCTAGCACAAATCACTCCCTTTCGCTGGCGCCGCCACTGGTTTCACAGAGCTAACAGCCTTACCCTTAACCGTTAAGTCTACATATGTCCATGCCCCTATAATCTTCGCTAACCCCTCCGAGTATTCTGTCCGAGCCTGGAAGTCATCAGGAGTGTACACCCAGGTACCCTTCCCCGCCAGTTCTCTACTCTGGACTATCTGTAACACAGTATTCGATAAGGCCTTATTGGAGACACTTGTGACACATAAAATTACTAACAAGTCTCGTCCATTAATGAGGTCGTTTAGCGTTCTAGACGCCCCGTCTGTCTGCTCTACATAATAATTTTGTAGTAGCTCTAAGCCGTTCGCTATGTGGAAAACCAAAGAAGGGTTTTTTCTGTGATGGACGAACACTGCCTTACATATATTCATAAAGGTTTTTGAAGGCCCAGTGAACCAAAGATTCTTTTCATATGAATACTTCTTGGCAAAACCCTCGGCCACCTTGTCCGCTATCTGTGTTGTTGTTTTTGGGTTAAAGTAAGAGGAACTATTCTCCACTAACTCATTAACCCGGCAAATGCATATCCTTGCCTGTGTAAAACCTATTTTTCTATTAGGGTTTTTAGTAGGGATGTTATTCTCCCCTTTGACTAAAATAGTACCCCTGCCCTTACATATGGGGCACTTTTGTACCGTGTCATTTTTATCTATGTCTGCTTGAGTAAGTTGCACAGGGATACCTCCGTTTCAGTAGTTACTACTCGAAGTCCATTTTTTAAAGCCACTTTTTTGTCTACAAATTAAAGACTTCTTCAAACAGTATATCGACTTCACTTCGGAGGTCTTCTTTCACTATCTGAGGTTTGTTGCTGTCCTTATCCCCGAACTCTAGGATACCCTGCGCTTGCTTACCCACAGCCTTGTTTATCAATGCCTTTTTGCCCTCAAGCACCACCAAGACTCTTTCGTCTATCGTGTCCTTGGAGATCATATGGTACACCCTCACAGTGGCGTGCTCGCTATTTAATCGTCGGGCTCTCCCTATAACCTGTACCAGATCCCCCCATGTCCAAGGTGTATCGTACAATACCAAGATACCAGAAACCTGTAGGTTAATTGCAGCTGATCCGGCATCTGTAATAAAGATAATATCGACCCCACTTTCCTTATCCTGAAACACCCGCATAGCCTCGGTCCGCTCCTTATCGTTCTCGGACCCCGTGACTCTAGTGCATCTAACCCCTAACCTTTTACAAATAGCCTCTAATCTAGGTATCCCTGATTTAAAGCGAGAATACACAATAACCTTCTGCCCAGAAAGATCTCCCTCCATCATCTCTTCAAAGGTGTCTTCTTTTGCTGAAGAACCTGCCTCATCCGCGCCCAACCACTGGGGGCCGTTGGCCACCAACTGACAAAAAGCCAATGATGCATTTTTATTATTTTTTAAAAAGGTACCCTTCAGTATCTCTTGGTATTTCTCATCTAAGCTCCCATAAGTACTAAGGAGCTTTTGGGGGGCTTCTTTCCCTTCCAGTTCTAATTGCTCAACAGCCTCTTTAGCCTCGAAGTATTTCTGCTTGACTCTTTTTTGGTACACTAATCCCGCCACTGTTTGTCTATACAGAGTCTTCTGCGCAGGGCTCATTTCAAAAATAACCCTCTTGGAAATAATTGAGGGTAACTCCCCTCCTACCTCATCGGCGGATCTTCTGAAAAAATAGGGAGAAATTACCGCGCTGAATTCCTCTAGATTTTTATACCCCACTACCTCTTTTACTTTTCTAGTCCCACCTCTTATAGTAAGGTCCTTAAGAACTTCTATACAAAACTGTTCTTTAAAGTGGGTGATCTTGGGCATTAGTTTAGGCATCACGATTCTGTATATGTAATAGAACTCTGTCAGCCTATTTTTAATAGGGGTAGCTGTTAGCCCGTAAATGTTTGTGGCATTCTCGATAAACAGCTCTGCCCCTACATGTGTCTTAGATTTTTGGTTTTTCAACATTTGACACTCATCGAACACCACTTGTAGATCCTCTCCACGAGAGGATCTTAAAAGCCTTGGTTCTGTTTTTAAAGGATAATACCCTGAAACAATTATATCTGTGTCTTTGTGATCTTCGTACTGGGCTTTTCTAGCCTCTAGGCCGGTTAAGGTTTTGCCCCCGGATTTGGGTTTATAAGACATAGTTAATACGTGGCAGGTTACTCCTTGTAGGAACTTTTCTACTTCTGAAGCCCACTGGTTCTTAGCCGACTTGATTGTGAATACAATCATCTGCAGCTTGGGGTTGTACTGTTTAGCTATGGCATAAGCAACCAATGCCTGTACCGTTTTACCTAACCCTGGATCATCCCCTAGAATAAAATACTTCAGTAGTAAAAAGTTTAAAGCCCCCACTGTCTGGTAAGGGCGAAGTACTGTTGTTTCTTTTACGAAAGGGGAAGGTTTTAATGTGACTTCTTTGGATTTTCGTATTTTTTCTATATCTTGTAAATTAGTGGGTTTTGGATAAACATGTTTCTTTACGGCCATTTGCATATACCTCAAAAATGAATAGGGGGGCTTCGATGCCCCCGATAGTCTACAGTACCATTGTTACTCTAGAAAATTAAGTGCTTAATTTCTGTTTAGATGCCTCATCACCACATTGTGGACAGATGCGTTTTTCCCAAAGGTACTTTTTGCTTTTGTAGAGACTTCCGATAGTATCCTGTTCGTCTCTGACAAGGCCTTATTGGTTTCCCGTAGCTTTCCCTCTTCCAAGTTAGAAAACCTTTTGTTCTTATCTTCCTCGGGTTCTTCTTTAGGGTTAAACACAGATTCCTGCTTAGGACCCTCTGGAGCCTTTTTTAACATATCCTCTACCCTTCTAGTGGCCCCAAGGTCTTTAAGCCCTGCGGGGCTTCTTAGATCTCCCGCCGGACCCAAATACCGTAGAGTTTTTAACTCACCGAATTCCGCCCCGTAAGACCCCGTGAAGTTTACACTCCCTGTGGATTTTAAATGGCTTACTATGGTGCCAACTTTCCCGGACTCTTCTACCCCGTCTTTATCCCCTACATCTACAAAGGACAACTTTCCGTCCCTAGCTAACTCTTTAAAATCGCGGAGTTCTCCCATATCAGAGAAAGGGTAGCTCGGGAAGTTCTTTACATATTCTGGGTTTAGTGTTGTACCGTCTGGCAGGGGTAGCCCGCCTCCTTTGGGGGTTAGAAATACTGCTGTGCCCGCTTTTCTCGTAACGCTGTTGATCTGTACCTGCATAAGGCACACATTACCGCTAACTGAAAAGCGCCAAAGCACGCTGGACCACTGCATGTTATCACCCTTACCATTAAAAGAGCGCTTCCTTAGTTCATCCGAGTTCGTCTCGAAATTGTCCTGATAATAATCCCAGGAGACTTCGTTTTTACCTTCCCCGTGCTTTATTGTCTTATAGAGGACTACAAAGGTGTCGTCCCCATCTGTTGCCTTAGGCATCGTCTCTATAGCTGTATTATCGTTCATAGGAAGGCTCTCCCCCTTTTAGTATCGTTGAAAACACATTTAACCCTTTGTCATCTAAATCCACACCGTACGATTCTTTAACCTTTTCACGAAGACCTGCTTCTAGTTCGTTAATCTGCTCATGCCTCTTAACGGTTATTCTTGCAGCCCTTTTAAAAATCACAGAAAGGTACTCTTCAATTTCCGACCGAATGGAGGCTATGGCGTCCTCTACCTCATTAAAGGGTACCGCCATCTTCTCTTGTGGATACAGTTCTCGTAGGAAGTCTACCATCTTAGTAACTAACCAGAAGTTCTTTTCTGTCATATACACAGACATTTCCTTTTCATCATACTGAGAAAAATGATTGCGGAGGAATAAAACACGGATGTTGCTCTTTACGTCCTCTTTCATGAGCTCAACAAGACTTTTAAAAAAGAGATACTCTTTGGCTGCCTCTGAACTCAAGGGGGCGCCTTTTTCTATTTCGGACCTCTTCGCCCTGTATGCTTCCAGTATGGAGTTCTTTATGAATATTAGGCGTTCCTCCAGATATGTCATTTGATCGTGTAGTATCAATTTGGTCTTTATCTGGGTCATCATGGCCACTGTTTCCAGGGTCAGGAAAAAGATACCTGTCGAAACGTTTTGCACGTAAGAGGCATCTTTGTCAGTATCTTTAGAGTAGGATAACTGCCCTTTTGGTAAACTAAAGCTGATCTTCTTGTTGCTCATTATTTTCCCAAACATGTACACTAGGCCTATGAGCCCCACAAAAACTTGTGCTGTGTATATTTGTATTTGGGGAAAGGTCAACCCTTCTAAAAAACTAGACATAATCCGCTCCTGTTAAAGGTCTGCCTTTTAGCTCAAACAGGTCAACAACATCTTGACCTTCATAAGGGCTGGTACTGGCGGCGCTTTCTCCAGAGGTATAGGAAGAGCTCAATACCCCTAAGTACAGTCTTCCTGTCCCCTTTTCTTTAAAAACAAAAGATTGCAGTATCTTATATGCTGGCAGACCGGTCTCTCCCAGTAAGTCGAAGTACTTCAGGAACCACTCTGTTTTTGTTGTGTCCAAAGGAGACACTCCTGCCTCCTTCAATACCTGTACATTATACTGTCCCTTGTAACCAGTAGGGACAGTACCTATTTTGACGCCCCGGATATTACTGGATAAGTTACTTGCCTTTGTCTTTAAGAAATTCTCTGCGCCCTTCAGGTTACCCTCCCCGTCATATAGGTGGTCATTCATCGTGCTAGAGGGCATTCGTCCTATGGGGTTATAGAAACCTTCTAAGGAGCTTCCCGGTCTTATAAAAGACCCGCTAACAGATGCTCCTACCTCGGTAGCGTCCAAAGTGTACATAAATGTCACCTGAAGACCTTCATTGTTTAAGGGTGTCACAGACACTACAGGATTCCCTCCTAATAATAGTGTCTTCCATTTAGGGGAAGAGGCCACCCGGAGATAATCCCCTGGTAATATCTGTCCTTCGGGTATCGTTTTTCCTATTATAAAATTGTAAGTCTTGTCAGAAACCTCTTCTATCGTTGCATTTAAAAAGGGGTACCCTTCTTGAAGCGGTTGGTAGCTTCCCCTTGTGGTAATGATAGCCGGCCCTTGCACTACTATGTCCCCTTCCTTTTCACCACCCCCGAGGATCCCCTGGTAGCCCCTAGTGTTGTATGTAAAAGTCACAGACTCCAGCGCATCTGACCTATACCAAGAGTACATGTGTACACCCACTTTGATAGGGCGGCCCGACACAGAAGATGGTATATCTGTGAGGCGTACCTGTGATGGCAAGGTATCTCTACCTGCCTCAGAATCCATGTAAGGAAACTTCTGCCCCACCGTAACAGTATCGCTTTCCCACGCATCTTCTCCAGGAGCTTTGCTCAATACATAATGCTCCTCTGTTGGGGAAGACACCGACCCTTTTAACATGGTACAAAGGTTAGCGATGGTGGGTACGTGTTTATTCAATATAAAAGAAGTTTGTATAGACCCAGTGTATTCTCCCCCACTTTCCGTTACGTCTATGAGGGCAGTCTCATAGGTACCCAGAACCCCTCTTGCCTCCCTGCTGCACACCGAGAACTTGGTTCCAAGATGTAAAGTAATTTCTACTAAGTCTTCTGTGGCGGTGGGGGCTTCTGAAGCAGTGACAGTTAGTACATGGGTAACTTCATTTATAGTAAAGGAATCAGTGGTGTACTCCTCATAGAAATCCCCCCCAACTGTCCTAAACCTGATAGAGCGTAGCCCTATTACCTTTTGACCCGAACCAGGTAAGCAATCCTCTTCATCTAGTTCAATGACATAGTTAATTTCTCCTGCTGTAGCCGTTCTATACAAAGTGGCTACCTGCCCGAACTGGACGGAGTTTGTAACATTCCCTGTTTTTAGTTCTATCCTGTCTTCAGCTGAATAGTACTCAGTGTCATCTGGGTGTCTTCCTTGCAGCAACACCTCTGACCCTATCACCGCATTTATGTGCCGTGCGTCGCCCTTGTAAAAATCTTGTTGTAGTATCTCATCAGGGATATCTAGAAAACCCGTAGAGCCGTCGCCGTCCCAAGATAGGTCGTATTTTAGATATAAAGTTTCCGAAGGCTGTGTTCCTATAAAAACCTCTAAATAACCATCTTCGTCTATAGAAAAGCTGTAATCACCGTACCCTCCAGAGTCCTCTGGTAGCTCTTCCCCTGTTGCTTTAAAGAGTAGTATATTTTCCCGCGCTTCTCCTATAAGGGAATAGTTGCTTCCTCCTAGAAAAGAAAGAGCTATTTTAGCCCGAAAACCAAATAACGCCCCAGCTGCCCAATCTCCCGGTTCTATCTTCCATAGGTTGTTATACTGGGTATTTCTTCCAGGAACATACGAACCCCTTGGGCCGGTAGATAGAGCAGACATTCTTTCAGGGGTGTCGACCCCACCAAGCCTGTCCGCTTTTACTATAACAGCTCCCCCAAAACCCGTTTCCCCTAAGGAACTGCCAAGTCTACCTCTTGTTGTAGAAAGATGCCCGGCTAGTATACCATCAAAGGTCTCCTCTGCTTTTCTCTCTAAGGAAGTACTACCTGTAAGAACCTGATGTCTCAAGTCAACAATATCTGTAGCGTATATTTTGTTGGCGAATTTTCTAGAAGGATGTGTACTAACTTTCCCTTCTTCTTTTCCGGGGGCCGAGTTCCATGTGTTGGGATCGTTAGGGACAAAATCCCCCTCCTCTCTTTTATATACAAGAAGCAGGGGTACAGCATAACAATACCCATCCACAGTACCTAAAAGAGATGCGTCCGACCCTCCGTTTCCTGCACGAAATAATCCCGGCTCACCCTCGACTGGTGTGAAACTCTTTTCCGTCTCATTACTCGAGGCCGCTCTGGCTTTTACGCTGTTTGCAAAGGCATCTAGATGGTCATGCACCGAGGTTGTTACGGGAGCTACCCTAATATGATACTGTACCTGAACTCTCCGTGCCGTTTCTACCCCTAGGGAGCCCAAAAGATCATTAGTTATATTTAAAAGGGTATCCTGATTCCCATATTTTTTTACAGTGTCCTCGTGATCTATAGCTTTTCGCCAAACTTCCAAGAATACGAGGTTCGTTCCTAGATACATTACCTCGTTCAGGTCAATTTTATTATGTACGTCTAAAGTACCTGTGCCGGAGAGATTTAGTAAGTTACCTGCAACATTGACCCAGTAACCCTGAGGGCCCGACGCTAAATAAAAGGTGTTGTTGGAGAAGTCTTCAGAAGTAACCACTTCTCCAGATCTGGCTCCACCGCTTAATTCCGACCAGGAGCCATCTTTTTGCAGGATATCTCCCACACTAAAAAATCCCGAGGCCCCTAAGTTGCTAGAGATAGCCCTTTTGTCTTGCGAAGATGCTAGTCTGCCCAAGAAGGACAACTCCTCCCCTGGTAGGGGTCTGCCAGGTATAAATAAGGGGGTCTCCCACCCACAATCCTGTATAGCCCTGTTGGCCCCCATATCTTCTCCGTAATTGTCTGCCATGGAAACTCCTAAACTGCTGAAAAGTTAAGAAAGCGTGAACGCACATTTTCTATAGGTGTCATCACGCTGACGTCCGCAACGGGTACGTCTGCTAAAAAATCTAGCAAAACGGTAAAAGATTCTTTAAAGTTATGTATAATGTTCCCCGGGATAGACCATGTAAGGGGATTCCCAGTGGCCTCTTTAAAGTTTTCTTCTAACACATATAGGGGGTATACTGTTTTTAACACCCTTGTGACTATACCTCGGATATCCTCAAAGGACTTTAGTATGTCTGGTATTAACACGATACTTATAAATTTCTTGTCGTCTTTAGAAAGGGGGCGACTGGGGTCCATTCTATAAACAAGCCTACCTACTGCTTTATTCGCCAAGCTAACTTTTTGTCCTAGGGAGAAAAAGAGCTCCTCCAGTATACTGGAACCATTAGCCCTTAGAGGCTGCAATACCTTTTGTATCTCGGACACGCCCCACATACTATCCACAAATTTAACCCGTAGTAGTGCTTCACTTTCCTCTAACATCCTTTCCGTAGATAAAAGCACTTTTTGTATTTGGTTGCCGTAGTTTATTAGGGCTTTGCTTATATCTGTAAATTCTTTTGGGACACGAAGTTCTTTTTTTGGGAAAAGATCTGTCTCCTCTGTGTCCTGCCCCTCTTTAAACGCTAGGCAGTTCTCCCCTAAGGTTAGGGAGAGTTCTCGTACTAATTTATCCTTAAACACTTCCGAAGGGTATTTCCCTTCTGAATCCCAGTCTTTTTTATTAAAGGTTATCTTTAACCCTTCATACCAGTGCTCCCGAAAATCCTTTGTTATGATACTTGCTAGCACCGGTATAATTTCATCCACGGGGTTTTCGTATAGATTGGCATCTACTACTCTATACCCGTTGATAAGACCTAAGGCAAGGTTCCCGTCCGCAGCTATTGTGTAGGTGTTTCCAGCTAATTCTAGGCTACCTATAAGTTCTGCTTTTTTACCTGAAGATTTTTTAGTCAAACTGTCCAAGGTGTACCTCAAAAGACTTAGGTTGTTATACGTACCACGATAACGAAAGACATCGCGCTGGTTTTGTTTATTACAGGGAATGTTCTGTAGTTAACCATCAGCCCTGACCCCGACTCTTCTGTAGCCTCTCCGCCAAAGAGGCCTAGTTCTACGATGGCACCAACGGCTTCGGCCTCAGTGAACTCAAAGCTATAGTCCACTACGTTTGTCGGGATTTCCGACACTTCACCCGATGTAGGGTCTATAAACGCCGTGGAGGTTACCCGCTTTCTTATGAGCTCGGAGGCTAGAGTTGTTTGGTTAGTTGTAGGTGCAGGTGGGTTTTGTAGGTCCCACCCGGGTTCACCGACCCCCACAGCTAAGTGGGTTATCCCCCCCGAAACTTGATTGGGGTCCTTTAATAAACTAGCAACTAATACCGAGGCAGTGTTTACGATAACATTAGGACTCTCGTAAGAGAAGATTTCTACACCTTGCTCGAAAGCTTTTATAAAAATATCCCCTTTCATCTTATTCGTTTTCTCTAAAAAGCGATATAAGAAGTTAAAGGCCATCCCAGCTCTTTTAACTTTATTTAATGCCTCTCTAAACGTTGCCATACGGTTTTCCTTATTTATTATGTTTTCTATAAAAAGAATACGAGGCTTTAGTACCTCGATATATGTATGTCTTTTGGATTAGAAGATTATCCTGTGGGCACTGTGCCTTCCCCTTAGAAGGCGTGCGCAGCAGGGTCCTCTAAATAGGCCAACGCATTGATGAAGTGAACCGTTCAAATGAAACTACAAATAATTACAAATTGAGTAAATGATACTCAGGGTGTTTATTTGCGAACATTTGTTTGAACTCGGCACCGTAAGGTCCGAGGGCAAACCGAGCCAGTGAGTTCATTGCACCGACTTTGTCGGCATTGTGGTAGCAGCCACAGCTAACACAAATGAACTCTTCCTGTGATACTCGGTTGGCCTTCTCACTGTGACCACAATCAGGACATGTAATAGAATTGAAAAATGCAGAGACTCTGCGAAGAGACACACCGTGCTCTTCGCAAAGTCTTTCGATTCTGTCATTGATTCTACCTATGCCCCAACCAGTGAGAACTGATCGCATGTTTTTACTCAAGCGACCGTTGAGTTTGGATTTGCTCTTGATTCTTCTATTGTCCTCAAGAACTAAAAGTTTTAACACATGAAATGGAACCTGTTTACAGGTTCTATCAATATACTCAATGATCTCTTCTCGACATCTATGCCATGCTTTACTCAAACGCTTTTTGCGTTTGAGTTTTGCAAGCAACGTCCACATATTAGATCCATAATGATTTCCATCGTCATCAGTGAGAAGGTGCTTCGCACCCGGATCAATACCTATCATCGACCCAACTTCTTTCTTTGAAGTTTCCATCTCGAATGTAAATTGAACATATTTCTCCGTCAGGAGGACACTTTTCGCCAATTTTCCCTTCTGAAACCATTTCAAAAAATGTTTGTGCTTCTTCAAAGGTATAGCGGTTTGTACCGCCCTTTCTCTTGAATCATAACATCGCAGATCAATCAATAAATCAAATTCATTCAACTCTGGATTGAGGTTGATCTCTACATTCGTCTCCGAAAGCATGATGCGGGACGCATCATGTGTAGGTCGTGAATATGGTTTCTTGAGTGCATCTGCACTGCGTTTGGTGCCCAACACCAACGCATATGCTTCGGCAAAAGCATTCTTCTTAGCTCTTGCAGTTAACCAACTATCACATTGATTTAGGTTATCAGCAAGAAGAAGCTGGGGCTTCTTCTTGCCTTTAATGATATCATTTTCATGGTGGGCAATAGCCCACTCAACAACACGGTGCATCTCCATAAGAAATTCACGAACAGAAGCGAGCTTCTGTTCTGTGAGCCACTTACCAAAATGACATTGTGCTGATCTACTAAACTTCATTTACGTCCACGTTAAAAGTTGCGTTCAATGCAACCACTCTAATATAATCACTAAGATTACTAAATCCATATTTAGAGGCATTCGCCTCGATTTTAGTTTTGTCTTCTCCACTCATCCTAAACAGAATTGATGAAACTTTATCTTTAGTATATCCTTTTTTCATATAAATAATATATACTAATTCAATAACAAAAACAATAAAAAAATGAAAGCGAGCAATAAATTGTTCGCTTTCCTATATGTTACTATATTTCATAGGTAATTATTTGTAGTTAGTTGCAGTTATTTGTAATCTCATGCTAACTGCTTTGAACCCTAGTCCCTGACTGTACCAGAGACATAGAGGGATTATCTAGCCTGTCGGTGAAGTTATGTACGTAGAACCGGTACTGGTCGTTGTTGTACCGATATATATCTGTTGAAAACGCTCCCCTGCCATCCGGAATAGTGTAGCCTCCCCAGCTTCTTCAGGATTGTCATGGTACACAAGAAAATGAGGACCCCCTCCTAAAACAGGCCCTGTCAGGTTTCTCCAGGAACGAGGGGAGGTTCTGGTGGGATCCTAACCAACTCATCAAAAGCCAGCATATCCACAGAGTTGTCGTCCAAAACTTGACGCACTACCACCCGTACTAGAGTCATTGTCGTGTCGGAAAGCCCCTGGGTATCCTCATCATTTTTTAGAGCAACTACCGCATGCGGGTAATCCGCAGCACTAACCTCCCCGACCTCTTCTCTTGTCATTAGTACTAACCCCCGAAAGGTATACTCTACGAAGTCCGCATCCCCTATACTCCAATATAGGTACACCGACCCCTCGGATGTGTCATCCATGGGGTCCTGGAACTCTTCCTCAATTATACCGGGGTTGATAACTATCAAACTTTGGTCCCAGTTTCTAAACTTTACCATTTTATCGGCGGTGTCCTCATCCAATAAAAACTGAGCTTCCCCGCCTTCATCGGATATATCGGAAGTAAGAAGCGGAGAGGCCGGTATAGGGAGATTAGGGTTGTTTTTATTACGTGGGTAGGGGTCTGGATCTGGGTCTGGAAAAGCCGTGACCAGATAGTCCTGCTGCAGAGGAAATCCTGTAGGGAATAGCCCTCCTATAGGTACTACACACCTCCTCACCACCGCGTTGAGTAGAACATCTATCTTCTCTACTTTTAAAGGTGTGATGATAAAATCATAGTCACCCTTTTCGGAGAGAAAAGGTCTACTAATTACTAGGGACTCCCTGTCTCGTACATTACTAATAGTGTACTCTATCCCATCGATTTGTATTAAAGAACCCTTTTGAATATACCGCCAGTCCACCCCTACGCCCGCCTTAAGTAGGGGGCTTCCTTGAATGGCTTTCAGGGACCCTTCTAAGGCATCTCCTGCTATTCTTTCTATGTAGTCCTTATAGTCATTTAGCCGAACTTCCCTATTAGGGTAGTACTCTTCTTCTACTTTAAACCCTAATTCAAAACCCCTATCATCACAGAGGGAGGATAGCTGTACGTCGTACCCTTCTGAAGTTAGTGCTTCTTTTAAGCCCGTGAAAATTTTTGCTCGACCCTTTTCTATATACTTATTGGTAGAGACATATTCAATCAAACCACTAGGGCGGTTCTCTACCGTGACCCCCGCAGGCACATTAAACCCAAATGCCTCATCTACACTTGCCCCGTTTTCTACCATATTCCTAAAAGCATAGCTGGCCGTACTGGTAAAGCTCCTGTAAAAAGGAGGAATCCCCTTCCTTAGTACTAAAAGGGCCTTTAAGTTGTTGAAAAGGTAATCATCATTCAGCTCTATATACTTGTTGGTGTCATATAGGTACTCTCCACTAAAGTGGACATTATACCTGTTCAGGTTATTCATGCTGCCCGCCCAGCTACCCTTCTTGCCCGGTATCTCAAAGGCATTCAGTACCCCCGTGTCTTTCGAAGACACTACAGAACTCTGAGTGGAGTCGAAGGCTCTAAACCGGTAACTTATTTCAAGAGGCTTCCTGTATTGGTCTAAGTTTGCATTAGGGTTAAATTCTTTGCCCTCGGGAACGTCCGGGTTAGTCTCTAGAGTAAAAGGTGACCTGCTCCCGTAAACAGTATTAGTGAAGTGCTGATCACTGTTTGTTATAAAAGGGTATGTCCTTTTTTTGTCTTGATAATAGTAGACAATTTCTAAAGGCATCCCTAGCGGTGGAGTAAAGGTCAGCTGTACGTGACCTAGAAGAGGCCTTATAAATTCTATAGCGCCTGTTAGTTCCACCCCGTTCAAGTACACTTTTATATCCTCTACACTCGCTAAGTTACCTTCTTTCCCTAAGAGAGGGTACTTTGCTATTTGATACGAGGCGGCATTCCCATACAAGGTTTTGTCCACTAACGGAAACGGCCATTGAAACCGGATAACATGCCCCTCTCCACTAATAGAGGACACCTTGGCCTTTAGATCCAAAAAGGGACCCTCTTCTGAAGGAGGGAGGTACTCTACATATTCTTGAGACACTTGTACGGGGTATGCTCCCTGAGTGTAGTACTGTATTTCTATTCGTGAACCGGCTGGAGGTATAAAGGATAGGAGAATAACCCCTTCCCAGGGTTCTACGCTTAGTACCGCTCCCTCAACAAGCTGACCGTCTAAGTACACGACTATGTCTTCCTTGACTGCAACTTCTCCTTCCTTGTTTACAATCGGCACCCCTTCTACAATAATAGGGTCTTCCGTGCTACCTATAGTCACTCCTGCTGGGATAGTCACTACCCCGTCCCCCTCTTCGTACCCTTCCAGCCTTGGCACTACTATTTCTAATTTTCGTAGTTTAGGGGTGGGGTAATCGCAGTTATCCCTCATATCCTCATACATAGGGAGAAGTACATTCCTCTTGTCCTGCGCCATTATGTTTTGACCACAAGCCTTGATAGCTACCCTATCCCCATGCTCGTCACGTTCTTTTACCACGTTAGCTTGAAAAACGGGGCTCTCTATTACAAGTGGGTTGAACTGGGCGTACCAGTTATCCTGTATCTCCTGAGGGGTAGCTCCTTCATGGAAAATAAAAGACCCTTGCGCCTCGCGGCCCAAGAAAAGCACCTGCTGTCCAGGGGCTAGCTCCTCTATTTCCGTTCTGTAAACCCCATCCACATCTGATGTGTATACGAGCGTCAACGGGTTTATGACAAGTTCTGTCCCGCCCTGTAATGTAATAACCCCTGCGTATGTGTCTACATCAAGGATTACCCCTTCTACCCACTCATCAGACACTAGCCCTTGAAGGGAGTCTATGTCCCCTATACCTATTTGGTATAAGGCAAAAACTCTGTTAGGGAGGTCTGTGTATACATAGCCTTCTCTGTTCCCATTGGCATCCTCCGTAAGTACGCCTCCTGGACAACCCCCTATAGCGTATGACTCTTCCCAAATGAGATGAGTCTCAAAGATACTTGTGGCCGGTTTAATCAAGTCTATGAAGTAGTACATATCTTGTATATATGTTCCTACATTTGCCAATGTACCGGTGCCCCCTTCTTTCATAAAGATCTCAGCTATTAGACGATGTACATCTTTTATTGAAGCTCGTACCCCTTTTTTTCGGGCATCAAGGTACATCTCTTTTACTACTACGGGCACACCTAAAATATCCGACAGGGATCCATTTATATTCGATAAGGTGCTCCCGCCAAAATACGCTTTTTTCACTTTCAATAAGAAAGCCCTGTATGTTTCGTCGGTGTATTGCGCCCCTCCCGCCTTCTCATCAACAAAGAGTAGGTCCCCTAAAATCTGAAAAAGGAATTCTGGGCGGGTTTTTGTGTAGAACTGGTCGTCTGCGATAAGCTGCGCAGATTTAAGGGCCTTTTCTCTCTCAGTACAGAAAGCTGAATAGAGCTGAGCTATCTTAGTCGTAGGTACCTCAGGGTAGTTGTCTGCTAGGTTTCCTAGCATACGTCTTACCGCCTCGGGGACCTTTCCTTGTATTTCTTTTTCAAACTCAGCACCTGTGGGGAACCTAAGTTCCCCCAGTTCTGCTAACTTCTTTTTATAGCCGTTATCTTGCGCCACTGCTGTCTTCTCCCCTCTATTTGATTAAAGGCATGCCGGGAACTTTATATAAAGAAATTACGGAGCCTTCAGGGGCTGTTCCTATTCTAAGGTCATTCTCTAATCTTTCGTTTTTAACGGTAGTGGCCATTGCCAATAACACCTCCCCTGTAAGGACGGGGTTGGTCGATATGGATGACACCCTTACCAAAAAAGGAACCATTAGCTTTCTAGGGTTACCTATGAGCATTTCCTCAGCTTTAAACACCAGGGCTTCTGAAGATGTGCGATAGAAAGACCTACCAAAGTTGTCTAGCCCAGGGTTTGCCAGTTGTATCTCTTGTCCAGGGTGTCTTGTCACTCTTAGCGGTAAAGACACAAAGCCTTCCTCTTCCGAGAAGCTATTAAAGTCTAACCCAAAGAGATTATAGAAGTACGCCTGGTTCACAATACTGTTGTCTGGGTTGGGGATATCTGCTAGAGGGCTCTTATAGAAGGTATTTCTAAAACCCCCTCCATTACCCACCGAGGATATAAACATATTCTTTGGTCCCTCTACTACCTCCACGGATAGCCAAGAAGGTAGCGGGTTGATAGTTTGAGGTGCGGGGGTTTTATACGAGATTCGCACACCCGTACTCCCTCCATCCACTTTACTATTTTCCTCTACTAATAAGCACACCAACAACTCCGCATCCGCATCAGATTCTGTAGGGGTTAGCGCGGTTATATACCCATTACTGTCCACAGTTATTGAAACCGCTACAGTTTCCCCAGGGGTATCGCCATCAGTTATCTTCCAAGCATACGGAACCCTGCCTTCTAACCGGGGCATTGAAGAAATTCCTACCACGGATAAGGTTCCTGGTATTAGGTATTCCCCGTCCACAAGGTCCACCGTGGTTAGCATGCTCTTATATAAAGCCTCCACGCTCTTTACCCCGCTATCAAATACAGCCACATTCCCATTCCTTACAGCTTCAATAGATTCCCCGTTATTCTGCGTAGTATTACCTACGTCAACCCCCGATAGCCCTGTATCGGTAGTCACCTCGGCAATGATCTCTATAACAGACCCCTCTACTACCGTGTAGGTGGAAGCAAGGAAAACTTTTAGTTCGCTCTCCTCCGTTCCATCTATTTTAAGCATCCTATAAATCCCACCGTCCTTAACGTTTCGTATTTCTCGGACAGCCAGCACAAAGTACCCCTCTATGTTTCGAGGTATAATCACTTCCGTTGAGTTTGAGGCAATTTCTTGGTATAAGTGCACACGTACCTTAGAAGCACAGTGTTCCTGGGTATCCCCAAAGGTTTCTGCCGAGACCTCTACGTAGTCGGTTAATCCTTGTACACCGGAAGACAATCTTCTGACTATTTGGCTAGTCACCCCCGTATCTACAGCTAAGTAATTTACAGAGCTGTTAGGCGATCCTAGTACAAAGTTTTTCACCTGTAAGGGTTGCGTAGGGTTGTTTACTAGGGCCTTCTTGCTGTAGTCTATATATGCTCCCTTAATTACGTAGTAAACCCCACTCCCTTGTGCCACTTCTTCACCAAAGGAGAATGTTACTTGAGAGGTACCTAGACCACTAAACACTCCAGGGATTTCCGTCCCATCTACGAGAGGGTCTTCAGACGCATATGTTGCTGAAAAATAAGAAATATCATTATGGTACATCCCCTCTACTAGAACCTCGAAAGTTAATGATACTAAGGGCTCCTCCCCTTCTTCTGGGGCAGCTATGCCTTCTTGCGACCCTCCTATATACACAGGGTCCGCTAAAACCGCCTCAGTGTTGTACGACCCATCAAATATGGTGTCCATCACAGAATCTTCCAATTCCTCTGAGTATGTCAGCAAAGACCCCACTTGGCCCCCTTTTGCAGAGGATTTCCCAAGGGAAGTTCTTAGTTTCCCTTTAAACAGGTCATCTACGGTTCTCCCTAATACCTCAGTAGCAACAAAGTTTGAGATGTTTTTCCGGATATCCAGGAGATCGTCAAGAATGATATCCTCATACACTAAGCCATCTGGTCTTATTGCGTTTACGGCTTCAACAGAAGAACCGTTTATGTTAGTATTGGGGTTGTATGGCTGCTGATTTCTGCGAGACACAATAAACATCGGAATAGCATAAGAGTACCCGTCCACAGTATTCCTACAAGGAGCCCTCCATAATCCGTAGTCCCCGTTCACACTTCCCATGTTTTGGAAAGAATAACTGCCTGCACCCAGCACAGAGGTATTAGGTCCCCTACTGAATACATACGAGGCTCCAAGGCCCGCATCTCTGTTTGCCGTGGGATCTATCCCCTCCACCACTCTTATTCGGTACTGTATTTGAGTACGTGCGGAGGTCTCTACCTTAATATCTGGGTGTACCGCATTATTTATTAAGTTCAAAGAGGAGGGCGAGGATAAGTTACCGTGGGCGTACACTTTCCTTTGTATCACTTTCACTAAATTCGTGTCTTGGGCGACCCATGGGTCGGGTAGTAACGCACTGTCATACTTAGATATCTCTCCCTGGGCGCCTACTATCCACCCTATGGAGCTTCCTCTAAAGGCAACCCCTAGCACATTAAAGGACACCTTAGCGTCCGCTCTGGCCCAGCGGGCACCACCATTTTGGGATGTTAGCACGGTGCCTCCATCTCCCACTATCCATACCACATCCCCCATGGAGAATCTTATCTCTGCAGATTCACCCGCAGAGATACTCTCGGACTCATCATGAGACAAGTATGCTGTATCGGAATAGGCCAAGCTTGCCTGAAATATTCGAGAACCTCCATCCTCTAAAGCATTTATGGCATTAACTAGGTCTACATCTTTTTCATACTCTGCCAAATTTAACCGGACACGGATATCCATCTCCCCCGTCCCAACCTTTCTATAGTACAGGTCAAGAGACGTCGGATTGATAGTATAGGACGCACTCGAGAAATTGTTAGTATCGTACAACGATAGTGATATACGGAGAGGGTACGACTTAATTACCTCGATGTCATTAAGATTCTGGGTTGTTTTTGTGTACACCCCTGCTTCCTCGTCATATATAGTCTCAGACACATTGGCCCACCGACTACCTCCATCTGTTGTCCTTAGTATAAGGCCTCCATCTCCTACCACCCAGCCATCACTTAGATTCACGAACCGGACGCCATTTAATTTTGTCGAGACCTTCTTCTCTTTTGTAGGATTGGCTTCATCTGGAATGTTTATAGCATACCTCTTCCACGACTTGCCACCATCTAAGGTTCTTAAGTACAAGCCGTTTTTACCACACGCCCAGCCTATGGACCTGTCATAAAAATGTACGGACAGTAAATCATCTGCAGCCTGCTCCGTTCCTGTGATAAGCTCAAAATTGAACATATCCTGAGAGCGCAATACAGTACCACGACTTCCTACAACGACCACCAACCCCTGGTCTACGATAGCTATACTATGCAAGTCATCAGCCACCGGTAGCCCGATTTTAGCCCAAGAGACCCCTTCGTTATCCGTTTTGTACAAGGACCCCCCGTCTCCTACTAAAAGTCCAGTTTTTTGTGTAAGAAACTGGATATCCCTAATAGTGTAGGATGTCGGTGCCGGTTGGGTTAGCCAGGTCACCCCACCATTGGTAGTCTTCAACAAGATACCGTTTTCCCCTACCGCCCACGCTTTGTTTTCGTCTACCACCCACACACTTCGTAGCGTACCTACTATGCTCGTATCGGTGGGTGTGGTGACTCCTGCCATCTGGTCATCTACTAAACCTCTCCACACCTCTAAAAATACTCCATCCGCCCTTGATCCTGCGACCAAAGGAAACTCGGATAAGTCTATCTTATTAGAGTGCTCTTCCGTTGTGTTGGTGTTCGCAACATACACCGGCCATCCGTTTACCATCGCCATTTCGGGTTCTGCCGTTTTCGGGTTTTGGGTATAAAACACTTCACCAAGGCCTGGCTCCGCATAAGGTTTTTTCATAGACACCCAACCAGAGCCTCGAAAAGACGCTGTCTTCTTGGTCAAGTCCTGCTGCAGTTGTTGTCCCAAGTTTAACTCGGAATCCAGTATGGGTCGCCCAGCCTGAAACACCACCGAGTCAAAATTATAGTTCTCACTATTAAAAGTATGGGAAACGTCTTGTCCTAAATTCTTTGTCATTTTTTATACCCGTATTCAATTTGTTTCTGCTGAAGCATCTACTAAAATGCTGTTACTACCTACCACCAAACTCTCAGTAACCCCTGCCTTTATATCCGCAGCATAGTCTTCCCCAGGCTCTAAAAAGGTATAATATGTCGCAGAATACTCCTTGGTCTGAGGAGGTGTCCCATCCGTTGTGCTTACGATTATTCTACCATCTGCTAGGATATATGACCGACCAAGTGCTGTGGAAACGTCCAAAGGGCTCCCCGCTGTTACTAAGGCCCTCTCGTTCTCATACACAGCCCTAAATAAATTAACATCACCCCCGCCATCTACCGTACCATAATTTAGCACAGGACGCAAAGACACATAGGAGGTCACTCCACGATTAGCATTGGTGTTGTAAACCACAAAGTCGGCAAAGCCTAAGTAATCCATTTGGATCAAAGAACCGTTTTGTTTCATCATCCTTGGGATCGGTAAGTGTACCGTTCGTACTCCTGGCACATCCTTTACCATCTTTATCATGTCATCTAGGTTTATGCCCTCACCCACCTTTAATGAACTTATGTGGTTAGCGAGTATTGTCTGTATTTTACTTTTAACAACATCCTCGGAAAATCCTCGTTCTCTTATCACCTGTATAGCAATGTCTACGAAATTCTGGATACACCCCTTCACCGCGATGTCTGCTGTACTATTGCGGGCACTTTCTAAAGCCTCTTGTACCCTCTGTAAGGCCTCATTTACTGTGTAGGTCACTGTGAGATTTTGAGAGTGACTGTAAGACAGATACACCTGTGAACCTGCCCTGATTTTGCTGAAAGGCTGTAAGTACAAATATGTGTACCCCTGAAGTCCACCCTTCCCTATAGTATAATCCACGTCTCTCTGGTACACATAAAAACCTTCACTATCCGCAGACACCACTAAAGAGTCCGCATCTACCCCTTTCTTGACAATGCGTATAGGCTGCGTACTTAAGAATAAATAGGCCTCCGCCGTTACTTGCCTTGTGGACTCCGAGGGAAACCCATTATAAAACTCTATGGCTACGCCATCCCTAGCCTTAGTGGAATTCCCTAAAAGCAACGGGTCCTCTAATTTGACAAGGCTATAGCTTTCCGTGGGTAACTCCCCATCTATATCCCCCACTACAGAGACAATAGCATTCACAGGCTGGTTCTCCAGCACATAAGTATTAGACCCCCTAAACCGGTAGTCCACTTCTATAACATCTAAGGTAGCCATGCCTATAGACAAGTTTTTAGAGTTTTGAGCAAGCTGAATGCTATCCCCGCTGCCCGTGCCCACTAAAGCCCCTGCTGTATCGTACGCCGCCCCCCTTGTCACATTAACTACTTTCACTACCTCAAAGATAGGAGTAGAGGGTGTCACAAGAGAGTTATTCGTCCGGACCCTGAATAGATTTGCATCTTCTACAAAGAATTTTTCGCCAGCATTAGTCCCTGCCGGCCCGTCATAACTAAAGGCTATAATATCCTGTCTTTCTCCCAATATGGAGCTTTCCACATACACATCGACTGTGCCACCTAGGTGCCTCCCCGTGTCGGGGTCCTTATCCCTCAGCATGTCCTCATCCCCTGACTGGACTACCCTAGCAGAACGCACCCCTGGAACACTTAAAGCTCTTAGCAGTATGCCTGTCTTAGTACCTGTGTCCAGCCCTGCAATTGCAAGCTGCGCTCTGTTTGCTAAGGAAAGGTTTGACTCTCGGTTCGTCCCTCCAAAAGTAGGACTGACATTCGTCACTCTGTAGCGAGAATCCGCCCCTGATACGATTTGGTTTATGGCACCCACGGGCACATTCCCTAAAGACCCAGCAGCATAGGATACTATCTCTACTTCGATCTCGTATCGCTGTTCTACTGGATTAAAGTAATTCTGTTTATTAGACTCATAAATCTTTTTAGTCCCTAATACTATGAATCGTATAGCGGACCCATTAGTCCCGAACCCTGGACCCGTGGATAGCACCGCCCCATCGTTTATCACTAACCCCTCTGGAGGGACATCGGATGCGTACAGTAACGCCCTGCCTCTAGAGGGTTGGGCCTTTAAGCGGGTTATCTCATGGTTGGCAGCCTTCTTGTCGAAAAAAGAATCTATAAGCGCCTGTACCGCATTAGAGTCGGGCATCTTAAGAGCGCTCTTTAGTCTAGATTTCTTAATGGAAGTGTCTACAGGGTCCGACACTCCGTCCCCGTTTTCATCATCGAATTGGGCTAGGGTCTTAATGGAGGCTGTCTGTGCATAGAAGTCTTGTATGACGTAGTAGCTAGCAAACTCCTCACTAACAGGGTCTAAAATATCCCGATACACTGAAGATGGGATTAAGTTGGCGTCTTTGTTTTTGCCTCCTAGAATGCGTTGGATCATAGAACTAATTATCTGTTCTCTTGACCTCTCGGGCACATTACTGGGAGTTGCCGCAAAAGTTATAAATTTACCACTCACCTCTGTTGAATAGGGACTCTCGACTAGGTACCCCAACGTAGGCTCGTACACAATGGATGTAACTGTAAAGTAGAACACGGATTGATTGTCGTACGTAGAACTAGCTAGTAACCCTGTGGCTACCAACTCATCAAGCAGGCTTTTGTCTAAACGAAAGGTAAACTCCTCTCCTTTTAGCAACCCGCTCACCTTCGTCTCTACCACTAGTCCGTCCACTTCTGAAGACACCGACCGGATAGGGGCGGATATCTGTCTCGTCCCTGTGGGGAACTCTACATAGGAAGAGTTCATCAGACTATAACCACCAGCACCCCCGCCTGGAGTGTTAGACACATAGAAATTATACCCTATCAGATCCCCCGTATAGTTCTCAACAGAAACCCCTGCGCAGGCTACTTCTAAGTATTGGTTGTTTCTGCGTACTAATACACCCGTTGGTACTGGAGCTGATAGTATCCTGTCCGCTATGGTAGTTAACGTCATCTTTATGTAAGTAGGTAGGCTTATCTCACCTGTCTCTGCGTCCATCGCAATAAACTCTACACATAAAGTATTACCTGGGGTCCATGGCGCCCCTAGTACAGATGCCTTAAACGACCACGGGTATGGTGCCCCTGTGTCGAGTAAATCACCATCCTTGACCACTGTTATGGCTTCTTGTAAGTACTCTCCCGTATAATTAGGGATCTCTCCTGTTCTCTCGTCTATGATGTCATATCTATAGCGGACATCGTTAGCCTCCGAGGATACTATTGTCCCCGAGACTATTTGAGACTTTGAGGTAGTACGGAAGTTGTCGGTACTAGTGGGTATTAAAATTTGAGGAGCACTGATCGCCATAATTATCTAGCCCTATATTGTGTAAGTTCAAGTATCTGCTCATAGTCCAAACTCGCCCCGCTTTGGCTGGTGTACTGAACATACAAGTTAATCACCGAGGGGTCTTTCCCATCCTGTGTGGCCCTCACTACTTCTATTGCATCGAGCACCTCATCGCCACTCACTTCAGGGTTTGCTTCCTGATGCTTTATCTGTACCCTTTTTAAGTTGCCCAAAGCGTTCTGGGCTCTAAATTCTATTTCTCTAAGAAGCACCGACACGTCCGTAATCTTGGACCCCAATAGTGTGGATATACCGCTACCCACCCAGGAATAATACTTGTTAGTGCCTACAGTCGTGATAATGGCCTTTTCCACACTTTGTGACAAGAGAGCTGTACCGCTTAATGTACGAACCACTCCAGGGGCGTCCTCTGCCAAGTCGTCCACAAAACCTACACCCAGACACTTAGGACAAAAATTTATGTAAGTATAGTAATCCACGGTGTATAGGGCTCCGTCATATAGCTCTGGTTCGTTCAATAATATCTTGTGGTATTTGTTTTCAAAAAGGAGCTGCTTGTCTTGTCTTAGCGTGTAACGAGTGGGAGAAACTTCCTCTCCAAACCGGTACAGAGAGACGGAAGCCTTTATGGATATGGGTAATTCTGGAGACAAAGTTATTCCATCTGGCCCCAAAACCAGGATCTCTCCTAGCAGTCTGTGGTCACATGTGTTTTGTATTCTGATGTCTCGTGTTGCCATATAAAATGTAGGTTCTACCCAAGGGACATTCCTGGAGTTTTTATCTTTTTCTTCTGTTTTGGATTAGGAGATTATCCTACGAGGACTGGTCTTCTGCTGCCAAGGACTTAAGGTCTGTTATCACTTTTTCCATATCCTTGAGATACCTTTTTACACCCTCTGATGTTTCACACCCTGACAAGGATCTTTTTAGAGATGCGAACTTATTCTCTAAAAACACTACTTTTCTCTTTTTCTCTTCATCGTCATATTGCCTAATAGACTTCTTGAACCGGTTCTCTAGCATCTTATACTCGTATGAGGCTAGCACTTCAAGACCCTTTCCTTTTTGAAATACCTTTGTCTCTGCTGCAGCCCTTTCCAACTTCCCTGCCTCTTCTGCACCTTGCACGCGCGCCCTTGTTAGTTGGTCATTGGTGAGGGCGGTTCTTCGCCTATTACAGAAATTGGACGAGTACGGCGCCTGCTTAGCTAGTAGCCAGTTATTGAAATCGGAAACTTTTTTAGACACAGCATCTACGGGTGCCGGAGTCAACCCCATTACTACGGCGTTTAACCCTATGGGAGTGCTTGAGCGGTCTCCTGTCATAACCGTATAGGCATATCTAGCCATTTCTTTCTTTTCCTTCTGTAACTCCTGAAGCTGTTGTAACTCCGCATCTCTAAGTATTTGTTCTTCTTTCGATATGGAGTCTATTATCCGTGCATTCTCTAATGAATACAAGGCCCCTTGTGCTCTATTGTTTGCAGAACTAGCCGTTCCCATATTACTCACCTGCCAAACTTTCTTCATTATTTCCTGGTACCTCTTCAGCATAGCCTCCTGCGCTTTATGCACACTGTCCACTACATCGGGATTGTTCAGCAAACCTATCGCAGGTAGGCACTCAAACTTATCTAATTTATTTTGACTAAGGTATACCAATTCTTCTGGAAAGGTATTGAGGTATCGGTCCCTTATCTTCTTTATTTTAGCTTTTATGGTATATACCGCCTGCCCTATAGGTAATTCCCCCGCGGGTAAATCTTGATCCCTATCTCCCCACTCTAACTTTACCCCTAGCACTTTAGTCCAATCCCATTTGGATAAACCTGTCAGGTTATACTGAGCCAACATTTCGGAGACATCACTAAGGGCTTCCAATACCTTGAAAGCCTCCTTACTCAATATATCCAGTCTTTCTAATGGATCTATCTTAGCCACTACTATCTCCCCGTCTCTGTTGTCTCATTGTCTTTGCGTACTGCGGTTCTTTCCTCTTTTAACTTCCGTAGCTGTTCCAACATTTGATTCGCTTTCAACCTGGAACACAGTATCTTGTAGTTTATTCTTCTAAGAAAAGAATCCTCATTTTTAAGCTGCTTTAGTAACTCACCATACCCTATGTTAACATCTTGATCCCCCACTGCCACCAAGGACTGCTTACCCGTCTTAGTGTTTTCCGTGTAGTCCAAAGTACCCAGCTTTGCCGGCGCCGCTAATCTGTTTGCAGCCGAAAATCCTGGCAGGGTACGAAAGGCATCTGACTTTGGCCCCAAGAAACCGAGCTTAGTCAAATATCTGTCCTCCACCTTTTTTAGTTTGGCTATTAGATCTAGTTGTGTCTGTATATCTCCCTCTAGCGTTTCCACCGCCCGCATTCTTTCACTATAAGACGTACGGGCCATACGTAGGAGCCACTCATACCTTTGAGCCTGATAGGTGTCTGTTAGCTTACCATAGAGCATTAGGATCCTCCGGAAACGAGACTTGTTAAGAACTCCAAAGTTTTTTGGGCGTACTTTGTGGAAGTTTCTAATGTATCCCCTATAAGACCATTATCTAACTCTTTTCTCCGGGCCACATCATAAGCTTTTTTCGCCCGCTCAAATTGTCCTGCCCTTTTTATTTTGGAAACCTCGTCTTTAGAGGCACCCCCTAATCTGTCTAAGGATTCCAAAGTGATTGCTCCTGTAAGTAGTACCGCTCCGGCACACACCGAGCACAGGTTTCCTTGAAAAGGGTTAGGGGCCTCCTCATCGAATGCCCCACTTGCTGCAGCTCCCCCACCCAAGGAAACCGCACTAGGCAATCTTGCTGCATTAAATCTTCTCCTAAACCCCTCTACTCCTCCCCTTTCCACGGGTATCGTTAGCACCATGGCTGAACCACTCAACTGCAAAGCTCTTAACGAGTCTAAAATAGCTTTTAGTTTCTCAAGAAATTCCGCTATCTTTTTTACCCACCTTTCTAGAGCATCCAGAAAGGTGCTGTAGTGTTGTGAGTTTGAGACGGCCACGGCCTCAAAGCGTAAAGATATATCACTCAGCCCATTCAGTATAGCGTCTAGGCTTTCCCCTATTAACCCCCTTAATGAGATGTTACTCCAATAGGGCGGGTCTCCCGTGGCCACACCTTGTAATAACCCATCGGGAGTTTCGTAGCTACTTTCAGCATAACTCTCGGGTACACAAGAAGTCGCCCGAGCTGATGTAAAACCCCCTATAGTCTCATCCTCTACATACTCCCCGTTTTTATCCTTCAGCAGAGGCGCTACCTTATAAAAGTACATTTCCCCGTTGATTACCTCAAAGTCAGTATAGGACATGTTCTCCTTAGACCCTTTTATTAATATGGGGTTACCATTGTTGAACGCAAAGTCTCTATACACCCTTAAAGGCTTATTTGCATTTACCCAACTATCCGCAGATACTTTTTTGTCCTCTTCAGGGTATTCCCCCTCTAAAGTCTTACTCCGGTATACGCGGTACCCCTCTATGGGGATCCCCTTAGGAGACGACCAAGTTATTTTTATAGCAGGTTCTTTTACCCCAAAAATAGAGGAAGTTAGAAAACCCCCTACAGACCCCCCAAAACTGGGCATTTCCGATTTATAAAATAAACCTGGCGTTGCTGTCAAATTCGCTACAGGGGACAACTTTTGAGATTCATTTTTAAAAAATTTAGCTAAGACCTGCAAGTCTTTTAATAAGTCCCCAATGTTGCTGGCCCCTACTAAAGCTATTACAACGCCCCCTATGTAGTCCCCCTCATAAAAAACAGGACGATTAGGGTCCGATTTATTTGTTAAGGCGTGATCGACTTTGGCCTTAAACTCCGGAAAACCCCCTGATGGAGAATCTGGTGAAAATGGAGAAATACTCGGGGTCACCAAAAGGCCGTACACACCTGTCGAGGATAAGCTCACGGCGATTTCCTCGAGTGACTTTAAAATAGCTTTTATCGCTACATTCAGGGCTGTGAATAAACTGTTTACATCTGACTGGAAAGCGTTAATGATTGTTCCTATGGTTTTTACTATCTCTAGGGACAGTTCCACAGTACTTATGATATTGGACAACCCTGTTAAAGTCTTTCCTACTATAGACCCTGCTGCAGAGTCCGGGTCTAGGGGCATCCCTAACGATACTCCTCCTGAATACCCCCTCCACCTGTCCTCTGTGCCAGCACCTTGCCCCCCAGAGGGTGTTGGAACACTGCGGGCTTCGGCCCTTTCTTTTCCTTCCAATGAGCCTATGGGCACCACGACGGCTGATGGGGCATTCTTATCGTATTCAAAGTTACCCTGCATGTGCCCCCCTTCGTAGGTGCCGTATGTTCTCTTTTTTTTCTTCACTGATCTTCGAGACCAATGCAATAAGATGCTGAATAAGGTTTATTACAGGTGATGGTGGTGCTTCTGTGGCCCGGAACCACCGAGCCCCACATTCGCCTTCCACGCCTTCAGCACCCGTTTCGCCTCGGACACCTGTTGCTCCCACAGCCCCTACATCCCCTTGCACGCCTTGAGCACCTGGAGTAACACCTTGGATCCCTTTCACGCCTTGAGCACCTAGAGCTACACCTTGAATTCCTTTTAAATTGTTACTCATCACCGGTCGCCTCCCTAATCATCTTTTTTAATGGCACAATAGAAGACAGTACTCCTAAAGTCTTGTGCAAAAGGCGGTTCATCCACACCTTTCTATTGTAAGACAACCTTTCTCCACCCTCCCCAAACTGAGTCCTAAGCTGTCCTTCCCTTGTCACTAACCAACCTTTTTCCGCACCCAATACATTGGCCCTGCTCTGTTGTCTATCCCTCTCTTGCATTAACTCATAATCAGAAATCACATAGTATACCATATCCCCCTTTACACCAAAAGGTACAATATAGGGGGACCCAACTGTCAAGTTTTTATTAACAGTTAACAAAGCCCCGTAGGGGGTATCCAGTGGGAAGGTAGTACTAAACTGCACAGCACTATTAAAGCTGTTTAGCGCTGCTATAAGGTTCCCTAGTGTGCTGTACAGCCCGTATGAGTACGTTTGAGATGTAGACGGCCCCGTTATAGTCATACTGAAGATATTTGAGGAAAGACTATACCCAGGGGCTGTCACAACCACTGTAAGTGCATCCTCCATACGAAAACCCTCCGTAGTAGACGAGGAGTACCCTTCTCCTACCAAGGTGTTATCCCACACACCATAAGGGTGCGGTACATAAGACCCTATGATGTTGCCGTTGTTTAAATACCCAGGGAAAACCACTAGGTTACTCCCGCCCGCTCCTAACGGTACCGAGGGGTCCTTTGTTTTATCCCCAAAGAGTACCCTAGGGTCGTATCCCTCTGTCTTTTGATTTAGCGCATCGAATAGAACCACCGCCTGCCCCGTTGCATCGTAAGCCTGACTTATCACGTCCTGTACATCGTCCCTAGCGAGAACCCCTTCTTCAAAAGCACAGATGTATTTCCCCTCGTCCGCCTCCAGATCCTCTAGTGTATCTTCGTCTCCCTCGGTAACTGTTTCTGTCCCCTCTAGCCTGGTAGTATATTCATCCTCGGCTAATACAGCCTGGGCGTGAGTAATACCTATAGCCGATGAAGCGTCCGTTTCCTCTGAAAGTTCTTCAGCACCCTCCTTCGCCTCTCCCAGTTTAATGTATAACCTGTTCGCAAGAGCTTGCGCTTCTTCTACCTTCGTCGTAAGAACGTCCTTGTTCGCTTGAGTACCCCTTTGTATTTTATTCGATATGGCTAATAGACCTTCGATGGTGTCCTTAACACTCAATCTTTTAGACCGCTCCATGTCATACAAAGAGATGCATGAGTAACTGTTCTGAGAACCTTTGTATATAACACCTTTGACAAAGCCTAGGTCTAGGGCCTCCCAGCTTGGTACCCGCACCCACGCTAAGGGATTCCGGGACCTCAATACAAGTGTCCTTCTATACCCTGGTGTAGTCCCTGTGTCTGGAACCTCTAGGGGCCATAGCACCGACACCGCCTTATTTACTTCTGAAGCTAAACCATCCCACTTATACACCTCTTCTACGGTTACGATAAAGTGCGGGGCCATCTCCTCATTCAATTTACTGGCTATTTCCTCTAACGACCAATATCTACTTAACAGGGGCGGTACTATACCCATTACCTCGTTTTCAAAAGAGACCTCGTGTACTTCCCATGTGCCTCCGTCATCTGTAGATTGTTGGATATAAAATTTTGTAGCAGGGTCTGTGCTCTGTATGAGCACTCTCTGGCCCAAAGAGCTTATGAGCATAGCTCCTATATTTCCTTTGTCGTCTGCAAAGCCTATATTCCAGGGGTCTTGTCGGATCACTTCGTACGGGATACCCTCAAAGATGTCTAAGTCGGGAGGCGGGGTACTTCCCGCCCCTGGTATCTCTGTGCTAACCCTAACCGTTGTTGAAGATAATATTTCCTCTATTTCAAATAGCTCTGTCACGCCCTGTATTTTTATCTTATCCCCTACAGAAACACCCTTAGTGTCCTTATCAAAATTAGCATACAGGCTGTACACCCTGCCGGACCCACCCTCATTGTACACAGCACAGGTATCAAAAGGCGTGTAACTCTCCGCAAACCGCCCATCCCCTAACGGGGCGTCCTTAGCATAGTTCAATGGAAAAAATTTAGACACCCCAAAAGTGCTTTGATGATTTACATCGTACCATGTATATATATCACCCCCTCGGGTGTTGCCAATAACAAAACCCTTCAGTGCTTCAAACTCTTTGGAAAAGGATTGCATCCTCGTTCTATAATACTCAGCGATTTTCCACAGTAAAGTGGCAGTAAGATATAAGTCTCGTACCAAAGAAAAATTATCCTCCTGCACCCCTTTCAATAAACCAGTACTACTGTCTGCGGACATCCCGGCACTCCCCTGTGTCTGGGGTCCCCTTAGTGCTTCTTTTTTCTTTTCCAGATAAGGAAGCACCCATGCGCCTAAGTAGTCCCACTCTTCTTTTGTCTCTATGATGAACTGGTCTCGTGCTAGGTAATCGGTCGTGACTCTGAGCTGTGTGCCTTGTGATATGCCTACAAACCGTTTTCCTTTTACCTCTATAGCACCGGTTACCTGGCGGGGGCACGCATAGGACAAGAAGTAGCGGGCACCTTCTTCATGCCCTTCGTTGAGCACTATTACGCCACCCTCAGCTAAGACATAATCGGTTTCGTTCTTCAAAAATTCTCGGGTACTGTCCTGCTGCCTTATTATGGTAGGTAGGACCCTCAGGGTATAGGGCAACTGTTTAGGGTTAAAACCTTGTTCTATAGGAAAGATACTCTCCGCTGAGATGTCTCCTATATCAGCCCCTTGGAGATATTCAAAGACCACCCCTGGTACCCCTGTCTCTATATCCTCTAGGACTTCTTCTAAACTTCTACCTACTAGGGTGTAAGGGCCATATGTTACATCCGCAACACCCTCCTCCCTTTTGGTTAAGATTAATCCCTCCTGATTTTGGGATATGGAGAATCGGGTCGGAGGTGAATTCTCTTCCAGGGTGTACCCTATAATAACCGCTGGTACCGGTGTGTTTAGCAAGGGAAAAGCCGGTATCAGAATGTTGTCACCCTCTTCATAAAGGGGCTTTTCTGATATGAGGACACCCACCCCTTGCTTCACTTCTTTGGCCAAAGGGGGTGTTACCCCCAATAAGGTGTTTCCCCCTACAGAGGTTTTTGAGGTAACATAATATACCCCGGCGTTTTCTACATCTACTAGGCACCCTGGGCGGCAAGGTGCTTCCCCTACTAAGGTGATTTCACTAGCTCCCCCAGGGGAACCTTCTGCATTATACACCGAGGTTAAAAAGACTAAGGGTTCGTCGGATACCATATATGCCAAGGTGCCTACGGTATTCCCTACTTCTTGATAAAAGGTAACCCTAGTGTTTAAACCATCCATATCTTCTTTTTGGGCAACTCTTACATACTCTTTTATAGCAGGGTTCGTCCTGCTATAAAACTTTATGATGCTCCCCGTCTCTACTGGCACATCCGCTGGGGAGGCACTCTCCCATACCTTACTAGAGACCCCCGCTGTAAGCGTGTTTGAGTAGCGAACTAAAGGGGCGAATGGGAGGGATCCTGTCTCTATAGAAAAGGAAACAAAAGCATGCCCCCATTGGGCTAACCTTGGTAGACCTTCTTCTATAAAAAGTATTTGTGCATCCTTGTGTTGTTTAACTTTATCTCGGTAATTAAAGGTGCTCCCTCCGGGTAAAACTACCCCCAATATATCAGCATCCTCCCGAATTGGGAAAGTAATGGTGTTTTTATCAATAGCAGCTAAAGGTAGCCCCACTACGCGGATGGCAAAAGAGCTCTGAGAGAACGCCTTGACGTATGCCTCTACAGCTAATGCAGGAGAATACGTTACCTGTATTTTATCTATTTGGGATACGAGTTCCTCCTTAAGAGATATCACCCCGTTTGTGTGCATCACCTGATAATCCCTACCCTCTTGTAGTATTTCCCTTTTGGACCCTTTCCCCTTATGGACTTCCACGAATACTGTTCCGGGTATGATGGGAAAGGCCTTCGTCCGTAGGGTAGGCGCCCTTTCCACCAACACGGATTCTTCCAAGGATGCCCCTTGTACTAAATAGGATATCCTAAGGGTTTCATTTTCTTGTATACCATTGATCAGGTAGAGGGCACCATTTTCTGTATTTACCGAAAAGTCCTCCCCCTCTCTTAGGTCTTTTTCCCCTTCAAAATCTTCTGCGATAGCGTCTTCCCACGATACTACCGCTTTCTTTACAGATAACCCCGAGTAAAACAACCCCTTGTCAGTTAGCACCGCCCCTACCAAAGGTTCTGCACTTTTTCTATCAAACACAGCGACACTCCCAGATAACCCGTCCCCGAAAAAGTCAACATTTGGGACCAACTCGGTACTCCCTTCCGTTACTGTCAGAGATTCTGCCCATACATTGGTTATAGCACCATCACTATCCGTAGGGGCTATGATCCCCTTAAAGTCTTGAACACTCTCCTCATACTCGTAGTCCTCTAACAGATGTATGTTAGCTACAGAGGCCTCCTCAGGTAAAGGCAAGTACCCATCAAAGATAGGGTTAGGAGTGTACGATAACAGATAGTCCTCCCCAAAGACCAATTCTCCCCCTTGCAACCCTATGGTTAATTTAGAGAGATCCTGAGGTCTTGTTAAATTTGAGGGATAAGGTACCGGGGTAAAAGTCTCTATGAGCTTGTCGGCACTAGCCGGCGGAAGAAGTTTAGAAACAATCCCTACTATGTTAATATCTGCCTGACCCTCTTCGTTGCTCCCTGGTATATTGTAATAAGAAACACCGTTCCGGAAGGAGACTAAGGACTCATCCCCCTTTGTGTCGTGCGGGCCGCTCCGTGTCGCTCCCGATTCTAGCACATACGCCCCTGTTTTGTCGTCAAAAGAAAAAGAGGTTACAGCTTCTGTGTTCCTATAACTATACAGTTTCGCCCTGCCAAACTTCAACTTAAAAGACTGGGCTTCTCCCGTTGTGGTCTCCCCTTCAAATGCGCTTTTTAAAAGCAACTCTGTATTTGATACCTTTACCTGTATAACATAAACGATCCCCCCCGTAGCGGGTCTTATAAAATCCCCAGCCTCTATCCCAGAGAACCCGTTGGCAACAGTGGTGGACACTGTCTGGGTCCCTTCAGTAAAGGTAACAGTAGCTACCACACTAGATGTATCTAAAGTTATCTCCGATTGTATGAGGTATGTTCCTGGAGTTTCTGTATCTGACCCCTCCGGGGTATTAGTAAACAGAAGACCTGATTGTGGATTGTTTAGTCGATTACGAAGAGCGTTCCTAACGACCCTGTTCTCCAGTTTATTCAATCCATTTATTTTCCTTAAATCATCCACGGTCATTCTCCTTGACAAAGCTACTACATAAAACTAGCTAAAAAACCTGTGGCTGCGGGAGCAACACTAGGTGTTCCAATTATAGTAAAACCCGGTACTACTAAAGATAAATTTAGGGTATTACACACACCCTCCGCTATGGCCAGAGACCATCTATCCCTATCCTGCCCTAATGCTCCATATGTTGCCATGGTAGATGTTAACTGAGCATAAAATGTTGCTGCATTAAATAATGTAGCTTTCCCTGAGCCAGCACCTACTCCTACCCCAGGGGATATCCCCGTCAATACTAGAAGGGGCAAACTACTAACAATCCCGGTACTTATCGCCACACACTTCCTGGCCACCCCTGTACCTACTAGCCCTTTACTGGCTGCAGCCAGTGTTATGGCATTAGACATCGCCTGAGGTACCACTCCTGTCGGGGGTGTTGACACCCCTATAGCACCTGCACCCGCCGTACCAGTGGCCATTACCTGGACAGTACCTGGTAACAAGAATTGGGTGCTGCAAGTCATAGCTATGGCGCCTGCCACCTTAGTGAGGTCAGCCCCTACTAACCCCAAAGAGGCCCCTGTGGCCACGATAGTGTTGCTCACGACTGCTGCAGGAAAAGGCATTCTATAACCCCGCCTTCACTTTAAAAGAGGGTATTAAAGGTGCCCCTGTCATATAATCTTTATGTGATAAAAAAGTGATCACCCCTGACCTTGTCGCTACATCTCCTAAACCCACTAAAGGTGCATTTATATCTGCCGACACTAGAGCTTTAATAGAAACTTGGGTGCCTCCCAATGTCACTGTGCCCGCCTTGGTCTGCATGGCTATATTACCCGCCCCCACAGATACTCCATAGTTACCTGCCGAGATATTGACATCATAGCTACCGGCTGTAACCTTATCCTCTATCTTCCCCGCGACTACCGACCTTTCTATATTACCGGCCAGTACCACAGTAGTGTGGTTACCCTTTAAAATCTCAGTAGAATCATCTCCTAGTAGTATCTTCTTCTCGTCACTGCCTTTTACAATTTTCTCTGTTCTTTTTGCAGTCTGGATTTTTATCTCATTTAGGGCGTTCACGGCGAATGACCCAGCGGTATTTATAGACTTATCGCCTATGATAGCCTCTTCTGAGGATCCTCCTACACTCACTTTTCGGGACGCTCCTATCTGTTCTACGAGATTCCCCCCTATGTCCTTTTCCACATTACTCGAGACTTCTTCTCGTGTGTGGCCCGCCACCCTGTCTATCTTTTTGTATTTACTTCGGGCACTAAAATTTAAAGGAGACCCGTCTAGAGCCACAAGAACATTCTCATCCCAGGAACTGTCAAAACCATACTCTGTGTATGAACCGTTCTGTAAACGAAGGAACATGCTTCGGGATACCGTATTTTTTGAGGGGTTCTCCAAGGAACCTCCGATGTCCCAGCGTACTGCTCCCTTACAGTAAGTGTCCCAAGATAAGCCTTTATCCAGGGACGCACCCCATTCCTCTCGTTTCCCTCCCCTAGCTACTAGAAAGTGAGAAAGCCCTGGAGTCCCGCTGCGAGAGACCCCTAGGTATGTGTGAAGGGCGCCTTCTTTATCTTGCCCAAAGAAACCTTTGTCTGGGATATGAAACGCCCACGCTACCCCCCTTCTACCTAGGGTGTCCTCATCCCCAGAAGGCGTTAACGCGTCAAACTGTAGGCTACCCGTCCCTTTTATGTCTTTCAAAAAAGCTGGAGCTAAGAATTTACCGTAAGTCTTGATATCGTTGGGATTGTTCCCTACCATATTCGCGAGCAGAAAGATTGTGCTGGGGGTCCTTACCGATGTCTCGATACCCTCGTTTACATCATTAACTATCTTATCCAAGATATTTGAATCTTCTACCTCTAGCCTATACTCATTGTATACCCGGCCCTTGTATGCATATTTCCCGCCGATGTACACACTGGAGGTACCATCCGCATGCATCACCCTTGTGGCTTCGAGGCTGGGATCTCTTTCTCCAAAAGTCTCGAAGTCTAAGCTATTTCTTTGTATAGGTCCCGCCGATCTCCATATCCCGTTAGCAAACACATAGTTTTGCTGAGATGTACTAATGGCACTCCCATCCGGGCGTAGCCTTATTGAGTTACCCATAGAGTCAGAGAGTTCTGCCCCTTCATCCAAAAACAATTCCGACCCTTGCGCCGATGCCCACCGGCCTTCTCCCGGACGTAACCTTCTTAATTTCGCCGGCTGTATTCTATTTGTCTCTAGGATGTCATCAGAAACTTCCTTGGGGTATAAGGAAAGCAGTTCGCACCCATAGGCGAATTCAGGTTGGGGGACAAAAAAGTACAAGGGAATAGGCCCCATCTCGGACCTTATAAGAACCACGAGAGCCCCTATCTCAGGACATATACCGGCAAACCCCGCTGGGCCCACATACCCCGTCCACATACTAATATCCGTCAATATCTGAGTAGACCCTTGTACCTTCACGTCCATGGTGCCCATCTCTGAGTTGACACGGGCCACCTCTGCCATAAAGAGTTCTTTACCCCACTCCTTCCTCGCAGCCTTAGAGGCCTTCTCTCCTTTAAAATAGTGGGCACCTTCCCCTTCCGGGAGGCTCTTATTGTTTACAATATTCTTGACATTGGTATTAACTGGTATCTGCTTTTTCATCTTATGGTACCTATTCTATCTCGGAAACCTTTGTGGCTACTGTGTCTTCCCTGTTATCTACGGACCCTGTCGTGATTTCTGATCTTTCTTCTTCCCCAGTAATATTAGCAATTCTTTCTGCCAAGGTGCTTTGGCCGCTTTTAGAATCCTTGATAGTGGTGTCTTCTCCTAGGATTAATGTCGCCCCGTACGGGAAACCCCCTATATGTTGGAACCCATTCACATCCGTAAACGGATGGGTATCATCAGTATATCTCACCAGTTCGGTAAGGGTGCCGTTTGCATATTGTTGTGTAAATGTTTCTTTTGTGGCATCTGCCGCCGCAGACTCGACCAACTGTGTGTAGGCCGCCGAGCGAACTACATTCCAAAAACCGGGATTTGGAGAGGATATAAGGTTATTAGTCTTAGCAAATTTCTCTAACGCCGAGGACTCCCTGCTGTACACATCGTTTGGTGATGCCTCTTTTCTTGTACCCTTCTCCACCTCTGATATGGCCTCCGCCTCTAAATTTTTTTGGGTGTCTTTGGCTTTATACCTTCGGTCCACATCCTTAGCCTGTTCCTTCGCATCTCTCGCTTCTGTCTCCGCCTTGTATATATACCCCTTGAGCAAGCGGCCCTGGTCGTCATATACTCTCTCCCTTTTAGCGGACAATGTCAGGGTCGTAGAGGCCTTGGACCCGAAGGATATACTGTGCTGTATCCCTTTTATATAATAGTAAACATCCATGTGCTCGATATATACGGGATACCCCAGACGAAGTTCCGGCCTGCAAGCTATAGTTATAGTTGCTGAGAAAACATTAGAATTGGCCTTGGCCATCTCTGAACACGCCATCGCCCTTAATGACTTAGGGTTACTACCGAATGTAAGGTTTACTGTTTTTTCCCGTATACCAAATCTCTCCATTAGAGCAAAGTCCACGTGGTACGCAACGTACGGAGTGATTTTTCCTGTTTGAATGATGGGGCCCGTCACTTCTAAATATGTGACGACATTAGTGCTATCCTCCGCGATATCCATGCTTTCTATGTCTTCCGCCTTTATTGTGTATATCGTGTTCCTAGATACATCCATATTATAAAAAGGAGGCTTAAACACAAACATACCATTAGGGTCTTGGTAGAACTCAAAATTTATACTACCCGCTACGTATGAAGCCATCTCTAACTTAGTCATTCGGACCGGTTCATTGCCTACTTGGTATTCTTCGAAATTCGCAAAAGGTAAGGCCTCACCTATTAAATCGAACTGCACACTGAGCCCCACTCCCGGTTGTTGCAGATGCTTAGCCATATACACCAAGTCTCCTTGGTTGGCGGGGTCTGTGTTCTTACTTGAGACTGTTTCCGCCTCTAGAACATCCTGTTGACTATTTTCCGCTGTATTATTGGACCCCTCCTGCCCAGGGTCTTGCCCCGTTACAGATACACCAGACGTACGGGCGTTAGCAGCCAATTTCTCCGCAATCTTGTTAGCCTCTACCAAATCAAAGTCTTGGGAGCTTTTGCTGATGTCTAGGGCGCCACTTACCCCGTACATCTCCAAATTAGACGTGAACCTTGGGTCAGCCCCGTTATTCGTATCTGTCTTTGTTGCAGAACCGAAACCATACCTATCATTCCAATCCTTAATTATCCCTCCAGCAATTAACTCGTAGGCTCCTGTATCTGTGCCATTATCATTAACTTGATAGGGCAGGGACAGAGGTGGTATCCCGTTTTCCGAGAAAGACGGAAACACAAAATTCTCAAAAGAAGTTCTTTTGAATAAATTCAAAATTATTTCCCAGGGATTCATGAATCTATATATTGACCCAGCATGCCCCACTGCCGGTGCGCCAAAGCGTTGCTGTACCGGTGACGCCACCACATTCACTATCTGGTCCTCCCACCAACTGAGGGTATCCCGGCAGGATAAAGTTATCTGTGCCTCATTACCATTAAAGGACTCATTGATAGTTCTCACAACCCCCCAAAAGGTGGGGTAATATATAGGGGTTCCATCTTTTCCTAGGTAGCGACCCTTCGTGTAGACCCTCACCTCCATCATGGTTTGGAAGAACCCTATTTTAACCCCATTAGGCTGCGTTAAATAATAACTTTCATTCAAACTATCATACATAGGGCACACGAAGGAAATAGAACACGTGCCCGCCCCTGGTTGGGTTGCTGCAGAAGAGGTTATACCTGTTAGCCCCGATTTAAAGTCTAACTCTTTGGTGCGCGTTTCTACCGAGTTTACTCTCGAGAGAAGCACCCTCGCACGGTCTTTGCCCATAACAAGAACGAAAGAGTCTGGACCAAGTTTAAGAACTTCCTTACTTTTGAATTCGTTTAGAGAGTAAATTCCTTTATTTGCCACGCTGTCCTCTATGCCCCCTTAGCTTTCCCTGCGTAGCTTCTGCTTAGGCTAGGGTTGTATTCCATGTGTATATGTTCTGTGTCCTTTCCTCTAGGATGCCAGTACACCCATATCTCCCCTTCCGTTACCTGAGCTATTTGACGTACTATTATCTCCCGAAGATAATAAGGATATACCTGGTTTATTCGGATGTCTATAGCCAAGCCTTCATAATGTTTGGACCCTTGGACGTGTTCGCTGTCTAATGCGCTGGTTAGCACAGGAGGAAACCATCCACTAGTATCCTGCCCCGCTGCTTGAGCTATTTCGGCAGCCTCCTGAAACGCCCCATATACATTAGGGATCACTGAAGATATTTCTGTACGCAACCCACCGTAATTAACTGTGCTATCTTTTATTCGGAGTTTACCCTCCTTTATAAAACCCTCAATGTAGCCCCCTACGGACCCAAGGGTAGCTCCGCTGTAACCTCTTCCCGGGACTTTTTCAATCTTAGCTAGAAGCTCCTTGTCTATCCCCAAAGTGTAGACAAAAGATGTGCCTTGTTTCCCTATACGTATCCCTGTATTGTTATTCGTATCGGAATGCATGTGCCCTGTTATTCTATCCCCTTTCAATCCCGAGATAATAAACTCAAAAGAGTAATTAAATTTAAAGGGACTCTCAGCACTACTCTCTAATGTAAAAGCCTGAAAAGACCCTAGGTACCCCGTACCATCGTATGTCACCAGGACATTATCCATTACATGCACTACTCTGTTCTTATCCACCCCTGTCAGAAGGTTTAGGTGGGAGGGTGTCACCCTTCTTTGGGAGGATGCGGGGTTTTCTCCACTACTAGTGATTTCCTTTTCCTCCACCGGTGCCGTAGTGTCCCCCTTTTGCTCTTGCTTAGGGTCGGTGCTAGAGGGCGCCTTAGGGCTCACCGTGTAATAACCGTTATGCCTTATCATGGCCAGGAAAGACATTAGGTTAGCAAAAGCCAATGTGTCCTTCCTAGCATTAATAGGGGTCGTACCAGCTAACCCTCCCTTTGCAGTGAAAAAAGCAGCGGAAGACCCGTTGCCCGTTATAGTACCCTGAGCAGGCCCCCATAACGTCACTATGTGGGAGTCTCTACCATATGAGCTGCTTTGCATCTGAGTAGAACCGAAATTTACATCCGAGGGGTTTATTAATAACCTCAAGGTGCCACCGACTATATTCCCGTCCCCATCTTGCATCGCAATTTGAAAGGGTAACACCCCCTTACTCGTTGTTATTTTCGTCGCGGAGGAGACATTGTTAGGCACTCCGTTTACTGACGGACTAAAGGACCCTTGCAACCCCTCTAATTGAGGATTGTTTGCTAGCCACTTAGCTACTAATTTATCTACGTTCACGTCCGCCATCTATAGCCACCTTGTGTACTCTGACTTAAAAGATACATTATAATTCAAGGCATAAGGAGAAGATGCATCCTCTGTTACATCAAAGGACTCAAAGAACCCGATAAATTCCGCGAAGTCACATCTTATTCGTATGTAGAGCCGTTGCTTTATGAAACCTACCCTTGGGTGCCTCCTTACAATCTGTGGCTGGGAGGGGTTTGCGTAATTAAAAAACTCCCTAGGTACCTCATTCTTATCATCTATTCTTTCCTGCTGGTAAACAGCTCCATTCATCTTGTATATATTAACAAGATGTTGCAGTTCCTTAAAAGGTTCTGTCATACCCCTGCTTTCTACACAGAGACCTCCCCCTACCCTTTCCCCCTCTCCTGGGAACCTTATAAAAGCAAAGGTGCTTCCATTGAAGTTGACCATATCCATCTCATCACCCCAGTGCTCCTCTACCCACCTCGTTAGGGTTTGAGTCCTACTGATGATTTTAGACCCGTTTATGACTAGGGAGGCTGGAGACATGTTTAGTTTTAAGGAACTGATCTTAACCCCTTCTGGCCCCTCTATGTCTACTCTTTCCGGACGCCCCATAACACCCGTAGGGGCTACCATTTCTACTAGGAAATAATCCCCCTCTGGTCTTCTTCGTGCCATGCTGTCCGCCTTGTACCATGTAAGAGGGGTTTCAGAGGGAGTGTCACCCTCGTCCTCGGAGGCTTCGCTGGTATCGTTTAAATCTCTTACAATACCCTCTTGTATATTGTTGGAGGGGCTGAATGTGGCGATGATGAACTCTTGATCCTTTACAGGGATGGCCCTAACTAGAGCATTGAAGTCTTCTTTAAACAGATACGCAGGGGTTTCATTAAGAATGTCCTGTAAAGCTGTTTGATAGTATTCAGGGTACCAAGGGGACTCAATTGCTATACCCCCCTCGACAAATCTACCATTATCTATTTCCGGTAACTCTAGCATCTGAGTGCCATACACATAAGGTACTCCCTCACCTCTCCCTGTTACGTACATTTCTAAGCCCTGCGCATCTACTCCAAGGTCAGATAAACCCGACAGCGTTCTCACATCGAATACAAGTCTGCGGAGGTATGTCTCATATGTCCTGTAGTTAAAACCCGGAACTCTTTCCTTTAGGTAATCATTTACCACATCAAAGGGATAGAGAGGGTTGTCTGGGGTTACTTGTTGTGTACGATAACCCATTAGTGCGTACCCTCCCTACTATTCTTACCTTCTAGTGTGGCTTTAGACTTGACGGTACTGCTCCCATTAGAATTTATCGTGGAGTCTATTTTAACATCTAACTTCTGTTGAGCGGAAGACCCAACAGGACCCCTTGATATTATTTCCTTCAGCTTACTTAGCTCCTCCTGTTTTGTAAAGAGCAGCTCTTGCCTACCTTGTTGTATGCCCGTCTGTTGATCCGCTCTTAGAGAGCCTCCTTCCAGTATCTCATTGGTATGCTTGGTTTCCTCCCCAACCTTAGTGAAAAGAGCTTTCTCCACCTTTCCCCCTAGAAGTTTATTGAAGTTTTCTAAGGCTTTCTTGTCACTCCCCTTGTCCCAGTTTCCGAGCATTAGTGACCCCGTGATATCCTCTTTGGTCTCCTCACCCAAGGAACTCCCCTCTACCATCTTTACATATTTATCCCGTATGTTATATATCTCATCCCTGGTTACGCCCTCCTTGGTCTTTGCCTTGTCAGTAAGGTCTGTAAGCTCCTTTCTTAAGGCCCCTGCGTCTTTAAGATCTTTTGTGGTGCCTCTCATCTCTTCTAAATGCTCTTGGACAGGATCCCCTCCAAAAAATTCTTTTGTTAATACACCTAGGATGTCCGTTACGCCCGTTCGGATTGCTGCAGAAATACCCACCATCGTTTGCATGGCTTTACTGTCCGATAAACTATAAACTATAGAGTCCTTGGCTATTTGTGTCATCTTCTCAAGGGGCGTTAATGCCTCTATCATTTTATCTTGACCCTCGACGGTGAGCTCCTCTCCTTCGAAACCCCTTCCAGCTTTAGCGGACTGTCCGATAACCTTCTCTGCAAAAAGGTCTATGCTGCCTAAGCCTCCTTTTTTCCCTTCCTGTATATTTTTTATCGCGGAAGAAAGACGGTCTCCCACGGCTACCGCATCTGTTTTTAGCAGCCCTGCTAAATCCTCGGAGTCCACCCCGTAGTAAGCTAAGTCTTCCCTTGCCTTCTGTATTTCCTCTTCGGTGGCTTTTGATCCTTTCTGCAAGATTTCTGCTATGTCTTGTAAGTAGCCCAACTGTTCCTGTTTTTCTTCCCCTTCTTCTAGTCCCTGTACCTCTGCCAAAGCCCTGTTCATTTGGTCAAACGGTTCTTTTGCTTTGGACGCTACAGACAGCAATGCCCTATTCATTTGATCCATCATCTCATTCGAGATACCTAACCCTGTATAATCTTGGTATAACCCACTACCTTTTGTAGTCGCATCCAGTAGGCTCCCTTGCCCCCCTGTTAACATCCGTAACGTTTCTAGAAGCATTTCTGGGGAATCCTCCGCTCCCTTTATCTTTAACATCTGAGCCATGCCCGATGCTTGGTCGGTGATACCCGCTAATTTTTCTAATTGTAGTATATTAACTTGATACCTATCCCTCTCTTCCTCGGTAGTAGCTCCTTTTAACTTTTCTTTCTGTGAGGCCAGCATCTGCCCTCTAAAGTCTTCGTAGTTTACCCCTTTATTCAGCATCTGAGACCCTAGTGTGACCCCTTGGATATGAGACATATTTGCTGTCCAAGAAGCCATATCCGCCCCTAACTTCGCACCCCCTTCCTGTGTCATGCCCGCATTTTTGCTCATCTTCTTCACAGCGTTGGCCGCCTCCCCCGTAAAGTTACCATATGTAGCCATTGCCATGGTAGACTGCAAAACATACTGATAAAATTTATTTGTCTCTATTCCCGCTACTTTTGCCCCTTTGGCTACCTCTAGCATACCCTCTTGTACAGTCTGTAACCCTGAACGCATTTCCTGAGACTGTTCCGCAAATATTTCTCCGGTGATATCCATAGTCATCCCTAGGGTAAGGCTAGACCTGCGAACTGTTTCCATAACATCGCCCATGTAACCCAACTTACTCCCAGTCGCCTCCAAGGTCATACCTGCATTAGCCATACTGCTGAACATGGCATTCCACTCATTATGGTCCACCCCTAGTGAAACATTCCTAGCAATGTCCCGTATCTCTACATTATATTCCTTGGATAACCGGGAAAATTCTCCCCCCGCGAACTGTGCTCCTGCTATCTTTTGATAGTCCGCACGGGCTCCTTTCACTAAGCGGTCAGCAGAGTTTACCATGTCATTCAACTTGCTTAACCCCGCTACGACCCCCGATACAACTGGTACTAGTTTACTGGCTCCAGCTATAAGTGCCCCAGCCCCTTTCATAGCCCCACCCATCTTCACTTTACCCGCATCTTGGAGAAGGCCTCCCTTCTGCTTCAGCATCTCCCCTTGGACACGCCAACCTTTGCCTGTACCATCCTGCCACCCCTCTTTAATATCAGAGAGACCAGCCTTCGACGCTTTCATCTTTGCTAAAAGACCTTTACCTACCACCCTGTCATCTATTTTATCTATCTCCGCAGCAATTTCTTTGACCCTTTTCGCAGTATCCTTTTTGTCCTTTTCTGAAAACAACGATATGGGGTTAATATCCCCTCCGTTCCGTTGTATCACATTGATGGCCTTAGTGGCCTCCGCCGCCTGCCTCTCGAACTCGTTTACCACCTTACGACTAGTCACAGAAATTAAACCCTGTAACTCTTTAAAGGTCTCGGGTATCTCCTCTAGCTGGTCTTCCCAGGATCTCTGTAAGTCTCGGACTTCTTTTTTTAACTTTCTTGTGGTGCTTAATTGTTCTTTAAGATCTTTTGTTAAAGACTCTTCGACCCCGTAGAGGTCCTCCGTCCTGCCTACCCTTTCCTCTTCCTCGCTATTAATAGCCTTTAGCAAATCCTTCTGCTGTAAAAGGGTCCGAACATCTTTTTCCCGTACCCCCGATGCTTTACTTAACTTCTCAACGGTTTTGTCAAGTTCCTCGTTGGTTCTCTTAATGTTCTCAGGATTTAACTCAGCCACCTTTGTCTCCTTAACCTACCCGCGAGGTCTTAATACTCTCTTTCCCACATTAGAAGCCTTCCCTTCTTCCGAGGGAGAAGTCTCAAATCTCTTTGCTGCTAAAGAGTAAAGGTCCGTCTCACCCTTCTCCAAGGATTCCAGCTCTTCTTTTGTCAAATCAAAACTTCCTGAGAAATTAGGACTTTCTACACGACGGGCCCTTATCTCGGCAAGCTCCTCTTCTTCTTTTCTCTTTCTCTCTAGCATGTCTTTTCTTAACTTACCTAAGTACTCGTCCATAAAAAGATCATGCTTATCTTTTTTCCCAGTCATCTGCCTGTTTAACTCCTCCACCAAATCCTTTGTAGTGGATAAGCTAGCTGCCCAAGTGTCCTTCTTCTCTGTAGAGTTCCCCTCTATTAAGTCTTTATGCGCTAGGCTCCCAAACTCCACTAGGATGGCGCGCTCTTCCTCCCGCATCTTTTTGCGGGACTCTACTTTTTGTTGAGTTTTCTGAACACCCTTGGGGTTCGTTGCAGATGCAACATACATAGCGTCCGACAGGTTCTCCTCATATGCCTCTTCCTCATCCAAGGACATATTAGTTAATGCCCACGCATCCACATATTCACTTACACCTACATAGGAGGCTCCCCATATACCGGTGCTTTCATCCGTAATATCAGCTTTTCTCCCCTTCAATCTCCACAGTATCCTAGACCTTTGGGATAAAACAAAACCGTCTATGAGACGGTAATACCTCTTATACCTGTGCTGCAACTTTATTGCCACCTCTTCTATGTGGGTGAGCATCTCTAAAGGTAGGGCCTTATACATAGCCACTATCTCCTCTAGACGCTTCGTCCTCTCCCCTAGTATGGACACCCCTTTGACCATGTAGGTGGCATAGGCCAATCTGTATAATCTAAAGTCCCAGAGGGTCTTACCGAAAGAATGCTGTCGCACTAAGGACATCTCTAAAGGAGACAAAGTCTTAACAATAAAAGGAGTACCCTCCACAGATACACCAGCTATGTCAAAGCCCCTCTCGATGACCCCCTCGATTACCCGATAGGCCGCACCTACATCCATAGCCCTACCTAACTTTCTTTAGGAGTGGTAAAGGACCCCTCCTCGGCATGCTCCGGAGTCTCCTGCACCTTTTCTAGTACTTTCTTTCGGCGCTCTTTCTCTAAGGTTTCCATTGCTTTGAGCTCCTCTTCTTCTTCCTTCTCTTTAGCTAAGAGATCTTCCCCGAACCACTCATAGGTCACAGAATCTCGTACAGTTTCCCGGAAACGTCTTTTAAGGTCAGTCGCAAGAGTGTATAATACATCCAAAATGCTTCTAGGCCATGTGACTATATCTTCCATGAGATACACAACCTTTTCGTACTCGGTGCCATCCTCTCCCTTAATAATATCTGGGATAACTTCCCCGTCTATAGCATAAAGCATAGACGCAACAGTCCTAGCCCGTATGTTTTGTAGGGCGCTAAAGACTTCAGACGTGTCTTGTTTGTCTTGTGCTTTGGTAGAGTACTCTGCTATAATGTACTCGTCTTTTGTGCTAGAAGGGGTGAAGGTATATTTGGTACCAAAAACCTCTGCGTCGATTATATTCTTTTTGGCCTTTAGATTTTCTTGAATCAAAGCCAGATACTTGCTACCCATGTTTTATCTCCTATGCTTATGTTTCTTTGCAACTACGATAATAGCGATAGGACGGTAGCCTAAATGTATGTTCTGTTTGTTATATACATGACTCCTGTTTTCCTGGAGTCTATAGCGCTTACACGCCTTATCTTATTTCGTATTTTTTATTTAAAATAAACCCCTCCAAGATCGTTCTCGGAGGGGGCTACCTTTCTATCTCCGTCTTACCCGCCAATGGCTGGTTCGGAAAACCTTACTGAAGTAAGCTTGTTACCTGTGTCGATAACTTCGTCAGTGATAACCTGGTTAGTGCCGTCATACACATCTGAAACCATCATAGAGCAGTTTTCTTGCACTAAAGCTGAGTCAGAGGAGTAGCTGGTGCTCCAATCTTGAAACCAACAACCTTCCATAAAGGTTACTAACGCACTTAATTCACTAACACCAGTTGCCTCACTAGTAATCAAATCAGACGACATGTGGTCTGAAACTACTTCAGAGAAAACTGTTTCTTTTTTAATATCAAAAGGCCAACGGTGGTGCTTCAACGACCGTACAAGACCAGCAACCCCACCCTTGTACCCAAACACTTGATAAATGTTTGAGAGGTATTGAGCTGTTCTGGTGATGCTAATAGTCATTGGCTCCGTAAGGCCTGGGATTACTTCTGCGATTTGGTCGCCATAGCCTATACCTCGTATAGGTTCCATAGACCGTGATTCGCTTGGGTCGTAAGACGCGATTACCCCTACCTGTACAAGACCCTCAGAAGCAGAGCTATCCGCATCATCACCAATTACAGTGGGCCGTGCAAAAATCTTGGTCTTAGAAGATATTTCCGAAACCGTATTAGGGGATACACCCTTTCGAACTACATAGGTGTCCTGTTCACTAGATAAAGCCATCTGTCTTTCCCTCGCTTAAAAAATGTACTTACTCAAAAAGACTGCTTAGCTCGTCTTTGTCAGACGCCTCTAAAGCGATCCCATCAATTCCTGTATCAAAAGACATTTCCACGCCGGCCACCTTAATGGTACCCCCAGAAGTGCTCTTCTGGCTGGCTGTTTTTACCACAGGGGCATCACTCTTTGCTACCATATCAGAATCCAAAGATTCCGCTTGATTAGGAGTTTGCTCGGGGGTTAATTTAGCGCCTGTCGCTTTTTCTACATCTTTCGTATCTGTGCCCTTGTTATGACTACCATCGGGAGTTTGTTCCTTTGGTAGAGCTGCAGCAGCTACCGCATCGGGACGACTTGCATCCAAACTAGCTTCCTTCTCCTGCGTGTCTTTCTTAGCCTTGTCGTCACAAGCAGCTTCTTTGCTTTCTTCTTCTTTCTTTTCAGAAGCGTACATAGAGGCTAGTTTTTGACGAACACTGTCAGCTGCTTTTTCTGACCAGAAAAAGGGCTTCTTTTCCCATTGGCTTTTTTCCTTGGACACTTCCTGGTAAGGGTGTTCAAAAGGAATAGAGGTATCCCCTTCCACAATGGCTTTTTCTTCAAACATCTTTTTAAGACCTTCAGGATCCAAAAAAGCTGCTAATTTTTCTTGGGGCATATTCTCTAAAGCATATGCAGCAGTAGCCAGATCTGAGGCCATTTCCTCGCTACCTGTCACCACCTCAGAGGCTTTTTTTAGAATGCTCGCTAATTGTTTACTGTACTGCATTATGATTCTCCTTTTGTCCAATACTACAGAGTACTTCGTAAGTAATGTGTTGCTACGATCCAGTCTACACCAAAGATAGGCACATACCGTACGGCTACGTTGATTACAGAGGGATCCTTATCATCTTGACGGACAACAAAGTTGTTGCTGAAGTCCGCAATAAGATTAAGACTCTTAAGAGAGGTAAAGTAAGATGCCAAGGCTGTTTTGATTTCATTAGAAACCCCACCCAGACCCTTACGTCCGATAAATCGGTCACCCACTCTACGAACACCTTTCTGCACTTCATGCTTTGTTTCCACGATACGTGGGTTCCTAGTAAGCACTGAGGTCATGTCGGTGGTCAAACCCATCAACACTTTGATATTGTTGTTCTTATTTTCTAATACGGTCACCCCTTTTTGAGCAACTAAGGCTGCTGTAGCTTTTGTCAAACTTCTTCCTAACCTTTGGAAACCTACTAGGGATATGTTTGTCAAAGGTGTAGCTACATCATACACAGGAGAAACGTCGGCGCCAGTCATGGCCACTGCAACATACTCCCCGCCTACCAAGATGTCTTGGTCGACACCGTTAGAGTCTGGGATAGTTATCACAGCGCTATCTGGGTACACCAAAGTGATCAATTCAGATTTTAAAGCCTTTGCATAGTTTAATGCATCCTCAGGAGTAGACCCTGCTGCCAAACCAATAAAGGATGTCCTTTCATTTTGCATACGAATGCTCGATTGTTGGGCATTAGATGTACGCAAGTAGTTAAGCACTTGTCTGTTCGCTGTCAACACACTTAATAATGCAGGACGAGTCCCGTTACTTAGCGGTTCGTTGAAAGAGTCGATTGCTTCCACATAAGATGCAACAGAGGCGTCATTACTGTTAGGCGCTTTACGTACCTGCTTTACAGCCAAGGCTTGGCCACCATTCAAAAAGTACAGATTAGCTGCCATTACCAAAGGATTGTTTTGTGCTAATGGACCAAACAGATTTTGTACTTCAGGAAAGGATGTAACATATTTCACTGAGTAATCTGTTTTTTCCTTATCAAAGGTCACATAGTACACATCACCTACTCGAGGTTCTTCGTCTTGTACCATGTTAAAAGTTTGGATAATGGCGGTATCTTCAAGGCCCACATTAATGGTGTCTTCTACGCGGAAACGGACACCTGGGATACCTAGCTCTACGTTAGTTGATACGGTAAACCGTTTACTCACATTAAACACCAGTGTTCCTGCTGTCGCGGCTTCTAATGCAAAAGTGAAACCAGTTACAGAATCCTTATAGGTCTTCCCAACCATGCCAGTGTTTACTGCACCAGAACCTGTAGCGTTTGGCACACTAGAGGTAACTGTGAACTCACCAGAGGCATCTACAGTTACTGTCACTACTTCGTCCCCGTATACACGGGAAGGGGTCACGTATGCATTACTGGTTCCTCCTACTCCGTCCCAGGTAACAGTTCCTGTATCCAGGAAAGTCGCAGTGGAAGTACTAGAAGGGTCTAAAATAACTTGACGAGCGCTGCCGTATGCGTCACCGATTACGGTGTATTCGCCAACACCCTCACCGCCCGATACCTTGTTCCGTACTGTCCAGGTGTCATCTGCCAAAGTGTTTACAAAGAAACTAGCAAAAACCTTGTCCCCTGGTGCAGGTGCACTTTGAAGAGTAATGTTCCTTCCTTCTACCTTTGTTACCACTACTTGACTAGCGCTTGCCTCATCTGCACCTACATACACAACTAAATCGTCATGAGGGTTAGCCGTGCCGTTGGAAACAGAAGTCAGTGGAGTACCTTTACCGTCCCCCTTTACAGGCTGATAAGGTAAGGTGTATATTTTAGTGACGGCGGTAGTCGTAGCCTGTGCTTCTACCATGTAGTAACGGTAGTCCACCATACTAGCATCGACTTTGTTGTCGTTAAAGGCATCCGCGCCCACTTCATTGATCCCAGCAGAAACAGCTATAGAGCTGCCCCAATGGATCTCATTGCCACGGGCTAAAACGTAATCTTTGTTTTTAAAGAAATCCGTGCGGCCTGGGTCAAAACCCACTCTTGCGATATTGGAAACGATAGCAGCGGGCAAGATATCTGCAGTGTCTTGGAAATTGTTAGTAAAATAGCTAACAAGCACCTCTGCACCATCTGCAGGGGCATTAACTAGCGTGAATGTCCCAAAACCCCCAGAGATACTATCAATATCAACAAGGGTGCCATCTACTTGAGCTTGGATAACAGGTACCTGTATCATTACTCCATTTACTTCGTTGGTAACCACAGCTCCGATACTGGTACTAGTGGCGTTATTTCCGCCATTGTCCCCTGCCACGATACGTGCAGAGTCCACTTTAAACACTCGGTTACTCCCGTCCGCTTGTAGAGAAAGATCTTCATTCTCTACATAGGTGTCACGTCTTTTGAAGTAGTAATTTAGTTCAACAATGTCCCCTTGCGCGGGAGGGTTCACTAAGGTAATCAAACCTGTGGCCGCGTCTATAGACTGCACAGGCACGCCCTCTCCATTTACCACTACTACCACATCGTTAGGGTTAGTAGCATAAGTGCCTTCACCATCGTTCAGCACTAGCGGGTACTGTCGTGTATAGAAGTCCACATTTACACTGTCTTGTACATTCCCACGTCCATTGCTTGACGCAATTTCCCCTAGGATGATGTTTGCCGCACTAGAGGACGACCCTCGCACCATTTCAAAAGCTTCAATCCTTTCTTCTTCTTGGCCTACAGCTATTAAAGCAGCATACCTTGCCTGACCTGCAGCAGTAGGGCTGGGAGCTTGAACAAATGTTCTAGTGTATGTCCCCGGAAACGCAAATTGTTCTAGTGGTCCGATTGCCATTGCTTTTTCTCCTCATTTCTGCCTACGCTCTTTTCCAGTTGCTAGAGGTTTCACTCTTACTGACACCCCTGTAACGGGCATAAAAAACACTACAGGGCATTAAAAAATCTATAATGCACTACAAGGGAATTAGAAGATTATCCAACAGAGTCTCGGGGAAAGTCTAAACGGCTAGTTTCCGGAAACCTTTTTTATCCCAGGTTTCCTTACCCTTTGCCTGGGACACAGCTTCCGAATACTCTTTAGCCCGTGCCTTGCGTTTCTGATCACCAAGTAATGCTTCAGGGTTGAATGTTTGTCCTGGTTTTATACCAAGGTCTACTACATTAGCCCCCGCTAGCCTCTTTTCTTTTTTCTTAGTAAGGTCTTCCCACTTCTTGTGAGCTGAGGCCCCTACTACTTTATCGATTTCGGATTCCGTGTAGGCATCCTTCTTCGTAGTATCCAAAGGAGTGCTGACAGCAAAGGTGTCTGCTCCTAGTCTGCGAGTCTCACTTCCGCAGCGAGGGCAAATCTGATCATCTTTGTCCGCCACCTTAGCGAGCTTTTCTGATACCAGATTACATCCGGGGCATTTGTATCTATAAATTGGCATGTGAGTCTCCTATTTGTTTTGTTTTATTTTTTAGAAAAGATACGGATACGTTGTAATGGGGTACTCCACTAAAAACTCAGGAGTATCTTGGGCGTCATAGAGGCTCACCTCTTGGACCCTTCCCCTCTTGATTCTTTCTACCGCCTCTACATCGTACGTGTACTTTTTCAATTTTATTACGTATGGTATAAACTTCTTCCACTCGGTCATTACCTCTATATTGAGGCTACTTTCAAAATACATTGCTTGCGTGGCATCATCATACACAGATTCGGATTCATTTGACGGTGTGCAGTCCTCTATGGTGATTCCTTCGTTTTTTAATAGCTCCCTTCTATTCACCCAAATGTCCGAAGACAAATGATCAGCTATTTCCGAAGTCGTCAAAGGATCTCTTGAAAATACCTTCCACCCTAAGGTCATGTTATAATGACCACCTTTAACATGTGCGGCTTTTTCTCTTCTAGCGGTCAGTACCACACACATCTTATCACCCTTCTGTCTCCTAGAACCAAAGGCTAGTACCACCCCTTTAATGGCCTTGTCATTATAGGAATACTCCGTAGGTATATTGAAAGGTCCTAGAGTGTCCCCCTGCCACCTATAAGAAGCGTACAGGGTTGTCCCTGCCTGTATCGGCTGCAAAAATGTCACTAACCCGTCTGGCGTTACCGTGTAATCCACATCCCTGTCTAAAAACAGAAGGGGGGCACGGGGTGAGGACCTCGTATAAAGGGACAGCACAAAATCTATCAATACTGGTGTCTGGCTTAATTGCACAGTAACTTCCGAACCAGTGGTCTTCTCTACAACAACCTCTCCATCTTCTGAGTACATGGGGGTTATTATAAAGCTATTTTCCTCCTCCATCTCCAAGAAATAAAAACCGGGACGAGCCACGTCCTTATAAAAATAAGACACCTCTACTGTCTCGGAGGGGTTGACTATCGTTGTCAACTGTACCTCTCCTGTAAGAGGATCAACACTCCTAGGTAATATCTGTACTCCATTTATGTGTACTTCTACCTGACCAATATCCGTTAGCAATAAAGGGTTTTGCGCTCCTTTAGTTATTGGCTTTTTACTAGTGTACACTTTGGTTCTGTCGCTACTTAGTGTAGCAGTAACATTTTCTTTATTCACCCACTTCGAGATATTGTAGACATCCTCCCAGACCCATTCTATACTTGTCCCCGGGTGGTTCCCTACCTTAGTTATAGTTACCATGGACATCAATGTCCCAAAGGTGTTGTCAGGGCTCAAGTTTATCCTCGTAGCGCTCGTATCATACAGACTGACCCCTATTTGCGGACGCTCTTTGCCCATATGGTACTTGCCATACGCCTTTACGTCCGTCTTGTATACAGGGTGCCTTTTTAACGAGTCATTCAACTCATCCATAAATCTTTTTTTAATTACTTGGTAAAGATTGTTTTCCATGACTAAGCACCCCATTATAAAATAGGGAATAAGGGTATGGTACCCTTATTCCCTATGGATCATTCTGACTCTAAACTAGCAGCAATTAACAATCCCTTAGCCACATCGGCTAAAGGGTCGTTTGCCATACGTATTTCTGACACTTCAAAAGGGAAATCCTTTATCTTCGCAAATTCCCGTTTAAAGAACTCTAGGAAATTGCCGGCTTGTGATGTCCCACCAGAAATTATAATAGGTAAGGGCTTCTCAATCTGCACGGCACTCTCCGCCCTGCGGAATTCCTTTTTGATGCTGTCTACCACATAGTTAATTAAATTCTTGTAGTACACGACCACCGCTTCCCGTTCCCGTTCTGTCTTAGGGTCCCCTTTAATTGGGTCTAGTAGATCTACTCCCTGTTCTTTGATAGCCATAATTTGTGCCTGAGTCTTGCCTGTAGCCCTGGCCGCTCCTTCATCAATCCAGTCCCCACCACGAGCTACCGAGAACTTCATGCCCGCTACGGTTTGGTACAATAAGGCAGCATTAGTCATACCCGCACCAAAACTTAAACCTAGGGCAGTGAACTCTTCCGCCTCTGCGTTAGCGTACACTACTGCGGTAGCTTCGTTCATAGCTTCTGCTGTATACCCAAAGCTAGTCAGGATCTTTTTAAACATTGCTTCGTGATAAAACACATCCGCATCCTTATCTAAAGGTGCCGCAGGTACCGAGAAGTACAGTACCTCTCCCTTGGGTGAGGGCTCTCCTACTACTTCCTTTAAAAGTAACATCAAAATCTTTTCTGCTTCCCGCTCCCCCGCTGCGATCACGCCCTGGGATAGCGGCCTTCTTACTTCTTTTTTTAAAATGTTGGCCATTCTGAGGGAGGCGTCCCCTATGATGTACAAAGTGTCTTCTTTTTCAATGAACGGCACCTTGCTCATTTTTAGCATGTTTCGAGTGCTCTTTTCATTATCTATGTCGATAAAGGCATCTCTTACCGAACGTATGGATACGCTTGCCATTTCGGTTTCATCTGAGTATGTAGCCCCTACTAAAAAGCAGGTACCCACGTCGAGTCCTTTTGCCATTTGTTATGTCTCCTTCTGTTGTGTTTTATTTCTTAAGGCTTTTAGCCTATTTAATGAGTTCCTCACTGTATCCCCTTGTCCCACACTAGTTGTCTGCAGGTGGATATGATTGGCCATATCTGTTACCGCTAGATTACCTGGGATGTACACCTCCTCCCGGAGCTCCCTATTCTCGCTACCCCTAACACCTCGTGCTGGCGAGGTGACTCCAGGACCTGCCACTGATATCCCCGATAAAGTCTTTTCCATTTTTGTGGCCGAGGACTCTATAGCTTTTACGGTTTCGGTACTCTGCCTACTCACCATCTCCTGCATATCCTCGAATTTACGATCTATTTTCTGTAAAAGTTCAGATAATCCTTTTTCTCCCTCTTCGGGCTGAGTCTCCACACCCTTCTCTTTGAATGAGGACACTTCTTCTAACTTTTTTTCAAAACTAGAAATTTTAGAAACTATTTGCTTCAATTCTTCTTGATCTTTCTTTGGGGCAGGTTTTGGAGGGGGCACTAGGGGGCCTAAACCCTCATCCGTGATAATGGCCACCCTCCCTTCTTGTGCTGCCTTATTTAGATCGGCAGAGTGGGATAGTTGCTCTTTAGTATAAGTTTTAACTTGACCAAAATAAACCCGATCATTGAGATCGGGTATTTCTACAGTTCTAAAACTTATGCCTTTGACTTTTATCATGTTTTATTTTGGCCCCCATTATCCCCGGGGGCTTTAGGGTTTTTTATTACGCTAGATACCGAGAAAGTTTGTCTTGTTTGACTAAAGACGCGTTTTTCCAGTCAGAGTAGTCTTTCACCGCTACTGTGTCCTTTTTACCGTCTTCTGGAGAAACTCTCACATGGGTGGGGTTTCCATCCTTGTCGTAGCCCTTAGCTTGGTACTCTTCCAGTTTGTGTTCTTCGGTTTGAATGTTTTCCATTACTTGCTCGAACATCTTGTTCAATTCTTTCATGCGATCCTGTGGTTTCTCTGCACGGCTTTCCGCAGTCATCAGAGATAGTAACAAAGCTGCTACCGCTGGGATATTTTTCATCATACCAGCTTCTTTGGTTTCACCGTCTTCTTCGTCTGACGCTAACTTTAAGTTTTTCAACAAGCGTTCGCCTTCTAAAGCTTTCTTTTTCAACTCTTCTTCATACGCACGTTGTTCTTCATCAACAGATAGATCCACACCTGTGTACTTGTCCTTTATATGGGGGTCTGCGGCAGGGGCTTGTTGCATGATTTTTTTCATTTCTGCAGCAAGTTGTTTCACAGCGTCTTTACCTAACCCTGCAACTTGTTTTGTTACAGTTTTAAGATCCAGGCCTGCTAATACTTCTTGGCCTTCTGCAGGTTGAGTTTCTTCAGATTTATCACCTTCTGTGGCCTCATCTTCCATCTCCGCAGCGTTCACATAGTAACGAGCACTTCCTTCTGTTGGCATGTAGGACATAGTGCCACTTTCACATGCAGCACATTTGATAGTGTCATTCACATGTACAATGAGGTCGTCACTAGCGATTTTCTCACTTGCGGCGTACTTCTTAATGGTAGCGTTGATCTCTTGTAAACTTTTGCTGTGCCCACAATCGGCGCAAGCAAAAACGGTAATCTTTTGCGCTTCTGCTTCCAATGTGTCAGCTAATTTTAAAAGCTGTTCTGCCGCGGTAACTAATCTCATTTCTAAACTCCTTATACAAAAATTTTGTTAAAAATTGTAAAACATGTACAAAAGGATTAGAAGATTATCCAACAGACACTTCTCTAAAGCGTTATATTCTCGAAGGTAACCGTGCGGCCAGTCTCCCTCACACCCTCTGGTACCGTACTTTTTTCTGGAATAGTCGGGCTAGCATCCGAGGGTCTGTTCTCCCTAAATGCGTTCCAGGCCTCCGGTGGTGCACTCTCTCCTCCTCGTATGGGTATCAGGTAAATCGGGTCTGTTTGATCTACATGAGCTAAGGTAAAGTGCTGCTGGTAAATCGCCCCTCGACTTCCTTGAGGATTAGGTCTGTTTACGAAGTACCTATCATTGTTTGCCCGTACTACTACATCCCTGTCATTTAATAAGGGTTCTGGCCCTGTCCAGGTATTCCAGTCATATGTGATGTGAAAGCCGGCATCCATTAGGTTTACGGCTTTCTCAGTCTCCGGTGGGGCTATTAATATATCATAAGGGCCTTCGTAACCACCTATGTACCCTGTACCGTAACACTTAGGGCACCCCCCATTCTTAAGACCGACTCCTTTAGAGTACCCAAAATCCTCATTGTAGCACCCACACCTTTGGCCGTTCCATTTTCTTAAAAAGAGTTTTACTCTCTCCCCTTCCCTCTCTAATAACCACTTGTTTTTTCTGATGGCTTCTTTCCACACCCAATCGGTTTTCTCCATTTGGTATGGAGTTTGAGCCTCCACCTCAGAAATAGGGGTCTCTATGGTCACCCCCTTACTCGGATCGAAAGCTACCGTTGTTACCTTGTAGTATAGCTTCCTGTGCATATCCGTGGCAATCAGCCCATTCAAGTATGTGTAGGACACCCTAATACCCCCAGTAAGAAGATCGGGCAGGACAGGTGGTACGTATGCATTTTTTATAGGATCATATGTCCTATTTGTGTTCAAGTATATGAGCCCTTGCTCTGCATGTATCTTAAAAGGTATTACTGGGACATAGCCTTTCCCATCTCCCGCATCCACTTCTATTAGGATATGCGAGTAATTTACCTGTCCTTGGCTATTGGTGCCTGGGGCTATCAAGGGTTTGTGCATCGTGTGAAAAAACCACTTTTTCTCCGCGTTATTTGCAGGGTTTAATCTGTTTAGGACATCTTCCCTCTCTACAAAAACCTCTGATGTTTGATCCCTCACAGATTTCGCCGAAAGGGGTGCTACATTTATTTTAGTGTACTCTCCTGCCGGTGTATCAAAACACCGATACACATTCACCCCTAGTATGTCTAGACCACTATTGTATGGTATAGCTGCCGGGTTATCCCAGCGGATATCCAACACTCCTATCAAGTAAGGGCTCGTCACGTGTACGTTTTTTGGAGGTAATGGTAAACTCACTGGGTCGGAGGAACCGCTTCGATAAGGTAGATTAAAACCAGGGCTACCCATCCCTTGTACTAAACTGGTTCTGTTCATCTCTGCCATTTTTTAATCCCTTAGGGCTACAACCTTTTTACCTATCTTCATGTATGCTTCGTCCCCAAATGTTCCTGTATAGTAAGAAACTCTCATGGTTATACCTTCTTGGACCTGCGGGATATCCAAACCATACCCTCCCCACACAAGAGTATTCTCCACGACAAGGAAGTCTATACCTTCTCTCTGAGAGGTAGCCTGGGCTATGTTTACCGCAGTCCCAAATACGGGGGCTTCTACTAAAGTTACATATTTGTTTTGTACATCGGTAGCTGTAAGGGTGATATATTCTGTCACTATCCTTCCCGAGGGGCTTGCGTCCCCTACCAGATAAAGGCTACTGATTCTTGTGGTCGACGGGGTTCCTAGCGGGTTACTACTAGAAACGTACGCTGCCCACCCTTCTACTATATCCGAATACTGTACATCTGACACTTTAAAGGATACCCTTTTCTTCACACCTCCCGCTGTTACCCGTGCTCCCAGTGTGTCCCCTTTTACATGCAATGTTGCAGAAATTTCCTTGGCCGTTCCCAGCATTAATGTCTCGGACCTTCCCTCATACCCTGGGACTGTGTAAGTGGCCCCTCCATCTTGCGTACTTAATATCAGGGACTTTGTTCCTACTACCGCCCGATCTGAACGTATTTGGAAGCACACCTCATGGTGGGAGTTTTTTAAACATATCTCTAGAGCCGAGAAAACATTAGGAGTACTAACTTTAAAAGACATGGACACCCCTGACAACCCTGGGTATTCCAAGGCCATGTTTGTCAGTACGTAGTTCGTGCGCATTTTGAGCATATTCCTGCCTCCTTAGGTGTGTACGATATTTAATGTTTTTGCTGCGAAATTTACGGACACATCCGTTTCTTCTTCTATCAACCAGTTAATGGGAGAAAAACCAGTTACCCCGCTGGCCCCTTTATACACCCACTGCTCTCTGGGTAAAAAGATAACGCTTTTCCCCACCACACCGGTAAAGAGGGGGTAGTCCCCTGCTAGCACACATATTACTGTCGCAGTTTCTTGAAGGGCTCTTTGTATGGTCCTATATGGATTCCCTAAACTACCATTACCTGTATCATCGTTACCGTCCACTGTAACGAACACCTTATCCCCTGGTATATCTTTAGGGTCAAAAGGTTGTATGGCTAGTCTATCGGTTCTCTTAAGTAAGGGGATCTCCGGGCGCGAGTCATGGATATCCAAGCGGGACGGGGCAGTCTCGAGTATTTGCTCATCAAAGTATTGTGTTCTTTTAGACACATGCGGTGTCTCTGCCCCCATTATAGGGGACACAGTATCTGCGTCCGCTTTATCTAAAGCGTGGCTCAGTCTTCTCACCGGTTTATCTAAATTTCCGTCCCACACATAATCGTGCCCTATTTGAGACATGTACAGATTTTCGGATACCCTGTTGTACACATCCACCAAATTCTCTAAGGCGCCTATATCTGGGGGCTCTCCCTTGTATGTTCGATCTACTTGGGATAAGTCTCGTTCCCTGCTGCTAAGTGAGTCCTTATTACGAGTAATATAGGATGGATTTCCTGCCAAACGGTTGGGGCTAGCATCGTCTATACTATAATCAAAATCTACGGGGTTTTTATAGAGGGGGTCGCTGTTTATATTTGATGGGTCAGGAGAGAAGTTTAAGGACGACCCAAATATGTTATTGTTTTTGAACTCGGCCAGAAAGCCGGATGACATGGTAAGGGCCTGAATATTGGTTAAACTGTTTGAGTCTAGAACAGTGTGCCCTTCCGTGGTACTCCCTCCTATCAACTCAAAAGTTATCCTTAATACATCTCCTAATTCCATAGTATCCCAAAGGTATGGGTTTTCTGGCTCTGTTGCAGGGTAATTCGGGTTCTTGTTTAACTGTAGGGTGTCATCTGTCACTACCGTAAACTCTGTACCGTAAAAAGCCGATGTACCCTCTGTATCGTTGATGACCACGGCGTAATTACCCGATGGGCTCTGTAAAAAGTTGAAAGGAAAGGGGCCTATGGTGCCGGTGTCTATAAGTGCTTGGTCTACTGTTATGTACCGCACCCCATAAGACACTGCGGAGGCTACATCATCTATTTGCACATTTACTAGATTATCCAGGGTGTTATGCCTAAACTCCAGTTTCTTAACCGACTGGACCCTGACCCCTAACTCAGCGGCTTGTCCCAATATGCTGTATGCCACCTCTGATATAGCGCTACCTGCCCATAGGGGTTTTAAAGCTATGGCCTTAACAGTTGTTGTTGCCCCTATTTGAATAGGTGTCGTGTACTCTGTAGACGAACCATCCGGGGTATCCCCGTTCAGTGTATAGTAGATTATTGCATCACCAGGGTCTGTCGCCAAGGATACTGTTTGTGGAAGAAGGTAAGACCCCCCGTCCACATCAAAGGTCGGTGCCGCCACCGTCCCTGTGATTGTATATACCCCTGTTAACACCTCGGAGTCTGTCCACCCTGTTTTCTTTGCAAGGGCTTTGAGGGTCACAGATGCACCTACGGTGACAGATCCCGTGTATAGGGTGGAACTCGTTGTGGGTGTAGTCCCGTCAGTCGTGTAGTAAATGGACACCCCTGGTGTAGGGGTGGTTATTTCCACCGCCTGCCCTGTAATATACACGCCCGGTGCAACACCAAAAGCCAAAGGCTCTATTTCAAACACATATGTCTCAGAAACTACCAGACTATCTAGCATCCCGGCTTTGACGGCTATAGCCCTTACTTGCTGCGAGACTCCTACTTGGAATTCTCCACTATACAAAGGATCTGCCGTTGTGGGTATCTGACCATTAGTTGTATAGTAGAGAGAGGCATCTGGTGTTGCCGATGTTATTTCCAGAGAGAATTCGGTATTAAACGTCCCTGACACCACACTAAAAATCGGGGCGTCCACCGCCACTACTATGTGCAGGTTCGCCGAGTAACTATAATTCCCATCAGACACGGTAACACTATTATCCCCTTGATCTACTAGGGGTTGGTCTACCTCTACGGTAAATATATACCCAGTTCTTACCGAGGCCACCTGCGTCCCATTTATGGACACTTCCGCCGTGTCCAAATCTAAAACAGCATTTGTTGTATCAATAGTGAGGGTATTTTGAAAAGTTAGGCTGTTATCCGGGTCTACTGTGATGTAGGAGAATGGCTCCTCGTAAGTTCCTGTAAAGAGGTTGCTTTCTGTGTCTTCATAGTATAGGCCAAGGGATTCTCCCTCTATGTACTCTGTGGACGCTGTTACCTGTCCGTCTTCTCTATCCCAGAAGTATTCTACTCCTAAGCTATCCTCAAAGAACAGGTACCTTACTGTGTCAGTAGTGTCTACATAGCTCAGGGTGTGCTGGCTGCCTGTAACATTGTAAACGGACATTGAAACCGCATCAGTAACTACTACAGTGTCCACTACTAAATTGAATCCATTTTCTAGTAAGTCAAAGTCATACTTAGTAATCACCCCGTTGGATAAAATGTACAGTAAGAAAGTCTCTTCCGTGCCATCCACTATTTTTAGTGCTGAGTAATCTTGGGCCCCTCCCATTATAACATGGGAGAAGCTATTATACTCTACTGTCAGTGTACTTCCGTTTGCTATATAGAATAAGGCGGTCCCTCCCTCGTAGGGAACCTCTATTGCAAAGGAGGCTTCACTGTAGGATGGTACTTGGGTTTCAGACATTACTAAGCTACCTTCTGTATACTACCAAATATGTTACCAGTACTTCCTGGGCATCGTGACTGGTGTCTGTGAAAGTTATTATACCGGACGTTGCCGATACACTGAAATTATTAAGAGGCACCCCGCCTTTGGTTATTGTCACAGTGTCTATAGCTCTAAAGTCTACCTCGCTAGCTTCAGTCACAGTGAGAGTGTCCCCACTTACTATGTACGCCGTGTTTTCTTTTTTCTGCATGTCCGTGTAGTACAAAACGAAGTTTGACACAGCCTCGTCCAGGTTGGTTTTTAACTCCATGGCAGAAATCAATGCCGTATACCTTTCCCCTTCTATGAATTGATTTTCAGAGGATATCCCCGCAGCATTATTAAACTGGAAGTTAAGACCGTTAGACAGTGCTACGTATTGCGTTTCCTGCAAAGGGTGTTCCCCTGGAGACGCGGACGCCCCTATTTTGCCCTCCACTATCGAGATAGTGTCTACCACAGGTTCAAACCAATATCCTCCTAGTATCATGGGGGTGTCATCGATTACCCCCATGCTAGCCTTAGGTAACATATTCCCAACTGTGTTCATATTAAATACGGGAGGGCTTGTAGACCTAGTGACCACTTGGACTTCGTTTGTACTTACGTTGTATGAATACCTTCTAGTACTTGTCACCCATCTTAGCACCCCCGTCCCATCCAAGAACGGATAAAAACCTTTGATATAGTCATTTGTGTTGTTGAATGAGTATAAGCTCTCTTCTGTACTATAACTGTCTACTTCTGAGACTTTTTTTAAAGTATAGGCGGTCGACCCTGTCCTTACCATGTAAAAAACCTCACGAGCCCCCGCCCTGCTTATGGCCGGTGACGGTGTGTAGGAAGAATATGATACCCACTTGTTGGTACCTACCCCCGCCCTGACATCTACCCCCCTCCAATCATACACGACAGTACGCTTCGTGGTGGACCATGTTAAAACCTTATCAAAAAAGTCTACAGTATTTAAAACGTCTTTTGCGTCCGAGGTCATAACATTTAAAGACGGCACCTCTGAGAAAAGCACAGTATCCTCCACCGTACCACTTGCCTTAAAGGTTGACACGGAGAACAATGTGAACCCTTGGCCATTATGGAGACAGGCGACCGTCTGTGACACTTCGTCATAGGCTAATGCGTTGTATGCCGACACCCCCGCTATAAGGGTCGGGCCGTACAGAGTATCCGTAGTAGTATCACAAATAAGTATCCCGTTGTTTGTGTTTACTACTATATCATCTCCCACCTTTACATATGTACTCCACGATGCCGGGATACTTGCAATTGTCTCAGGTTGCTCTAGATGACCTATTCGCCATTTACATAGCAACATGTTAGAGTTGCCCGGATGTTCTTGGTATTCGGCATTCACAGAGTAATACACATATTCCCCGACTTGTACCGTCCACGCTATGATTAATTTCGCTGTAGTGCCCTCTACCTTGATCAAGGCAGGTGTGCCATCAGCTTTCTTAGTGGGCACCATCCTGACTCTGTGATTTCGGGGATACACTACCGTGTCCGTCGCTACTGAGAATATAGCGGTACTTTCCCTCGTAACTGTGGTAGGCCCCGTACCGTTGTCCAAAAGATTTATGGCAGTGCCCGCCAAAGCGTCCGCCTCACTGATAGCTACCTTCAGTACCGCCGCATCATATATAAGATAGTACTCCTGCCCCTCTACCAATGGTTCAGGCAAAGTGCCCCCAGAAAAGGAAACTTTCACGATGCCTCTGTCCTCATTGTCCCACGCTGCCAACAAGGTCGTTTGCGGTGTAAAAGAGTCTATAGATGCATCAAAAGTAACCGTGTCCTGATACAAATCACATGCATCGCCGCTTTTCGTTATTTTAAAGTCTAGGTATTTTGAAAGCACGCTGCATACTGGTGTGCCCGTGATCTGAAGGGTGCCTTGTCCTTGGGGGGTTATGGTCGCATTTGTAAAGGAGCTTGTATCCCCTACCCCATGCTGCACGACCGGTTTTACCTGCGGGTTCTTAGCATTCGTGTTAGCGGCTACTACCACATCCCGATACCCCATAGTAAAGATAGTTGAGGCGTGCATGCCATAATGCTGGCTTGTAGTAGAAGACAAAGTTCTGGACACCTTGAATAAGCTTTCCGACTGCGCCCACCCGTTATTACTCCTTTCAACGGCATACTGAAATATAGCATCTATATCCGTGGTAGTCCCTCCCGGTATACGTACGGCCCTTCCAGCTTTACTAATATCCTCCAAAAAATACGGGGTAGTATTTACAAAAGAAGCCCCCAATGAATTGTTACTTGCTCCTAGTAGTCTTCCCCACGACCCTATCATGGCATTCGCCCAAGCATTACTAACGGCCCCTGTAGACGCCGAACTGTTAGACACCACCGCTTGGATAGTGTAGCTTAAATAAAGTATCGTTTCGGGCGTTTGGACTATGGGATTAGTCAGGGCCACAAAGGAGTATAGCTCTGTAGAGGACCCCGACCCAAAGGCGTTTATCTCTCGAGACTCGACAGGTGCTGCAAAACTATAGGTCAGTCTGACACTATTGTTATTATTTATGTAACTGACGGACGTCGCATATTCATTCGCTATACAGGTGTACCCTGGAACGCTACTAGTACTTGAAACTCTCCGGTAGTCTTGGCCACCTGTGGAGGTCCCGTTATATAGCTGCAAATAGGAAGGTGCTGTCCCAAAAGCTAATTTCCCATACCCAAAGTCTGTAATTAAATTATCAGAACGTTCCTCAAATAAAACCTCTCCGGTGATCTCATGTATAAGCTGGGCCTCGTAGACTCCTTTAAATTTCATAAGTAATTCCTCTTTTATAGGATGGACGTACTTCCTGCACAGGACACGCCTACCGTAATTTCTTCCTCGATAATTTCTGTATCTATGTGGTAAGTTTTAGTATTCATAGAATATCCGCCGGCAGACACTTGCACCCCCGCAGTCTCCGCCACGAGCTTGTTTACATATACTAGCGTTTTAGTTATACCAAAACCCCCTCCACAACTAACCCCTACCTTGGCTAACTCCCTTATCACCCCCGTTTCTTTTTCTGGGTTTATCTCTATCCGTTGTTCTACTGGCAAAGAGAATGCAGCCGCAAAACGAGATGACCCGTACACACCGTACGCCCCTGTAAACCCTATGTAAAAAGGGGATCCCTCCGAAGGTAACTTTATGAGCTCCCCGGTCTCCTCGGGGAGTATACTCTGTCTTAGTTCTATGTCTTTATCATACAGCTGGATACTATCCACCCTACTGTACCCCAAGGTTATCTGGGCCCTATCCACTAAATAAGGTACCGATATATAATACCCTTCCTCTGTTCCATCTGTATTGTAGAGGCTACCCTCCGAGAGTCCTCCTAATGTGTACGGCACGTACCCCTTCACTGTAGTGCTAGACACGGCCGAGGGACTCACCCTATTAATATTTACAAAAGGATCCGGCTGTATGATGGAATTGTTTACGGGGTAGTCCTCTTTATACTGGAACTCCGCTATATTACCCTCTACGTCCACCATCCTTTTGAATAAAGACCCGTTCTTTGAGAAAAGCACTGTAAGCACCCCGTCCTCAAAACTAAACTTAGGGTACAACCCTGCACCCAACACATGGGTGTCTCCTCCGGTCCACTCCCAATCCAGCCCGTTGTGTACCTGCTTCTTATAAAAGATCAGCTTAGCCCCGTCCCTGAAGTTATAAATACGTTCTATAGCGCTGCCACTTGTCTGAACTATTGCAATAAGGGCATAGTTTTCTTGATATGTGTCAAATAAGCCTATGTCTCCCGTGGTACTGTTTACCAGGACATATTTGTAAGAGGGTATCACCACTGGTAAAAAAGTTTCCGGCCAGGTGAGCGTCGTACCGTTTACTATTACAGACGAGGGAGCTAATCTTATTTCTGTATCTCCAGTCTTAGTACAAACATTTAAGTCTTGAGGAGCTCGAACTCCTGCCGAGTACACGAGGATAGACGCACCCGTACTGTGCTTTACCATAAAGGAGTTGCCCACTGTTAGTACTGGCTTATCCATAAAGGTGCTAGGGATGATGGGTCCCACCCTTATTAAGGGTCTGCCACTTTTTATGATTTTTGTATTCGCCACCCGTTACCCTCCTTAGGTCACGATAGTTCCGTGGATGTTGTTAGAGTGCACAGCCCCTTCCTCTACCCTTCGTAAATCTATACCCACTTCCTGTGTACCTATATCATTTTGATGGATATTAGCGTAACGGTAGTTATCCACCTCCACAGCCTGTAGGCCTCTAAATTTACTTCTCCGTACGGTTATAGACCCTCTCTGGGTAGACGCACCATTCACTGCTACCACACCCGCGCTATCAAAAGATAACTGATCCACCGTCACCGATAACCCGTTATCTACCGACAGACCCCCGAAGTTAGCCCAAGGGTCCTTCCCCAATCCCTTAACTTTACAGTGGGTCCTTTTTTGGATGACCCTATTCCCGTACTCCCCTGGATATAGTAAAAGAACACCACCACCTCTCAACATATCTAAGGCCAAATCCATGGAGGACACCGGTGATCTCATACCTCCTAAAGCCGTGTTGGACCCATTAAACGAGTCCACATATACTGTATTCCTCTTTCTTTCTAACCATATAAACTTCTGTAGGGCCACTGTATATTGTGTAAGCACACCCTCATAACCCACCTCTACCACGATCTCTTCTGGAAAGGGGTCCGCATCTGAATACCCCTCGTCTTGTATCTGAAGTACCCCTGACGTAGCGTTTATATAAAACAAGTGGAGAGGGTCTCCACTTACTATAACAAAGGTGTGGGGGCCCTCTCCATACTGAGGAGGTCTTATCGCCCCTATCATGTAATCGGCGCCTTTATCGTGAGGGACTTTGAAGGTGTAATCCGCCATTAGTTCCTCTCATACATGACTCGTATGTTTACTACGAAGCCCTCATCTATAACGCCCTTTATATCAGACCCTGGTAGATCCCAAGAGAGGGTGCTACCAGTCACCGTAAAGTCCACCCCGTACACCTGGGCTGGTCCTCCTATAGGGTCCACGGACACCTCGTCAGGTAATATAGGGGCATAACTTAGGGATAAACTACTACCCGGGAGGCTTCCTATATCCTCGAAATACTCTACTTCTAAAGCCATCTTAATCTCCTTTTAGCTCCAACCGCCGCCGCTACTTACATAGTTCCTACGAGACTGCACCCCAACCCTACTGTAAGGACCCAATGCTGCCGAAATACCAATACCAAAACGAGGCTGCTTTAAACCTTTCACTATCTTAATGGTACTTTTTGCCTCTTCCTTCAACTTATCGAAGCTTTGCTCCAAGTTCTCTTTCATAGACATGTACTTAGAACTTTTTTCCAAGTCTAAGGACACGCCCGAAATAGAGTAGTTAAACTCATCCGCTATCCAGTTTAGGGCTACTGCTCGGCACGCTCTCGCCCCCGCGCCAACTATGATCGCTGAGGACCAGTTGTATGGGAGGTTGTCTAGTGTTATGTCCGTTGCGGGGGGTGCCGAGTTAAAGTCGTACACAGTGTCCAGTAAATAGTAGTACAGCTCCTCATCTTCCCATATATACCCAAACACCTCTGTTTGGGTCTGAAGGAACTTTTCCGTCGAGGGAGGCCTAAACCTATAATTTCTATCGGGGTTGTTGTCCCTGAGGGATATCCTGAGCCTCTTTATGAGTTCATCCAAAAAAGGTAGCTGAGGAGGTCTAAAACCCGATTTATTTGTAACCGTTGAGGTATCCACTACATTGAAATTTTGTATCACCTGCATGATGGGGGAGGTGGCTTCTTCTTTAAAACTCCACCGTACTACCCAGTCCCCTATATTCGCGTCTAAGGGGATAGTTGTTGCCGCATAAAATTCACCTACCCCCGTGGACTGAGGTATCTGATTTGGTTCCCCTATCAACACCTCTAAACCTGTAGTAAAGTCAAAAACAGCATAGGTTATTGCGTACGGGTCTACTAATTGCCCGGCTCCGTTTCTTATGGATATCCTCAGGTCACTTGGCCCTGTTACCTGACCCTTCTGAAAAGCTACACTCATTATAGTTTCCCCTTACTTGTACAGCACGGATAGTTCGTCTTCTACTTCAGGAGCCTCTGTCTTAGCACCTTTTAGGCCTAATAGTTTTAGCATCTGATCATTCTCATTCTCGGGAAGCCCTTTCTTATTGTCTTTCTGCCTTTTCTCTACTAACGCCCCGATATCGGTATTGCTAGCCACCTTCAATTCGTACACCTGTTCCCCATCCAACTTAGCAGCATCTGCCGGTGTGATTACCTTTCCTGCTTGCTTTTCCTTGGCAGCAGCCTGTTCCACCTGGCGTAGCACATCTTTGAGGGCCATGAGTATCTTGTTCCTCTTACCCTCATATCTGGTGGTAAACATACCCGTTTTACCTTTGTCCTTCAGACCCAAGAATCTCTCTAGACCCATGGGGTCTTCCCCCTTAGCATACAGAATGGCTAAAGTCAGTATTTCATACAAGGTTCTTTGTTTCACTTCATCTACATCTACCTTGATCATCTCTACCCCTTTACACTATTACTACTGTTGCCGTTAAGTCCATATAAGGACTTGCTATTTTCTTGTCCGACACCCCTGCACTTTTGACCCAAAAGAGTGTGTCTATTGTCCTGGGTTCGTCCTCTGCCCGTACTTGATATTCCCAGCGTATTGCGTACCTTCCTGTAAACCACGAGTCCCCCACTATGAAGTTAGGTCGAAAAAGCCCTTCCCTCATCTTTAAAGGGACTCTCTCTGTGTAACCTATGGGATTAAAAACTTCGCTTTCTGGAAAGAAAAAACCCACAGCATAGGATACGTCATATGGTGAAAAAGGAGCTTGGGAGGTATCCCTAAAAGCTATAGTTAGATCTGCATCAGTAAGAAACATCCCGTGTTTCAGCACAGGGATTGCCGGGTTCTCTTTCATTACCGGCGGTACCTGTCCTGGATAGAGCGGATCCTCTATATAAAAACCACCCTCGGCGGGTGCTTTACAGAGGGACTCTTTCGAGATGTTGGGTACATAGGCAGTCATAGTAAAAACTGCGCTATGGATTAGAAGATTATCCTAGGCGCCTTCGTCTGCACCCTGTTCTAGGTCTTCGTCGCTTTCCATTGCAAGGATTAGTTCTAGTACTATGTAGACGATGTTGTTGTCGTAGTCTACCAAAGGGATATAATCTACCTGGCCTTCCCAAAGGAACTCCCCTAAACCATCTCTAAGTTCTGTGCTGTCTGCGCCAGGATACTCACTTACGATATAGGCAAGAACAGGTTTGTGAGAAATTTCTTCGAGAGTTTCTTTCCTCTCCGACACGAAATCAGATACTAAGGCATTTAGCACCCGGTAGTCTTCAGGGAGGTCCCCCTCAAACGGTACAGTCAGCTGCACATAGAGGACGAAATCTTCCTCATCTATACCCGCTACCTCTTTATTACCTGATTCATGTATTTCACCTACTAAAGGCTTGCCCCAGGTTATTTTCTTTTTGGCATCTTTTGTAGCCTCAAAAACTTCTTGGATAGTTAGCATATTATCTCCTGCTTCCTAAGATTTCCCCACACAAGGACTTTAATGATCTGATTTTATCCACCAACTCTAAAGCATCCACCTGTAGTTGGTGCGCTAAGTAGTCCTTAACCAGCGTACCCGCCAGGCTAGTCCTGTTGTCCAAATGGAAGTATACCCTGCCTTTATCTGACGAGTACCTTACTAACTTACAACCTGCTGCCATTAAACTTGCTGCCTGGTACATGTCACAGGTCCGGTATTCTTCTGTTTGTTCAGCCATTTTTATATGTCCTTTTGGATGTGCCCCTAGGGGGTGCGCCTATATCTGTATGTTTATTTACAGGTTAAAAAGAATATTTAAAGAATATGCTCGTCGCTTCCATACGCTACAAAACGAAAAAGGACTAAGGAGAGTCTCTCCTTAGTCCTACAAATGTTTTCTGAGCTCTAATGTTGCTTAGAAGTCACCAATGGTGTTGCTTGGGTCTGTTTTAGTACCCACAGTACCAGAACGAATACCTAAACCAGTAACGCCAGCCAAGGTGTCAGTTTCTTCAAAAACAAAAGCATCTTCAAATTTCTTTAAGATACCTTTTTCTCGAGATAACAACACGTTCCCTGAGTTTACTAAAGCAATGCAATCACCAGGATTAACAACAATGTCCTGCCCGATAGTGCCCATTACACCGCGACCTAACTGAGGACGTACACCTACGTCTTCTAAGTAAAGAGCACCGTAGTTCACACCGTCATAACGAATTACTGTATATTTTGAAGCCATGATAAGTTTCCTTTTTCGGTTCCTGTCCGTTCCCCACCCCACTATTGGGACTAGTTTTACAAGACTTTGTACTTTTGTTTATCTGTATTATTAGATTATGTCTTAGCCACCTCTATTAGGGGGCTGGTTTTGCTATGAGCGTGTACTCCACTTTACCAGGCACAGTGCCTGAGTAGTTTGAGTAGGTGATTAACATCGCACGGGCACCGAGAGGATCATTTTTAAGGTATATAGTTTCGGTCGCTATTACCCCCGTCCCAGAGAACGTCCTCTCTATCACAAATTCGTCTTCATAAAAAGGTACACTAGATACCGCCAAGGCTCCTCTCGCCGAGGAGGCTCCCGCTACCCACCCTCTAGCCGCTTCTGATAAAGCGGACAGCTGGGCGCTCTTAGCATAGTTGTCAATTTGTACACCCCTACGCACCCCTTCTGTCCCTACCGCCTTCGCAGGAGCTTCCGCTAGGTCACTTTCCCCATCCACCCCATTCACATAAGTCGCTTTGAAGTACAACGGGGTACTGGCAAAGGACACTGCGGCCAAGCTGATGTCTGCGCTCTGCACCTCTGCTAGGGATACCGTGATCAATATCCGCGGGTCGGAAATGCCTCGTTCTGATAGGTAGGGGATGGAACCTTTCACCTTATAGAAGGTAGCAAACTCCCCTACCGCTACATACACATTCAAGTACTCCGCGTCCAGTATACCTAACTCAGCTTTATCCACAAAAAGATTTACCTGATTACTGTAAACCTTTTCTAGTTGTAGCCTTATTGTTGTTGCCATGTCTCTGCCTCTTTTGTTTTAATGTCTTTCAAAACCGCTACGAAACCATTAACAGATTATGATTTCAAGAGGTTCCATTCCTGGAGCCACCCTTTCGCTATGTTCTCCCAGGAGTAGGCGACCGCTTTCTTGTGTGCTTTTTCTGCCCAGTACCAGCGGTAAGGCTCGTCTGTTAGTGTCTTTATTACTTCCGCTAAAAACTTTTCTTGGTACTCTTTAGTGAAAGACCACTGTGTGGGGTTCACTGTGTCTGGCCCTGTTATGTATATACCAGCCTCCCCCACTGTAGTCAACAACCCTGCTAAAGGGGTTGTTACTATAGCATTCTGGGCCAAGCCTGCTTCCACCGCGGATATACAAAAGGTCTCTGTGAACCACGTAGGATATGCCCAAACTTTGGCCTTCTTCTGGTACTCAGCAAGTTCCTTCTTAGAAACTCTACCTACATACTTCACACCCGGTTGGTCTAAGAGTCCTTTCAGTTTCTCGATCCTTGCTAGCTCTTCAGCGTTGTTCCTGGCCAGGGCCGCCTTTTCCCAATTCTCAAAGCCGTATGCAACCACTAATTCAAAGTCTGGCACCTCTTTAAGGATTTGAGGGACCATACCCAGCAACTGCAATAACCCTCTATCAGGAGATGAGCTGTAAACCGCCATGTTCTTCTTCTCTAATATGGGCACCTGGGCATACAGTTCTTGTCTTACGCCATTGGCCGTCAAAAACAATTGCTCTTGGGGTATCCCGTGATGCCTGTGCACAAACTCTTTATGCCATTCACTCAAAACACCATACTTTTTAACAGCCCATTTTTTTACATCGTAGTTTTTGTCCTGGTTCAACCAAATGTCATGTACCATTACATCTACCCTTCCAGCATGGAGCTTACCCTGGTTATACAAATCACAGGATCTTGATAACAGAAGGAAGTCTACGTGTAAATGTTGGGACCACTCAAAGTACTTACTGTAATGCAGGTAGGTTACTCCGTCCTTATCTTTTGCCCCATCCTCCACACAGTCGTTGAACACATACGTATCCGCACCCGTCTTACTAAACTCTGCCGCCAACTCCGCAGCCCATGTTTCAGAACCCGCCATACCTCTCTCAACAGTGTCCCTGTCCCATTTTTCCCATGCAGGACCTGTAAATATTACCACCCTAGGCTTCTTCCACTTTTCCTGATAAAGCCAGTGATTATATTTATCCTCTTTGTCGTATTCCTCTTTACCTTCACTTTGATAAGCCCCTCGACTTATACCACCAAAGTGGAAAACAAATGAATCTATAGCCTGCCCGGTGCGGTAGTTCATCTTTTTTAACCGCCGACAGTGGTCTAGATCCTCGCAACCGTTCTTATATAAAGGATCCAATTCTCCTACTTCAAGCCACGCCGACCGTGCAAATATTGTGGCATAGTAAGCTACCCACGGCTGCTCTCTGAACTGCCCATGTAGCGCACCATTAGAGCGTTCCATAAACTCATTTAGTTCTGCTAAGTGAGGGTTTATCTGGGGTATTGTCATGGCAGGTACTAACTCTAAACCAGCCTTCTGTAACCGCATCGGGTAATTAGGAGTCCCTTCTGTCCCGTGTAACCACCCCCTGTCACAGTTAGACAGAACACCGCATGCTGCTAACCTATCCTCTCTGTCCATTTTAGCAGCCAAGTTATCTAACCAACCCTTAGAAACAATTACATCTGAGTTTAATACCACAAAGTATTTGCCTGCACCGGACATATTTACACCGGCATTCACCGCTTGGGAAAAATTCTTTCTTTCACCCCTCTTACCTAATACAGTCACACCCTCTAAGGAGTCTAAGTACTGCCAAGTCTCTTCCCCCGAACCCGCATCAGATAAGATAATGTGATAGGGGTGATCCGTATTCGCACGTATGCTCTTTACACATTCTTTGAGGTACGGCACCTCATTGTATACGGGGACTATGATGGGGATAGCTGGTTTTGGTCCTTCTTCTACAGCTTTAGGGGTTATAACTTCTCGGGGTTCCCAAGATGTGAGAACTTTATCCCATTTATCAGCGATGGCCTCTATAGAATACCCTTGTACGCTATCTTTCCCATTCATGCCTATCTGTATCCTTTTATATACATCTTTTAACTCTACTAATGCTGCATACCAGTCTTCGGGGTTGTCACAAAGATAACCGTTTTCCTTATGCTTTATAAAGTCTAGATATGCCGGTAGTTTTGAGGCTATGACCGGGATACCTAAGGCCATGGCCTGGGCTGCCTTGATATTGGATTTTGCGGGCTGCTCTTTTACTCTTTGTGGGCACAGTACTACATGGGCACTTTTCATAACATCTTGCCAACCTTCCAAGCTCCACGGGACTGTCGCATTTTCCCATTCGGTACAAACCTCTAGCTCATACCCTGCCTCTGTTATAGTGTCCTTTAAGTACTCTGTCACTAGGTAGGAATTACCTCCCATACCTATGAACAAAGCTTTTAACTTTTCCTGACCTTGCAAGTAATTGTAGGGCTCCCCCTCTAACGGTTCATAGGCGTCCTCTATCACCGTAACTTTCTTTGCATACGGTTTTGCCATTTTTGCTAATTCTTTTGAACAGCATACCACTCCGTCAGCTAAGGATAACATTTCCGCTACATTGGTGATACCTATCACCCCCTCGTTAAAATCGAAAAGGACGAGGATGCCTTGCTCCTGCAACTTTTTTACTAGCTCCATATCCACTGGACTGTACGAGCTGAAGATAGCTATGTCCAAAGTGTCCTTAGCTTTTGCTACTACGGTGTCTACGGGGACTCTGTGATAATTACTGTGTACATCCGCAGCGTACCCCCTCTTCTTCATCTCTAACAGTAAGTTTAATCTTCGTATTCTTTGTGAGGGGTATTCTGGTACTATGACTTCCTCAAAGAAGCCTATTCTATACTGGGACAAAGGGCCTGTCTTTCCTTGAGGGGTTTCTTTAGCTTTCCTTAACTTCTCTTGTAGATAGTTCACGTTGCCTACGTACGCCGCGCTACCCGGGCTAATCTCTAGGAATTTTTGCGCACAGAGAAGCGCCCGCTCCACATTGTTAGTCTCATCATACAAGAACATTAGTTTCTCTAGTGGTTTTTTATTGTAGTATGAGGGGTCCGCTGCAAAAAGGCCATCTGCTTTTTTAGTCAATGCTTTTTCTAGATACTGTATCGCCTTGTTCTTATCTTTACTTAAATGTACTTCTATGTCAGCAAGGAGCACATACACCTCTGCGTACTCTTCACTGATAGTGAGAGCTTTTAGCAGGGTCTCCCTTGCTGCTCCTAAATCTTGTTTTTCTTTGAGATACCTAGCAAATCGTATATGTGCTTGTATCCGATTCTGGTAATAGTCATTGGGGCCGTTCAGGTACTCTTTTAGGGCCTTGATAGATTTTTCCCTCTCTCCCGAATCAAAAAGATCTTTTACATAATAAAAGATATTTCTGGGGGAGGCTTTCCCACTACCATAAAGCTTTTCCAAAATACGTAGATTTCTGTCAGTGTGTGTGGTTTTAATGCGCCTATGCTCTACACTAATGTCAAACCTTTCTAAATGGGGCACATTTGAATATATTGGAAGATATTCATGTATAGGGTCGCACCATCGGTACACTGGATCATTTAATGTGATTCTTTCCCTAGGTAAGGTCAGTAACACTTTGTCTCCCGACCATGAGTAATTATAATTCATTAGCACATAGTGCACCTGGCATTTTTCCAAAACACTACTTTTCAAATCTTGCAATTTACGGTATGCCTCTACACTTAATTCATCATCAGCGTCTAACCACATGATGTACTTACCTTTCGCCTGGTCGTAACAGTAATTTCTTGCAGCCGAGAAATCATCTACCCACTTAAAGAAGGGAGTCCTTGCTGCATACTTTTTGGCCACGGCCTCTACTTGTGTATCTTCGTGTGTCCTTGTTACTATTATCTCGTCAAACAAAGAACCTTGGGTACTTCTTAGACATCTCTCTAATTCTACCTGTTCCTCTTTACCCACTATGATGCACAGGGATAATAGCGTGTCCCCCTTAGTTTTTGCCACGGTATTCCTCACATTTCTCGTTTTTTTCTTACGATGTTTAGCAGCACTCACGATATCCCTCGCATTTCTCGTTTTTTTCTTTCGACAAAATCGGCCAGGGCTACCCTTGCCTCCTCGGCAGGATCTGTCATTCTTTCCTTAGCATAGCCCCCAAACCACTCCTTTACTTCAGGAGAAACCCTTAACGACCACACTACTTTTTTGTTTTTGACGCTCATATGTATACCATGGTATACATATTTATAGATTATTAGGGGACCTGTGTTAGCCCATGTATGTGATGACATCCGCAGCAGCTAGCAGCTGCTCGTACTTTACCATTCGTTGCTCTGTTAAGAAGTCATCACGAGGAGTTACCCTTAGTACTATCCGTGCTTCATCAAAGGACCCTGTCATGACTAAGGGTATCAGATTCATGGTTGCTTGTGCTATGCCCATACCCGATTGGGAGTCTAGATCCGAGGTTATACATTCCTGCCGAAACAAGGAGATAAACTCAAAGCCCACCTTGACGTTGTAAGCTACCTCGTCCGCAGGTGTATATACATTATTTAATCGCATACAGTTGTTATTCATCTCTATCTCATACCTGGATTGGTTTACCGCTTCTCCGAAGAAGTCTATGACCTCGTGCGACGCATAGTCATCTAGTATGCTATGAGACTCTGTTAACCAGTAATTCTTATTGTTATACACGCAGACCGAGTCTACATAACAAACCCTACTTATATAACTCATATCTTCTATTCTCCTTAGGTACAGATAAGGGGTATGGTCTGTTATCCCGTATGAAACCAAGAACTGCTTTGCTAGGGCTATGGTGTCAAAAGCCCCTAAAATTTTGGATGTAGATTGTTTCATTAAATATATCATAAGGCCTCCACTTTTAGGTACAGTGTGGACGAGGTGCTTACAAAGGGTTCGCAGGTGTCGCCCGTTAACGACCACCCCAGAACGGTCGCCCCTGCCCCGGAGTCATCACGAGCACTGGCTGCCGTTCTGTACGTCATATACCTTTCTCCTAGCCCTAAATAGTAGGAAGTACCTCCTACAAGAGTCGGGCCTGTTCCTCCAAATGTTTTTGTGTGTATGTAAGACGCATCCCCCTCTATAGTATCTCCTACGACTGCCGACACTCCTGTCATACCCATTTGCGAAAAAACCATAGTCCGGTTCGCATTATACACCGCTACTACATAATTAAAATGAGGGGGGGTGTTGCTGTGTATCATACTGAAAGCCTCTAATGTCATCGTCGATGCCGGTGTGTACTCTACCATGAATACACTGTCCGTCACGAAGGGCTGCCAACTGTCTGCGCTAGCGCCCCCTTTTTGCCACAACAAATTATCCCCCATCCATACGTGAGAGATGTCATTGGGCCCTAGCACTATCTCACTAGTTTCAACAAAGGAGTTTATCACTACGTTACTGGTGTCTGCCATGACATTACCCTACTAAGAAGTATAACCTTCCTGCGACCCTGCTTCCTACTTCCGGCAGGGTCGTCACCACCTCGATACTCGTCACGACGTTAGTCCCCGCTACATTTGCTATGGGGCCTACACCCGTGCTGCCCTGTAAACCTGTGGCGCCCTGGTTTCCTTGAGTACCTTGTGTTCCTTGGATACCTGTGACACCCTGGGTACCTTGCAATCCTTGTATACCTGTTGCACCTTGGATTCCCTGAGTACCTTGCAACCCTTGAACACCTGTTGCACCTTGATTTCCCTGAGTACCCTGTGTTCCTTGGATACCTGTTGCACCTTGATTTCCCTGAGTACCTTGCAACCCTTGAACACCTGTTGCACCTTGGATGCCTTGAGTACCTTGTATGCCTTGTAAACCGGTTACACCTTGGATTCCTTGGATTCCTTGTAAACCAGTTTCACCTTGTGTGCCTTGTAAACCAGTTACACCTTGGATCCCCTGGATTCCTTGTGAACCAGTCTCGCCTTGTGTGCCTTGAGACCCTTGTAAACCGGTTACACCTTGGATTCCATGTAAACCGGTTACACCTTGGATTCCTTGTAAACCAGTTACACCTTGGATCCCTTGGGTTCCTTGTGAACCAGTTTCGCCTTGTGTGCCTTGAGACCCTTGTAAACCAGTCTCGCCTTGTGTGCCTTGGATTCCTTGTAAACCAGTTTCGCCTTGAATGCCTTGTAAACCCGTTACACCTTGGATGCCTTGAGTACCTTGTAAACCAGTTTCGCCTTGTAAACCAGTTACACCTTGGATGCCTTGGGTTCCTTGTGAACCAGTTTCGCCTTGGATACCTTGAGACCCTTGTAAACCCGTTACACCTTGGGTTCCTTGTAAACCGGTTACACCTTGGGTTCCTTGTGAACCAGTTTCGCCTCGGATTCCTTGAGTACCTTGTAAACCGGTCTCACCTTGGGTTCCTTGTAAACCGGTTACACCTTGGGTTCCTTGTAAACCGGTTACACCTTGGGTTCCTTGGATGCCTTGTAAACCAGTTACTCCTTGGATGCCTTGAACACCTTGTAAACCAGTAGCACCTTGGGTTCCTTGGATTCCTTGTGAACCAGTTTCGCCTTGGATTCCTTGAGCACCTTGTAAACCGGTCTCACCTTGGGTTCCTTGTAAACCGGTTACACCTTGAGTTCCTTGGATGCCTTGTAAACCGGTTTCACCTTGGATGCCTTGAACACCTTGTAAACCAGTAGCACCTTGGGCGCCCGTGTCTCCTTGAACGCCTTGTGTACCAGTTTCACCTTGCGTCCCCTGAGCACCTATGGCACCTTGCGTCCCTTGTAAACCTGTTACCCCTTGAGGCCCTTGTATTTTTCCTACACTTTGCCACCCCGAGGAACTGTATACGTAACCTTCACCATCCTCGTCTAAAACGAGATAAAGATCTCCTAGCTCTGGATCAACAATTGAAGCTAAATCACTAAAGGTAGATACCGCTCCCTTTAGTGTTACCGATGTCCCATCCTGCCCCTGTAACCCCTGAGGACCTGTCTCACCCTGTGTACCAGTTTCACCTTGTAAACCTGTGGCACCTGTTTCTCCCTGTGTACCTGCTGCACCCGTTTCTCCTTGGACACCTTGAGCGCCTGTCCCCCCTTGTTCCCCCTGTACACCTTGTAAACCAGTTTCGCCTTGGAGACCAGTGGTTCCTTGAACACCCTGGAGACCCTGTAGGCCAGTTTCCCCTCGAGTACCCTGAGCGCCTGTCTCGCCTTGTACACCTTGGAGACCCGTTTCTCCCTGGAGACCAGCATCCCCTTGGATCCCTTGTATACCTGTTTCTCCTTGATTACCTTGTAAACCTGTTACACCTTGATCTCCCTGTTCCCCTTGGAGTCCAGTTTCTCCTTGAATACCTTGTAAACCTGTTATGCCTTGAATACCTTGTAGACCCGTCTCACCTTGGTTGCCTTGGGTTCCTTGTATACCAGTTTCGCCTTGTAAGCCAGTTACACCTTGGATACCCTGTACACCGGTTTCTCCTTGAACACCCTGTACGCCAGTCGCACCTTGGATACCTGTGCCCCCTTGGAGGCCTTGTACCCCTTGCTCACCTTGGGCGCCCGTTTCGCCTTGAGTACCCTGTAGACCGGTCTCACCTTGTTCACCTTGGGTTCCTTGTAAACCAGTGACACCTTGAAGGCCTTGTGTACCAGTTACACCTTGTTCACCTTGGGTACCCTGTAGACCAGTGACACCTTGAGTACCCTGTAGACCGGTCTCTCCCTGGGCACCTGTGTCTCCCTGGGCACCTTGCGTCCCCTGAGCACCTGTGGCACCTTGCGTCCCTTGTAAACCTGTTACCCCTTGAGGCCCTTGTATTTTTCCTACACTTTGCCACCCCGAGGAACTGTATACGTAACCTTCACCATCCTCGTCTAAAACGAGATAAAGATCTCCTAGCTCTGGATCAACAATTGAAGCTAAATCACTAAAGGTAGATACCGCTCCCTTTAGTGTTACCGATGTCCCATCCTGCCCCTGTAACCCCTGAGGACCTGTCTCACCCTGTGTACCAGTTTCACCTTGTAAACCTGTGGCACCTTGTGCCCCTATTTCACCTTGTAGACCTTGGGCCCCTGTCTCGCCCTGAGCTCCTGTAGTCCCTAACTCACCTTGGGCCCCTGTCTCGCCCTGATCACCTTGTAGACCTTGGGCCCCTGTCTCTCCTTGAATCCCCTGGATACCTGTGTGTCCTTGAGCTCCTTGAGTACCGGTGACACCTGATGCCCCCGTTTCACCCTGTAGACCTTGGGCACCCGTTTCTCCTTGAGGACCAGCGAGGCCCGTGGGACCTTGTAAACCTGTACCCCCTTGCGCACCTGTTTCTCCTTGTACCCCTGTTTCTCCTTGTATACCCGTAGGCCCTGCAGGCCCCGTTATACCTCCAGAGGGCGAAGCTCCTGTAAACCCTTGTACAGCACCTTGTACCCAAGACCGGCCATCATAGTATTCTAAGGTCCCTGTAGGGTCCCCCAAATCGCTTTTGTGTAAAACAACGTATCCTTCTTCAGCAACAAGGGCGTCCCTTTGCACCGTATCCACCACGGGTACCTTCAGGATCTCGCCCTTGTGTTTCATATTTAACGTTTTCACAACAAACACCTCTTGAGTAACTGTACTCAAGACGGTACGCCCATTAATACATTATTCTGGGGATTATAGCGTGCTTCTTTTGAATACTACCTGCAGCTCTCCGGCTGTTAAATTCTCTACTAACACTCTAGTTTTCTCATTCACTTCATCTGTACTTATATTGAAAAAAGGTGCAACCCCTAGCTGTGAAAAGACTTGGTCATCAGGAGGTACCCCGCCCCGCGCTAAGACATTAAAGTAGAAGCACGATTGATTCGCACCCCCGCTTATAGCCATGAAGTAAGAAAGGGCATTATAATTTTCTGTAGTGACTGTGTCCACTACCGACGTCCCCCCTGCGGGTACCGTTGTGGACACGACGGTTTCTGGCGGTATAGGAGGGTCTTCATTAGCAGCCACCACCGTTACTTGCCATTCCCCTGAAATCTCTTCCTCCGCTCCAACAAAAGATACCGATACGGTGTTTAACCCCACCCTTGTGATTTCTGTAGGCAGTATCAACTGATGGTTGTCATCATACACCTGTACCACTACATTAAGGGTATTGAGCATATGTTCTACCTCTAAGATACCTGCCACTAGACCCCCTTCCCGGAAACTTCGTGCATACGAAAAAATGGCCTGAGGCTCTACCTTCTCCCCTAGTATTTGTACACTCCACGAACCCGTTAAAGGAGCCCCTCCCGCTACAGACACTTTTACCCTATTAGGGTCCAAAATATCTATGGAAGAGGGGAGGGTAAGATTAAGGTTATTGTCAAAAACTTGGACAAACACACCCTCTGACCCTATATTATGTACAAAAGTAATGTCCTCCTCTGGGGAGATGTCCGACTGTGTGAAGTTCTGAGTAAACGAACGTATTTGACGGGTGCCCCCCGTACTGGACAAAATCGTTACCCGCCACTCCCCATTGATCCCGTCCGCCCCTGTCAGATCTATATCCACTATGCTATTACTTACTATGCGTATCTCTGTGGGTAATACCATCTGGTTATTTTCATCATACACCTGGGCTACTACCGACCGTGTATTAAAAGGGTGCTGCACTCTGTAAATATCGTTGACGACCATGTCACTTTTAAAAAGACTGGTATAGGCACCTACCTGGTCCCCTACCACAGACACCCCCGTTGAGATGCCCATCCTGTTACTTTGCTGAAAACCTAAAAGCATCGCTCCTGTCCCCTTTCTTAGAAGTGTACCACTATTCGGGCATCTACTATACCACCTCCAGTAACTAGGGAGACTCCCATATCCTTCGGTATATGTCTATAAATCGTGTAGTACGTCTTCGGATGGACCGGCATACTTTTCTGAGGAGTGGCGTCCACCCCTGTGATATCTACATAAAGGACTTCCTCTTCGGAGTTGTTAAAAAACTCGATGAAGAATACATCCTGTGTAAAAAGCAGTCTTTGTACGTTGGCACCAATAAACCTAGATAAATTTTCCGAAGATACTATAGGGCTCTGAGATGTCCCTGCATCCACCTTTTGGTCTGCATTGGAGGGGACCATCCGTGAAGGCCCCATAGCGCTCTCTACTCCCGAAGGATCTACACCCCTAAGTGCTATGTAAAAGGTATCTGATTCCGCTAGACCTTTGGCACTTCTTAAAAAAGAGCACCCCGATAATTTCTTTCCCCGAATGCTCTGGTTAGGGACTTTTTGAACGATTACCGAAAAAGTCCCTTCCTCCCCTGTCATGGAGAGATACACATCGAAGTATTTGTAATCGGGCTGAACATCCCACACTAAGTCTATGGTTTTGTTCTTTGAATAAATCTGCGCCACTGGTACGGCCATTACTAGTTACCTCTAAATTAGATGATGTTTTTCGCTTTTTCCTTGAGGCGTCTCAGGCGTACCTCATCTATACCCGCCGAGTTTTGGGAGCGGGCTTCTTTACTTACGTACTTTTTAAACTTACCTGTGTCAGCCCCTTTCTCTTTGGCCAATTTTTCTGCGTCCTTCCATGAAGAGACTTCTTCCCCATTTACGTTAGGTATTAGACCCTTGTTACCGTACCTTTCTAGCTGAGTCACAGACATTTGTGCCCTACTCTTACGGCGCCGACGCTCTTCCATGTAGTACTTACTTGCCGTCGGGCCTTTTATATAAGACCCAGAACCCCCCGTGGCGTATCTACGCATGGGTTCTTTACACGCATCACAAAGTATTTCAGGTCTCTCCCCTAACTTGTGAACTACATCTTTCACCTCACCGCAAGCACACTTGTATGTGTATATAGGCATAATGGGTATCTCCTTATTTATGATATTTTATCTTTTATTACTGCATAAGCTACATCGGAAAGATACTTAGGTATCTTACCAAAAGCTTTTTTGTATTCTACTAACAACAGGACTATGGTGCTGGGGCTATCCTCTAGCCTCTCCAGTACTTTTTCCTGGACACCCTTTCTGAGTTCCGCAAAGGTACCCTGCACATAGTCATATAAGGCGTATTCACTTACCCCCCTATCCTTTAAACTTTTTCTACCTTGTTTTAACACATCCCCATGTAGCCTAGAGTCCTCTAAGAATTGTACAAAATCCGTCTTCCGGTCTAGTTGATACTCTTCCGTAATTTCCTCTTTGGGTAAAGTGCTTATATCTTTAAAAGCGTCGTCCTTCACACTCAGTAGCTTGTTCTGTATATCCTCGGTGTATGCTTCCTCATCGGGTAAGAAGTCTGATAACTTTGTAGACACGGCGGCTATGTGCTTACACGCGGTTAAGCCCTTGCCCCTCCCTCCGTTTTCCTTGCTGCGGGGCTCCATTAGTTGAGGACGAAACTTAGGCATATACATGTACTTACCTTTCACAGCATAAAATTGGGGGCCTCCCCATAAAAAATCCTCACAAGAACAGGCTATCAGACAAGGATGCTCAGCTAAGGACGACTTGCCTTGTGCCTTCAGGAATTGTACTGTAACCTCCTGAGCATCTGAGCCTCCTGTAACCTTTAATACATATCGTCCTTTTTCTTTCTCATCTTTTTTTGAAACATCCTGTACCGTCAAACTTTTTGCACTCTCTAAGATGTCCCTAGACCTTTCATGACTGCTATTATCCATCACTTCTTTAATGGTCTTGGCCACCTTCTTACCAGGAGTCTGGGAGGCTTCTATCGTGTTGTACGGACCATACAGATTGGAACCCCACGGATTGCCTGTCGCATCATCTTGCCTATGCCGGTTTTGCCAAGTCATCCAACGAGAATTGTCGGGCATCTCACTTCTATTGGGTTTAGTGAACTCTACAGGGAATAAACTACCCTTACCCGGTCCTAAATTGTCATTCTCATTTGCTGGCTGGTACTCTTGCTCCCTAGAACGGCTACGTCCATCTTGTACCCCATCCAGTAAACTTTTACCTAGCTGCCCGTCCGCGTTGGCCGGGCTTGTGTCCACGACAGCCTTAGAAAATTCATTAATGGTGTTCTGACTGGGACGCACCCTTGGCGTGTTTTTCTTTTTAAGATACTCTAACCAAGGAAGACTTTCTTCCTCTTTATTAAATCCTAGGTACCTGGAGGCCACCTTGTATGCTAAACTTCTTATAACAGTATTCTTCATGTATACCTTTATTGTATTGAAAGAATATTTTGCGGAACTGTTGAAGGCATGAAAAAAGGGCACCAAAAGAGGCGCCCTTCGATTTCCTTATGCGAGTGCTTCTAGTCTCGCGATAGCCCCTTTCTTCACCTTCCAGTGAGACTTTTTGCTCACCCTGATAAAGTTCAGCTGGTCTTTGGATTCTAAAGACTCAACTAAGGCCACCTTCTGTTCCAGGTTCAAGGTTTCCCAGTTCTCTGGGTATTCCCCCTCTACTTCTGAAGGTTCTGCTTTCTTCGGGGCGGATTTGGCACTAGCTTTCTTGCTAGTCTTAGCCTTAGGTGCCGCTTTCTTTGGTGCGGGAGGAGGTGGGGGAGCCTTTTTGCCTTTATCTGCCACGGGTACTAATTTAGCGTACTCCGAAGCTAATAACTGACTGTCAGTCCATCCCGCGCTTTTCATTTCCTCATACGTGTATCCGTTGACGGTCACTTCCGTCGATATAGGCTGAGCTTCTGGGGGTACAGGTACTGGAGCCTTTTCCTGGGCTGCTCTGCGTTTTTCAATAGCAGCTAGTTTACTTGCCTCCCATTCCCTTCTTGCTGCCTCACTGGTCTTCGCCTGCTGGTGCACGTTGCCGTCTACGATACCTTGTGACCCTACCACCGTCACGGTAGAGTGGGGGCTTTCTTTGTATTCTTTGTACTGTATTCCAGCTTGCTTTAAAACAGTCCTTTCTATCGCTTCCTCTGAAATAGGTGTACGGCTGGTCACTTCAGTCTTTTCTGCCTTGGAAGGAACCTGCCTCTTTAGGGGGATAAAACCCTCGTCGGCGTAGTCCGCTACCTGTAGTTTTTCCCGTACAGTGCTTGGAGCCACCACCCCTCTGTCTGTACGTACCGTGGCTACCACCTCATTCTGGCCTTCTTCATCCAGTACTGCAAGCTTGGTTCTACCTGTCTGTGCTGTGGTAGCCCTCTGTTGTACCGATCCAGCATCCTGGTAAGATGTTGTACGGGCGATTACACCCTCTTCATCATTGTCTACATTTAGACCTCGTTGAGAGGAAGTAGCGCTAGAATAAACAGTTCGGGCATTATTATCAGACTTGGCTTCATGGCGCACCTCCCTAACGATCTCCTGGCGTTCTTCCACTAAAGGAGCTCTCTCCTGCATCACAGGGGCTTGTTGTGGCACCTCTTGCTCTACGGCACCATCATCGACCAGTAACCTTAGCCATCCTAACTTAATGCATTTAGACAAAGAAGTAGAGGCATCTTGTATGCTGCCGTACTTGACATTATAGCCATCATATTGAATGATTTCCCCTGGGGATACTGTCAACCCCATATTTAAGGCGGGGTTGTTTATCAAAGATAAAGTGAAACGCTCAACGACGACGTAGCTTTTCATGTTCATTACAAGGTACTCCTATTTGTTATGTACTGTCTTTTCGGCTCCCTGGGACGAGAGGCCTTTTGTTATATTAATACACTACTTTTTCAATTAGTAGATTATGATGCCGCCTTATCCTTTGGCCAATGCCGCTAGCTTTTCCAGGATTTTTTCTTTCCTTAATTCTCTTGTTTGAGCAAGTTGGGCCAGATAATCCTCAGAATCCTCTATGTCCCCGGGCTTCTGCGTGTTTACCCGCATTTCACTTAAAGCCTGCCCAGGTTCTTCATCTGGGTCCCCCGTACTAGTCTCCAAGTCCTGTACGTGCTCTTCCTCGTCTTGAAGAATATCCATAAGCTCATCCGCTAACCCATATTCCCCTAAAGACATAGCCTGTACGATCCTTTCTTTATACCTGGCCACCGCCGTGTGTTCATCCTCTAGATCCTGTAGTAACATCTCAGAGGATTTAGCGCTCTTCTTTATTTCCCCTAAGGATACATCTGGTACGCCCCCTAGCTGCGCGATACGGTCGGCTATGACGACAGAATGCTCTATTTCTTCTTCCGCATGCTCTTTTAGATGTTGACGGATATTGTCGTATGCCGCCCCTCTCATTACTGCGTAGTGCTGGTAATACTGTAGGGCTGCTGTGTATTCTAGGATCAGATCCCCTTGCAGACCTTCTATCAGGTCCTCTTTAGTCACCTCCACCTCGGGAAGTAACACACTCGGGATAGCAGCCGTCTTCACACCCCTATCCTTCTTAAAAATCGTATTAAAAATATCTACAGTACCCATGGTCTTTATACCCCTTTTTTCTAGGTTTCTACTAATTCTTTGTTTTCAGCTAACTTCTTCAAGGCGGCTAGCACCTTCTGGGCCTGCTTGTCTACCGTAGGTACCTTAGCCCTCTTGTTTTTCAGGTACCCTATAAGGGCCTTAACTTCTTGGTAAGGTAAGAACTCCTCTATCTCCGTCCCATCCGGGTACTCTTCCGAGTGCTCAGATACCCATTCTTCTAGGGCTTCTACTGCTTCCGTCTGCTTTTCCACCGCCGGTCCATCTATCTGGGAGAATACATTAGACAACGCCGTCTCTAACCCATAAAGGGGTAGCGATGAAGGTCTCCCCCTCTTGTACTGCGAGTATGTCTCCCCCGTAGGAGCCGAAGGTTTTTCCTCTACAGGTTTTTCCTCTACAGGTTTTTCCTCTACAGGTTTTTCCTCAGTGGGTGTTTCCTCTACAGGTTTTTCCTCAGTGGGTGTTTCCTTCTTAGCATAGGGTGGGGAGGTCTCCTCCTTATCCTCCAACGCTTCCTCAGTCTCCTTCTTTATTGGTGATTCAGTAGTAAGAAGTGTTTCTTTTACCATACTTATGAGGTCTTCACCAACATCCTCTTTTGTCAATAAGGGGGCCTCCGGTAGCTTCTGAAAACTTTCTATGGTATCTACCAAGGACTCTTTCTCTTCCGCAAAGGACTCTTGTACACTCTCAAGGCTTTCCTTAAAGTCCTCTAGCATACTTTCTACTTTTCCCCTGTCCGCACCCGAATCCCCTAGGGATCTTTCCACCTTAGTCAAAAGCCCCTTTAAGTACCCTACAGTAGCTCTGCGGATGACGGGGTCTGCTACCTTTCTGTTAAGGGCTTTCCCTGTCTCTTTTAGGGCCTCTTCTAAATACGCTACGACGTCCTCGGGTTTGCTTGTCACAAGCTCTCTTAAAGCCTTATTAACATCCGCCTCTAATGATTCCGCCGCATCCTCTACCTGGGTAACCCCTTGTGCCTTCGTCTTTATCCTTTGCTCCAGACGCTCTTTTACCTCCTGCAGGGTTACTACATCCTCTGAAGGTACCTTCTCTCCTTTAGGGGTCTTCTCTTTAACAGCTTCCAGGAATGGGACCACTTCTTTATCCTGTATTTTCACAGGGGTCTTCTTGTAAGGGGCCTTTCTTTTTGCCTTAGCTTTTGCGGGCTTTTCCTTCTGGATACCGTCCCCTGGTGCCTTTTTAGAAGTCTCTCCCTTTTCCACACCAGTAGCATCGGGCTCAGGAGTATCCGGAGATTTCTTCTCTTCCTCGAGTACCGGACGACCTTTCTGTTTCTCCATCTCTTTTTTTAGGGCTCTTTCCTCTTTTAGCTTTTCTACCTTTTTTTGTACGATCTTTATAACGGAAGGTAGCTTTTTACCCTCGGCATCTAGTATTCTTAGAATGTCTTCGTCAGGAGTGCTTGGTCTTACCGCTAAGCCCAATATAGCATTAAACATCTTCCTCATGGGTGACCCTTTAAATACATATGCAACGCTTAAGGTTTTCACATCTATGGGTCCTTCAGGAATAAGGTACTTACCCGCTATCGCATCCCCTATTCTTGTCACTTTGCTTTTTAGCTTGTCTGGCACCAGCCCATCCCGCACGACTACATCTGTCATGGCCCGCACTGCATCTCTATCACCCCTCTCTAGAGTTCTTCCCGCTATCTCTGTAGGCCTCTGCGATAGATCCCTACTGTCAATGCTATCCTCAATACCCTGCTGTTCTTCTTCGGGCACTCCCTGGTGTTCTTGTGCGACAGAGGGAACCTTCTCATAGTAGTTTCGCAGGGCACTGTACATATTGTTATCCCCGTCCAAAGCGATAAGATGAAAGGTGTTTATCACACTTTCTTGCTTTTTTGGGTTATCTCTGTAATGGTCTAAAGCCTTTTTGTAAGACTCCAGAAAGCCTCTTAGGTCTTTTGTGTATGGCAGGGTACCTACCTCTGCAGCCAACTTGAGACCTTCTATCTGACTTTCCTTGCGTTCAAAAATCTCGGGGTAGAACTCTCCTGTACTGCTAAAGCCATTGTTCTTCAAAGCTCTTTTTATCCTGTTCCACTCGGGCAGAACAGTTTCTTCCTCTATCTCTTTTATGGCTCTTAGATAGCCCTCTGTTTTGTCGGGATCACCTTTCGTTAATATCTTCTGTACCCTTGCCCGTATAGCTGTAGTAGTTTTATCTAAACCCTCTTCCGCGAACCACTTGTTCTTCTCGTAATTCTTTTTACTTTGGGGATCTTTAACCTCTATCCCTCTCTTTTCTTTTGCTAACGACTCTACCATATCATTAACCATATCAAAAAGAGCTCCCCTGCTTAAGAGCAAGTCGTGTACAATGGAGTACAGTCGTTTAAGTGCCTCTGTGTTTCCCCGAAACACCCTTTGAGACGCGAAGATGTTCTCTACAAAGACCTTTGTCCACTTCCTTAGATTATTGATGTAGGAGGATATAGCAACGCTATCGGTAGCTCGTTTTTCTTGTAAAGATCTTTCCACCTCATCTAAGAACTTTTCTTGGTTCCCCTGCCATAACCCTATCTGAGACAAAGCTTGTGCTGCATCTTTCAACCCTTGATCTAATGCTTTTTGGTTTTGCACCACCTTGTCCGAGAACCACTCAGGGTTTTCACTTAAGTCTTCCTCTAGGGTATCCGCTAGATTTAAGAACACCTCTTCGACGTTCTTCTTATCCTTAAGAAGGTTTTGGGCCTTCTGGATTTCGCTGCTGCCTGCCATCTCTTTTTTTAAACCTACCACGGGTACCCCTTAAGTTTTTCTTCAAAGTATTTATTTTTCTCTTCGGGGATAAACTCCTCCAACCCTGCTACCTTAAAAGCAAAAGTATCTGCAAAGTCGTCCCATGGGTTTGTCCTGGCGTAGTACCTAACAAACTTAGCATCCGGGTCATAATACCACTCCCCTGCCTTGGTTTTTCCCTCTTCCTTGTCTTTTATTATGATCTGGGCTTTACCTTTTTCTGGGGTCTCCGACCAGCCTGATAAGGATAACCATTCAGGACTAAGGGATAACTCTCCCTGCTTATCGTCCCACCCATGCCCCAGCTCGTGGAATAAGATGTGGTCAAAAGCCTCTAACTCTTTTCCTTGCGAGTCCCTGTACAAGGTACTATCATCTATCAGCTGTGAATTTAGCACTAATCTGTTGTCCACATAATAGCCATGGTTCGGGTAGTACTCCCTGGATGGGCCTAAATCCTCAAACCCCATATTTTTTATACCACAGTCTATCACTAGAGGTTCTGGTAGCATACCTATCGAACGGGCTACCCTGGAGACCAATAAAGGGTCTATCGCATCTAAGATCGATATTCGACACCTCTGTAATTTTTCTTTAGGGACACTAAGCATGCTTTCTCCAAGGATAATATACTAAAGAGTCGTGGAGAATTAACAGATTATGAAAGGGGAGATCCTGTTCTAGTACCTAGACAGGACCTTTTTCTTCAGTTCTTTGATGGTGTCTGTAGGTTTTCCTATGTACTTTATGGCGATACCTTCGTTTTCTTCCCAGTCAACTATATTGTGATCCGTGTCATCTATCAGAATAGACCGAGCATCTGCGTATACCCCTTTTTCCCTATCAAAAACGTACTGCACATCTTGACCCAAATTCTCCTGTACCCACACAGCCTTCCCTTCCTTTGCATAGGTGGAGTGCCCTGGAGAGGATAATATGATTGGGGAGAGAGGTTTCAGTGCATCCCATAAGACCCTGCCATTCGGGAGCCATTCCATAGTGCTCCAGAACTCCAAGCTATTTGTAGTACCCCAAGATATATCCTGCATCTTAGTGAACGGTCTGCCCCCGTACTCTTTGTACTGCTTTTCCCAGTTGGTAAGCACTCCGTCCATGTCTACGAATAACCTAAAAGCCTCCGTGTTAAAAACCTTTAAAAAGGACTGGTCTTCTACTAGGGTGCTTAACAATACACCCATGGACACATCCTTAACGCCAGCGCTAAGGGCACTTTTCCTTATGTACTTCTCTAGTACACTTGCTACTACACTCTTCATTGGGTACCTCCTTATAGGCACGAAAAAAGGACTAGAAAATATTCTAGTCCTTTAAAAGATACAATTTTTTGTCGATTATCGAGCAACTTTGATACGGGTTAATCCCTTAGGATTAAATGCACCGATACCCACCATTTCAAAAATGGAGAAGCCGATTCGACGAGCTTTAGAATCATCAGCAGAAAGTACTGTCAACTCAGTACGAACTGGGAAACGACCTAAAAATTCAGGTTCGGTACATACGTAGATGTAACCGGGTTCTACGATACGAGAAACCATGATTTGAGCGCCATGTAACTGACCGAACAAACCAGTTTTCAATAAGGTAGCCTGAGTTTCGATGTCCAACACATCACGACCCCATCGACGCAAGTCAGCAAAATCACGAGCATTCATGAAAATGTATGCTACGCGGTTACCATACTGTTCTACTTCCGCGAACGCGTCAATAAAAGCAGATGGGCTGATAGGAGCATTAACGTTAACTTGTGGGTTTGGAACGCCACCGTTAAAGCCTGCAACAGACAATACGTCCATTACGTCAAATACGCGTGAATCTTCAGCAGCTTGTACCTGAGCTTTACCCAAGTTCATAGAGCGTTCTACTAAGTCGTAGCGACGTTCTTTGATTTGTGATAAAGGAACTTCAGGGTTGGCAGCAATTTCGAACAAAGAAAACAGAACACGTTCGCCACGTGAAGTGCTTACAATGTTTTCACCTTCGTCAGATACAGCGTATGCTTTTACTTCTGGATCCTTGTCGTACAAAGGTAATGCACCATCAGGTAGTTCGTCCACTTCAAAGGCTTTTCGGCCAATGGAGGTGTAGTCTCTACGGTCACGTAAAGGCTGCTGCATAGAAGAAGCAATCTTGTGGCGACCAGCCTGAGTGTTGATGTGCTTGCCGATTACGGCGTTTCTTTGAGCGTTTGAATTCTTCATGTTCATCAGAACCCCCTTAAACGCGCAACTGCACGGTCATAAGTTTATTGTTAGCAGTCGGAGGGTCCAACAGGATTGCTACTACAGTTGCATCAGCAGCTGCGGCGGCATCAGCCAAACCAGACGCGTTAGTTAACAGACCGTTTTGAGAAGCGTATAGTTTCTCGCCGGCTGCATATACCAGAGGGGTAGTTCCGTCTGTAGCTACGGTTTCGTACACAGGGATTTCTACCACGGTACCAGTACCATGTAAATAAGTGATGCCACCAGAAGCTTCAGAACGGGTAGAATCATAGGCTTCACCGTCCGCATTACGTACTGCGATACCTACGATACCGTCTAAGGCACCTTTGGTTGCTTTTGCTGGGCCTACAGTAAGAGCAGCTACTACTGCTACTACTGAACCTGCCAAGATACCGTCGGGGGTATCTGTAGACAATGTTGAGTTTGCTAATTGCTGAGCATTGACTCGGTTTTGCAACTCTAAACCTGCATCGCTAATGGCGCAAAGACCATTAAGGGTACCACGGTAAAGAGGTTGTAATTGGAGATCAGAAGTCAGCTTGTTGCTTAATCCTCTCATTTTTTACCTTCTTTTTTTTGTTCACATTCCCCGCCTAGTGGGTAGACGGGAGTGGGTTTACTGCTAAAAACTATTTCGCAAAAACGTGAGACACGTCAGGAGTAGTTCCCCACACAGCAGCAAGTTCATCTTCTTCACTTCGAGCGGCAGACGCTTTTCGTACCATGCCTGCACTCATCTGTGATGGAGCCGGTTCATATGCTTGGAAAATGGATGCTAAGAGGTCTTGGCTGCTCGCTGTCTTAGCGGTGCCTTCACCCTCTTCACCTTCTTCCTCGCCTGCCCCGTCTTCTTCACCAAAAGTAATTTCCATTTCACCTTCGTCGCCTTCTACAGCAGGTGCTTCTTCGCCTTCCATACCTTCGTCGGCGTCATCGCCCATATCCATAGCTGGTTCGTTTTCCATTGCAGGAGCTTCGTCAGCAGGTTTTTGTTTCAATGCTTCTAACTCAGCTTTCAAAGAGGCTACAGTGGCTTCCAAGGCGGCTAGTTTTTCGTCACCTTCTTCAGCTTTTTCTTCACCGGCTTTCTTTTCGTCACCTTCATCAGCTTTTTCTTCTGCTTCGCCGGCTTTCTTTTCTTCGCCTTCTTCAGCTTTTTCTTCTGCTTCGCCTGCTTTCTTTTCGTCACCTTCTTCAGCTTTTTCTTCTGCTTCGCCTGCTTTCTTTTCGTCACCTTCTTCAGCTTTTTCATCACCGGCTTTCTTTTCTTCGCCTTCTTCTTTAGCAGATTGTAAAACATCTTCGGCTAAAGCAGCTTGGCGGCTCAAGATCCCGTCTAAGGCAAAGTCCGGTAAAAACATCAAGTCTGTAGCGTTTGCTGTGATCACTTCTTCATTGGCCCCTGGTAACATACATTCAGATGCTGTAACACACTTAGCAGCATGTTCACGCACGTTCTTAGAACTACGGATTTCGTTAGCGAATGCTAAACGTAATTCCCCGATGTTCATGTCATTGCGTTCTTTTACATCCTTGTCGTGCAAAGCCTTTGTTTCTTGAGTAGAAATAGGATCTTCACCGAATTCGGAAGGACCCCCAATATCATACTTCTTAGCGAAGGCATCACCGGTGTTGTTTTCTTGAGTGGCATCCAATGGGCCACTCATTTGTTCGCCAGCTTTTTTTCCTGTAAGACGAGTTCTCTGTGTCATTTTCAATCCTCTTTTTTTTGGGTTCAGAGTTTTTTGTTCTTCCCCCCTTGAGGCATAACGCTCCCTGCGGGGTCCATCCTTTCCCGGGCAAATGTCAACAAGTAGTATGTCTTCCCTTTCCCCGAAACTTTATGTTTTTTAAAAGGATTAGTAGATTATTCATCTACCTCTTTTAAAACTGCTTAAGTATCTTAGACCATGTCGAAAAAACACTCTTTTCTCTAGCCGTTAGAGGCCGTACAGCCTTAGTCATAAAACCTAAAACAGGGTCTTTGACATTCGAGAACCCTGCGGTTTTTATGTACGAGTATACATCCCTCGCTACCGGTGTCCCATGCCTTCTTGCTTCTATAAAATCCAGCACTCCCATCATGTCATCCCTAGTAAATCCCAGTTTCTTTAGTACCGAGGGGTTCTTGGCCACAGCAAAAGCCATGATATTGGCCGCAGTTTTTATGTCTAAAATTTGGGATATGTCGATGGAGTATCTATCCTTCACATATTTAGCAGTCTTGCGGGTAGAGGCCTCTTTAACAATGCTGTCAGCCTCCCTAAATACATCCTGGTGCTCTATTATACCTTGAGCCACCTCATCCTGCTTACTCTTCTCTTGTAGAGTCTTCTGTAATTTGTCTAAGAGCACTTGCTTTACATTGGTAATTACCGAGTCCTCTATACTTTTTCTTATGTCCGCAAAAGGGGTCGCATCCGCTTCTTCCGGAGATACTCCAGGTTCTTCCCCTTCTTCTCCTCCTGATTCTCCCTCATCTGGGAATACACCGCCGGCATCTCCCTCTTCCGGAACAGCCGGCCCATCCTCTTGAGGCATTTCTGGGAATGCATCTGTACCCTCTTCCGTAGCAGGTGGTTCCTCAAAGCGCGCGGCACCTTCATCAGTTTCCTCATCAGCATTTTTTACAGAAGCTGCTTTCAAGAAGGCGCCTACATCGTGATGCTCCGTCTTAAGATCTATTCTTTTCTGTAAAGAGGCCATTAAAGGGTCTACCCCTTTTTGTTCCTTTTGGGACTTTTCTAAGTTCATCTTAATAGTTTCAGGAGGGGACACTATATTATGGAGTACTGCCCCTGTGAAAGCTGGTTTTCGTACCCATGAGGCATCTATGAACTGTACGCTCGAAGGGTCGTCTTTGTGGCCACAAATTTCTGCGATGATTCTTTTCTTACCAAATTCATCATAGAAGTAGTTTTTTCTGTAGTATTGGATATGCTCACACTGCTCTGCTTCATCTGCTGCCACGTTTCCACACCTACTACACCTGGAGTACTGTATTAAGCACCCCATGCTTACTGCGTTATATTCCTTCCTTAAAATCTTTTCACACATGTCGGGGAATTCCCAACTTGTGGCTATGAGCAAATCTACATAATAAGTAGTATTAGGTTCTCCGTCCTGTCCTACCCCTAAGTCTACCTCTCGTATAGCTGCATCAATAACCTTACCTCTAGAGAACTCCGGTTGCTGAATATGCTCTACGTAGTTATTGGCCCCTACAAAAGTCCTAAAAGTCTTGTACAGCAACTCTCGTTCCCAACAGTCACCATTGTTGTTCACAAATACAGAATGGTCCGGTTTTATGTAATAGTCCGACTTCAGGTCTTTAGAATCCGCCAACTCGATATCTACAGATGCCATGATAGTAACATGTGAGAGAAGCCATTTGTTAGGGTCGTATAAGGACAAAACCTCCGAGGCTGTTTTTGTCATGCCCTGGGGTCTTTTGGACGTAGCTTTTAACCATGCCCCTCGATCTACTTTGGGCGTTATTAAATCTGCGCTACTAGTTCTTCTCATGGCCATATTAAAATACCCCTACTTCTTTGCTTTTTTCTTTTTCTGCTGGAGTTTATGTGCTTTCTCCGCTGCTTCTATCTTTTCTGGAGACCAGCCCTCTGTTTCTTCTTGTATCACAGGAAAAGAGCCTCGTTTTATTAGTGCCATTAGGATACCCTCCTAGTCTTTATAAGAAGCTAACACAGCCTCTCGTAATAGTTCTTCTGGTACAGAAGAACCATACTTTTTGTACAATGCGGAATACACCTGCATAGATGAAAACCCGCCTTCTTTGGCCCCTTGGATGTCTTGATCGACCCTCTCTGAAGTGCTAGATGCGAATTTAACTACTACTTTTTCGACTGTAGCTTTTTTCTGAAGCATCCCGATGAACCCCGAGAACTCGTTGGCCACCTTAATAGACACTACATCCCTGTCCACAGGAGAAGCAGTACCGAAATACTTGTCGGACATTTGCTTGTCATATGAACTGGGGATATTGTCCCCAGGTACTACAGAGATACCTGCAGTAGGGGGTACTAAGATCAATTCTTCTGGAGACATCTTTTGCGACAACCCTATGGGCCACGTCACTTCCACTTTATGTATCTTTGGGAAGATACCAGTAACCCTTCCTACATAAGGAGAGATATCTGTGGAAGAGGCGAACCACTTCACGTTGTCCCCTATCTTAAAATCTTCCGGTGCTACAGGTATTGGGTATAGTGCTGGCATTTCTTATTCTCCATTTAATTAAACACTACCTGTACAGGTAGCCTTCGTCTGAAGATTTTCGTATGGATTAAGAGATTATCGAAAAAAAGGGCCTCTATGTACCACATAGAGGCCCTACACCTAGGAGAATGAGACTGCTACAAATCTGCTAGATTTTTGCGTGAACTACCCCTGACCTAAAGAGTCAGGGGCTTCGGACATCAACGCCTTGCCTACCTTTTTGGTCTTACGACCAGAGGCATTTGGCAACGGCTCCGTCTTTTTTTGTTTAGAGTCCGAATCGGTACACGACCCAGACTGTAAAATCATTAATCCCTGTGTTTTTATGTTGTTAGATGCATTGACATCACGATCACGGGCACAATCACATTCAGGACATATCCATTCACGATGAGACAATTTTAAAGATCGGTTTCTATAACCACATTCAGAACATATCTGAGATGAAGGGAAGAATCGGTCAATTTCGACCTTTTGTTTTCCATACCATTCAGATTTATATTTGATGAAGTTACTGAAATAACCCCAACCTACATCAGCTATATGTTTAGCCAATTTGTGGTTATGCATCATTCCTTTGACATTCAGGGATTCCATACATATGATGTCGTGGTTCTTGACTATCTCGTATGAAACTTTATGAAGGAAATCTTTCCTCTGATTCGCAATCTTTTCATGTAGCTTTGCTACATGATGTTTGCGAAATTTATAGGAACCCGATTCCTTATTCTTTATCTTACTTAATTGCTTTTGTTTAAAAGCTAATTTCTTCTGTGTTGATACGAAGTATCTTGGATTTGAATACTTAGTTCCATCACTTAAAATAGCAAAATTTTTTATACCTAAATCAACACCTATATATGACCCTGTCTTTGGTAGTTCTTTTGGTGTGAACTCAGCAGTGATACTGCAATAGTAATTACCACACACTGTTTTACTTATTGTAGCATAACAAATTTCACCTTCAATTTCTCTATGAATATTGATTCCAATTCCTGTCTTGAACTTTGGTATATGTAGCTTTCCATCTCTGATGGAAATATGTTGAGGTACTGTAAAACTTGTCTTGGTTCCTTTCTTCTTGAAATTAGGAAATTTAGTTAGCCCCTTATAGAAACCATGATATGCGTTATCCAATTGGCGCAACGTCTGTTGCATACTTTGGGAATTCACTTCATTCAACCACTTATATTCTTCCTTGTCTTTCATTTCAGTCAACATCAAGGCTGTATCATGGTAATTCAATCCCTTCTTAACTGCATTCTTGTTCTGTAAATAGAAATCGGATCTGACTCTAAGGAAGTGATTCCATACAAATCGGTTATGACCGAAATGACGAGCCAGAAGTACCTTCTGTCTTTCATTAGGGTATATCCTAAAATTGTATGATCGGTGTCCCATATTTACAATATATACTATTTCTATGTAAATATCAATAATTATTTAAATTATGTTGTTCGATTCATCCGCTAGGCTAAAGACCTAGCGGTTTTCTCTCACTAAATCCGATAAAACCTCGTCAGGGACTGGCGAGTACACTGATGGAGACGATGTCAGACTTAGCAATAAGCAATTGTCGATGAAGTCAGAAGCCCATGAGTCTTTAGCTCAGGGGTAGTTCACAGTTTCCCTAAAGCTGCTTTGAACCCTTAGCGTAGGCATCCTTGATTTCCTTTCCAGGATTTTTGGTGTCGGAGAACATGAAAGCGTTCTTCTGTATAGTCTCTGCTATACCATCCAAGTCCATGGCCAATCTTAAAGAGGCTTCCGTTTGATCTTCCGCTAATGTTGATGCCACCTTGTCCAAAATCTCTAGAGACGCTTTTTTTAGAGAGTCGGGTAGGATTAAAATTTCCTCTCCATCCTCTCCCCCAGTATTCTGCACAGTGTTCACCGGCTGAGGGTCTCCCTCCACTATTGCCGCTGCTTGCACACCCTCATCACCACCTGGTTGTCCGTCCTTGTCGGGGCTAAGGTACCCTGCGTCTGTGGGATTGTTGCTTTCTTCATTTGCCGCTACTTTACTGTACAACATGCTAGTGCCCCTCATCTACAGTGTTCTTAAGGGTGTCGTTTTCTTTACCGACCCCGTCGGCCTTATTCAAGGCAGTTTTACTAAAGCTGTTATAGGACATAGCCATACCTAAATACGCTATGACGCCTGTGTCCGGTCCTACACCTTTAGTCAGGTAGTGGAAACACATAGTCACCAAGATGATAAAGAGAGGTGCTCTTCCTATAGATATCTTTCTTTCCCCTACACTATTCGTGTCTGTGAACAAAGGTAACATTGCCTTAGCTAGTTTACTAAACATTTTCAGCATCGTCTTCTCCCTCTTCTTCTTTTGAAAGGATAGCTAGTACTTTTTTCAAAGCCTCTTTAGAGTTTGCTTCTAAACCCTCTAGATGCCCTCTCAGTGCTACTACATCCTTTTCATCCATACCCTGGTCCTCGTCCAAGAACCCTTCCAATTTTTCATAGAACTTTTTATAGTCCTCCTCTCCCAAAGACTCTAATTTCTCTGGGTGGGAAATTAGTGCCCAGAATTCGGGCAGCTTCTCTTTTATTATTCTAAGAGGGGCTACCTCCGAGGAGAAGCTCTCTAGGGCATTTGCAACCTTATCCACTTCTGTGGCTAAGTCAACATTCCCCATCCCTTCTATCTGTGAGGCCACCTTATCTAAATTATCGATCAACTGTGCCAACACGATAACGGGCGTGCCCTTCCCTATCATTTTTCGGATACCCCTTTTGGCCGGCGTAGGCTTTTCTTTAAGAGCCTTCGATACTCCTGAAGGGGTCACCTTCTTCATCCGCCCCGTGGGTGTAAATTCTACAACACTCTGGGCAGCCTCTTTCTTTGCCATATTGGCCGTATTGGTGCTTTGTGTGTCTTTAGCTTTTATCCTGGCCACATCCTTGTCAGTCAACATCTCCTCGATATTGCGTACAAGCAAGTCCATAGTCGCGGGCTGTAACTTATCCTGCCACTTACCCGAAGAGTATGACCCCACAGATAAAGAAGCTGCTTCCTTTAATGCTGCCTCTGGATCCTCAAGGTATGTGGTCTTATCTATAATGGTAATAGCATGCCTTGCTAGATCCTGGATGTCCTTGTCTGTCAAATCCCCTGCTACCGGAGTAAACTTAGTTCGGGCATCCCCTCTGTTTACTACTTTTTCTATCACAGGGGTTTTGTCATAGTAAAACCTGTCCCGCGCGTCTTCAGTTACTTCAGGCAATGTTTTTAATTTATTTTCTTTTTTACTCATAGCGTACAGTCCTTTTTCACTTTTAATCTTCTTGGATTAGGAGATTATCCTTAGGTTTTTTCTCTTCTGCTCAAAACCTTGAATAACCGCTGCGAATCTACTCATAGGCTCCGCCTTTGCCTCATCAATCTCAGAGGACATTTCTTGTACTGTGTTCTCTACTGTTGTGGCTAGCGAGTGCATCTCGAAAGCTAAGGCATTAGCTTTTTGCATTAGGCGTGTGTATTCTTTCTGATGCTTTTCTGGAACACCTTCCGTGCCTAGTTCCACAAAGTTATCTAGGCGTTCCCCTGTTACCTTTAACCTATTCTGTATACTCATTTACGTTCCCTCGTTTACCTTTAGGTATGTAGCTATTATTATCTCTTCCTTCCGCTCTATACTCTTGCATGTACTCCCTTCCATAGTCCCTTGTTTCCGAGATAGGGGTCATATGCTGTCTCCTAGGAGGCTTATAATTAGGCTGCTTCCTATAAGGTCTTTCTTTATCATCCAGCTTCTTAAGTGCGGCCTCTTTACTTTCTTCCTCTTCTTCCACCGCCTGTCGTATGAGGCTGGAAATGTGTACCCATTTACTCTTCATCTGTATCTCCTAACAAGGCTAGGACCTTTTCTGCTAAGGATGGGTCCTCTGCTATTTTCTTAAAGAGTGCATTGGCTGCTGATTTGCCTTTACTCGCAAACCGGATACCTCCACCTGCCCCCTCTTCTCCTGGGGGTGTTGAGAGTAGAGCTAACCCCATGTTCTGGGCTAGCTTCTCCGATAAGTTCGTTCTAGTCACCAGCTCTTGTCCAGCCTGTTGGTAAGCTCCTCTCAACAAGTCATTAAAGGATGCGTCCTTCACAGTGAACATATCATTCTCTAGCTTAGCTGCAGCAGCATCCCCATCCAGCCCTAGTATGTCAAAAACGTCATCCACAGGGGCACTACCTTTGTTATATAGAGCCATTACTTGCTCGAATACTGAATCATTGTCTCGTATGGATAGTCTTGTGAAAGATATTTTAGGTACGATAACGGTTTCATTACCGTACTCGTCTTTCTCTACAAACCCTTTTCTTCGGGCGACCGGCTCAAATAGGCTCTTTTCTATAAACTCTTGTAAGACATCACGGAAAAGCATATACTGGATGTTTAGAAGTTCCAATGATATCTTAGAGCCTGAATACGATGCCTCTCCTGTCATCATTTCTTTAGTAACACCCAAGCCTGCGTAAAGGTCCGAGTCATATCTCTCAAACTCAGAGTTGAGGTCTAGGAGGCGTTGATTAGAGCCGAACTCTTCCCAATGCACCTCATAGTTTGCAATGATAGAGTAGTCTGGGTCCATAAGGGCTAAGTCCACCTGGGACCGTAGATCATCTACTTGGCCTTCATTGAGGTTCTCCCCCCAAACTATTCTTGTTGGGGTCATGTGTCTGCTAGCTATGGACGTTTGCGCTTGTCTTAATTTGTCTTTTACTAAAAGGGTGTTTATGCATCTTTCCAAAATGGAAACACCCATGGTCTCATACTGGGATTTCTTACGTGCTAAGTGATACGCGAAGGATCCTTCATAAGGGTCTTGCTGCAGGGTTAACGCAGCATTCCCTTCTAGTCCATCCATAAGATCCTCGGGCACTCTTGACTGTGTTGTTCTATCCTTGGTCTGTTCTTCCACACCCCCCACGCTAGCCTTAGCTAGGAACCCTCGGGTCTCTGCATCTGGGAGGTATTCTAAGACTGGGTTATCCGCAAAAGGTTTAGGTACTATCCTTACCTGGTCTGGTGGCAGTACCATTATCTTTCTCCACCCTATATAATTAGGGTCTGTATCTCTTACTTGGAATTTACTTAGTAGCAAGTCCGACTGCGCTTTACCTTTTTCCTGTAAGACTGCTTTCTCTTGTGTCCCTAAATCCTGGTATGGTGCATGGTCTTCAACAAATAGGAAAGCATTGCCAAATAGCCAGTATTCATGACTGATTTCTGTTAGGGTCTTGAGTAGTTTAAGTCTATCTACCATTCTAGAGAAAAATCTGTAGGAGTATTCTGCTATATGGGGGTTAGACGCTTTAGGCTTTCTTAGACGTATTTTAGATAAAGGTATTGTAGAATGTAGATCTATAGCTGCGCCCACTATTTCCGTGGAGTTATAAAAATGTCTATACCACGCCCTTCTTTCTCTAAGGTTCTGTGGTTTTTCTAAAAAGTCTGTCGATAATTGAGGAGAGTACCAGTTACCTCCCGACCCGCTCATCACATCCCCGGACGAGTACACACTAGCGAGTTTGGGCGTGGCTTTTTCATTACGAGCTTGTTTAGCTATTTGTCTAGCCTGCATCTCTTTTGCTGTTAAGGGACGAACAGTCCCTACAGGTCCCTTAGACTCGTCCACGTTTATATTCGCTACTTTTACTGTGGGTTTCTTCTTTTCCATGGTTTTCCTGTTCTACGAGATAGACAAAGTATTTTCTTTTAAGTTTTTCAAACGACTTAGGTTAGTCAGGGTACTTTTGATTAATCGAGTATTAATTTCGTTCATCATTTGCAGCTTATGGATATCCTCGTACCCCTCTCCCCCCATATCCATGATATCCCTCTTCATCTTATCGAGGGAGCCTCCTGCTTCTTCATTTACACTTAGTAAGGCCCTGAGTGCCGTCTCTGCTTTTTGCCTCTGTGAGGACGCCTGCACCATATTTTCATTCACCTTTTTAGCGGCATCTTGTAGTGCCCTCATCTTTGTGTCGACGGCCCTGTTAGGTGGTTTCTTGGTGCTTCTCCTTGAGGTTGTGGCCATGGTAGCATTCCTTTTTTCTGTTATTTATTATGTAGGTTGTCCAGCACCCTGGCTGTTTTTGTAAACACTTCTTGTATGGCCTCTCTCATGATATCTTCTATATCTGGGTCGTCCAGTTTATCCAGGACACCTTTTCGGGAGAGGACGTCCCATGCCCAGTCTCTTTGGTATAAGGTCATCCCTGGGGATATTTTCTTTAGGAGGGTGTAGGCTTTTTCGAGGGGGGCTTTTTGTTTAAATTTCGGGAATCTTGTCCTAGTTATCGCAGGCCCTTCCTGGTAGGATACAAAAAAGGGATTATTTCCTGGGGTGGTATAATCGTCCGCCCTTTTTTCTTTTTCGTTTTTTACCACTATTAGGAACTCCTTTTTAGTCTACCCTACCACACCCATAAAACCTGGAGTGGGTGTCCTCCCTCTTACATTAATATTAAAAGGTTATGGTTCTTTTGTTAGAACAAGAGATTTTGAGGGTATATTATATGTTAGAGGCCTACAATAGATAACCTACTTAAAAACCTTAAAAGGGGATTAAAGATGAAAAACTTACTTAAAATGCTGATGTTTTCTTTGTTACTGCTGTTATTAGGGGGATGCCTTTCCTCTGAAGATAGTGTTGTCGGAGTGGAAGACCCTTCTACCGGCGAGACCTTGTATGTTCGTGTCCTAGAGTACGACTTAGCCTCCGGGATGGGTTCCGTGGAAGACACTGCGACTGGAGAGGTGTACTCTGGAGAAGTCGTTTTCTATGACAAGGAAAGTATTACTGTTGTGGAAGACGGTGACACCTTATCCTTTAATATCGTCTCAGGGGCCAAAAGCGCCGATAGTCTTGCTACAGAGACCCCCTCTACTATAAGAGACACTATCACTGACAGCTTAGATACCGTGAAGGACAGTACCCTTGCAGATACTGTTACTTTGGTAGACACCCTTACCACCTCGGACCCTTGGCCTTACCCTTGGGAGGATGGGCAGTATGTATACTGGGACTCCTCTAGTACGAGCTTTTATGAAACATTCAGGAAAGCAGGGTTTACCGAGTACATTGAAAACCCTTATAGCGATATGCCTTCTTGGGTTCCTACCTTTTCTGGTAAGGTGGAGAGAAACGTTAGAGTGTACTCCCACGCTAAAGGTAAAGCATATGTTGTTGAAGATCGTCTTATGTTTCTTATACCAGATAGGGACCTCGTTCTTCTGACCCCCCAGGTCTTTTCTGGTAATCCCGAGGTTGACTCCATCCTTACTGTTCGGCAGGATATCCTTTCTACCAGAGAGGGTGTGTCTCAGAGATTAGCACTTCCCACAGATAGTTTAGATATCATGTTTTACACATACGGTGCTGCCCGTGACCCCTCCCTAGCCTTCACTTCCTCTTGGGACAATCTAGGCGGATCTCAAAATCGTATACAACAGACATGTAAGGCCGATAGCGACCAAGATGGGCTTTATCAGCAGTTTGACCCTGGGTGTTCCGCCGTATACGAAGGTTCAAATCTCCCCTCCATTAATATAGACTGGTTCGCATATTTACAAAGATTCCCTGACGCAGCTTTAGCCCTTCCCTTAATTTTAGAGGTATTTAGCATCTCTTTAGACCAGGATATCCCTTTAGCTTTTGTTAACAACCCCTTTGAGTGGGCTACCTTTTACCAGGCACACTATATGGGTCGTAATACCGGCATCGTTTATGATTAGGGGATCCTTTCCCTTACTCATCCCCTAGGGCTACGTCTCGAAACCAGTTATAGGGAGGAAAAGTATTAGTACCATCAATATACGCGTCTGTGGAACTTCTCGGTGTGTATGTTATGAAGGATACCTGTATTAACGCTTTAGCAACTATCCCACCTTCGGTTGGGGGTAACCCGAAGCCAGATACTTCATTCACCCCCTCATACCGGGTTAGAATACTAAAAACGGAATGTCTCTTACCCGGTAGATCTTGAACCTCCTGAGTACCAACGATGCTACATGTGAGAATGCAAGAACGGTAGGTTTCTACTGGTGTTATGGTTGCCACAACTCTCCGAGGGTACCCGACCAGCCTTGTTCGAGTAAATCCCGTTAGGATAGTTGCTCCATCCTTTGCCACAAGAGGAACAGTGGCTGTGGAAGATAATAGATCATCTGATTGCAAGACCCTCTGTTCTACTAGCTCTGTCGCCCTGACATTTATATCTCTCCCCCCAGTATTGTCTTTTACGATAACGTCTATGATACGCTCATCGTTAAAACGAGTCAAACCGTTCCCTTCTATCACGTTTATCGCCTCATACCGCTTACTGTAATATATATTCCCCTCTACATTAATGACTGAATCCTCCGGTCTAGGATCTCCCAAACCTACAGTCCTAAAATCATTTCCTTGTATAGAAACTCCGTACATATTTATAGTGCCCTGACCTGTTGTGTCCAAAGCGTGCATCTCAATAAAGGTATCCCCCCTGAAGAGGGTATCTCCGTATGTGGGCACCCTGTTAGTAATAAAAGAAGCGGAAAACTTATTCCCCTGAATCTGTAAAGACCGAATATGTCTTCCCCACAGCGTAGTCCTCTTTACTATCTTAGTATTATTGAACACATTGTTACTGACTACAGCGGGCCCCTGTACCCACAAAGCATAGAGCAACCCTCCTCCGTGACCGTCAATACCATATCCTGTGGGGGCTTTAAAATCAAAAAGATTCCCCCTAACCACAGTAGTACCTCCCACCTGCAACCAAGCGGTGTTCACGGCCCCAGGGGTGATTATACTAGTCTCTTCACGGTAGAAGTAGTTGTTTTCCACAAAACACGTATCTTTCTCCCCACTACCAAGAGCAGCTTGGGTGTCGGGGTAGCGGCAGAAGCTAGAAAGGTCCAGTATAGACTCATGTATATGGCAACCCCTTACCCGAACCCCCCTTAACAAAGAGTTAGAGCCACCCACCCCTATTAACTTGACATTGCTGAAAGTGCAACCCTCTATAAGAGTGTTTGTCCCATTATTGAACTTAATGCGTTCATCGATAACACCCCCACCTCCGGTACTAAACAAGCAGTCCTGGATGCTGAAGTTATACACCCTCTTTTTCGTAGGAGTGTCAAAAAGGGTTATAGACCCTACCCCCCCTCCTATGGAATCTGAAAAGTCGAAAGAGAAATTAGCTACCCCGAAATTAGTGATAGTGAAATCTGTGGATGTTATAGAGGGGCTGACTGCTTCTGCAGGCATAGCTCCTAGAGCTATGTCTTCCCCCACTACTTGGTATTTCACTCCCCCTCCATCCAATGTCTTCCTACGTACCCTACTATCTATAGTACTAATACCTCTACCGCTTGCGGCACTCTGTATTTGTTCGCTCAATGTCTCCTCTAAACTGTTTGATGTCCACGAGGACATCATCAAGCAGGATGTGGACCATTTGAGCACTTGGGCATCTGCGTCTGCGTCATCTGTAGGCAGCCCTCCTCTGAACCATTCTGAATATAGGGTAGCATTCCCTATCATAGGAGGGACAATCGCCGGTGACCCTTCCAACTCGTCGAAACAAAACAAAGGTCTATCACCTCCCTCCAGGTAGTCTATCTCGACCATCGTTTTTTCCCAATATAAAGATGCACCTTCTCCCATTATTACAGGTATTTCCTTGAATTGTATTCTTGGATACGTTTCACCAAGTTCCTCCGATGCCTGTCTAATTAAAGCATATTTTCCTTTTGGGAAGAAAATCTTGGATCGTACCTTTGAGGAAGTCCCTCTTTTTAGCACCTCTAAAAGCATTTTAATTGCCCAGTAGTTGCTTGATTCCCCATCTATTGACCCCACTCCCAAACCAGGCTCTACCCCGAACCACCTAACATTTATAGGCTGACTCGTATTCCAATCCAAGGATACACCATCGTAAGGATACCACTGAGTACCCTTCCGGCGAAAAAGAAAGCACAACGTATCCGTTGCGGTTATTTCCGCGCTAACCGTCAATTTTGCAGTACCCCCTACCCCCGGGTCTTCCACACTTATCCCAGATGATCCTATAAACTTCGTAGGTGTTTTTATTTCTACATCTGCGCTAATCTTGTAGAACCTTGGATAGGATGCATTAAATACTGAAGCTGTGTTCCCGAACACCACGGGCATACCGTTAAACAGTTGATTGAGACCCCCATCCACCCCTGGTACGCTTTGCGAATCTGTCAGATCTGTATACATATCATTCAAATACAGAGAATTATCAGCTTCGTCCACAGAAGCCCCCCACCATTCCGGCCTGACTTCAGATACCGCCTGTGGGTGAAAGATAAGGCGAGGGCCTATTCTTCCACTCCATCTTAGGCTGGACATGCCTCCTATTTCTGTTTTACCCAAGAAGACTAATCGAGGTCTAGTCCCTATGTCCCAGTACCACACGACCCCACTGCCTAAATGTAAATTCACCGAAGGGGGGAAAACAACATCCTCTCGAATAAGGTAACCTCGCTCCATTGAGGTGCTCCTCGGGGAGGGTATTATAAGGTCATAACCATACTCCTCTGCCTTTTCAGCTGCTTTTTTAATCTCCACAGTTCTGTTTATGGCAAGACCCGGCCCCTCTATTGTAGCCCCGTAATCATAAACACTCAACACGTTGTTGTATATATGCTTGACAAACCTTCCGGTGTTTGTGTTATCCCCTTCGTACGCTAAATACACTCCACCATCGTCGTCCACCGTAGCAGTTGGGTCATAGGTAAATAAACCCCCACCCCCATCATTTGCGTCCCAATACCCCAAGGTACGAAAGGACATAGCTTTAAAAAGCTCTGGGTCCACCTCCCGTAACGCTGCTACAGTCTCTACAGTATGCACAGGCGTATTCGACCACTTTACTCCGCTTATCTCGTCTTTATATGCTGATAGATACTGGCCGTGCTCACCTAAGGATCTAAAAGTGTCTTTTACTCTACCGCCGGCAACTCCCGTCGCCCCCTCTACTTCATAGTCGGTGAAGTCTAGAACCCCATCCTTGTTTATCTGTACCCTACCATTAGTAGAAAGAGCCGCAGGCACTCTGTCCAAGGAGCGTACCGACCATGCTCTTACCTCCGTGACAGGGCTCCCCCTGTCGCTATGTGTCGCGTCGGTTTCCTTATCCGAGCGACCCCGCATCATAAAGGGGTAGTCCGTGCCCCCCTTAGGGTTTGATAACTCTTCACTGACATCCACTAAAATGTCTCTGTTGGATGCTCCTAGTACCTCGTCCTTCAGGTATATATAGATGTACTCCACCTCCCCGCCCGGTGTAGCATACCCATCTTTTAACGATACTCTGTACGCCCCCTGCTCAAAAGAGAAGCCATTACTAGGGGGTACTACGTTTTCTAAGAACAAGTTCGCATCATTTCCGTGCCTTTGTACCGTTACCTTAAAATGAGAATCCAATCTACCATCACCGTTTATGTCCCTAACAGTGATATGGAAGGACTGGTGATTAGGTAACGGAGGAACACCAGTAGCACGTGTCCTAGAAGCTACCCAACACCCAAACTCCTCACCAGGCACTAACGGAATTACTAAGGTATGCGTGACTAGCTTTTCCGTCCTGAGCTCGGCAAAGGACCCCTTGGAGTATGTAAAGTAGTCCTCTTTTTCCAGAAGGGTTCCTAGAGGAGGGGTCGTGATAGGGACCCAGGTGGCGTCCGGTGTATTTACTAACAAAGCATCTTCAGTCTTACTTACATCTGTCATCTTATAACTGTATCGACGCTCTGTGTCCTCATCCACCCAGTATACCCTTACAAAACCCGAAGTGTCTACCCTTGTCACCATTATGTTTTCTATGGCAGGCTCCATAAGCAGACCATGCTCACCCAATGCCACGACCTTTAAAGGACTAGGGGTACTGTTTAGCGGCCCTGCATCCTTGCTGTAGCTTATCTTAAGACGAGTGTGTGTAGCATCTCCACCATCATACCCTTGTGCGGTTATATGCAGCACAAAACTTACATGAGACTCATCTGTTGTTAACATAAAATATGTTAACAGTCTATAGGCCTTTTCTCCTTGGTCATTAGCGGGTATTTCAAACAAGTTAATTTGTTTGTCCCATGACACTTCATTGAGAGACGCCCTACCAGACGCCCCCACATTGTGGTGGAATAGATTAGTATCCCCTTCAAAATCTACATGCTCTTGTAGTCTAGTTTTACCCACTACATCTAAGTGGTAATCTTCACCCTGGTCGACTTCACCACCTAGTGATAAACGACCCTTATAGTCTAGTTCAGAGACCTCTTGTGATGTGCCACCGTTGTCCGTCATTAGCAACTGCTTCCACACGGAGGCCCTCGTCTCCTGAAACATGACCTCATCTGCTGTCCGTATACGTATCGCCACTCCTGTCATACCCGCAGCATCCACATACGCTAAGTGGTTACTCACTAAACCCCTTGCGCCTTCTATAGGTACAGGCACCTGGGTGGTACCCCGCAAGAAAATCTTATCCGCATACACTTTTTTCGCTGTAAGCTCCCCCGGCTCTAATCCATCTGGATCAGGCTGTATGGTGCCCTCTGCCCCCGTTGCCCCTTGAGCACCAGTAGTGCCTGCGATAGCTAACGCCCTCATGCGGTAATCTGCATCCTTTTTCAAAGCTCTTGGCGTTACCGAGTCGGTGTTGTATGCCTCGGTGCCTAATCCTTCGTTTCTACCGGTAGCACCCCACTTCTCGTCTACTATCGCCCCAGCTATGCCCGCCTCTACATCATCTGCAGTAAAACCCCCGTGGCGTATACGGTAAGATAGCTCCTCTGGAGGGTACACTCTTTTGTCATATAAACCTAGCAGGTCCTTAAAGTTCCCATCAGTGTAGTATCCGTTACCATCTCGGGTAACCAAAGACAACGGGGCTCTGATGTATGACACCCCATTAGGGTACGTCCCTTTACTAAAATACACATCAGAAAACACATTCCTGTCCGTAGCCCCTGTCCAATTCTCTTTCACTAAAAAGCTCGCTGTGGCTCTTACCCTATTTGCGGAAGGGTTTCCTAGTACAGGATCTTCAATACCTGGGTCTACGTATTCTTCGGAGGTACCGCTTGAGGTTACCTCGTCAAAGGTGAGCTCCACGTATATTAAATCTATATGGCCGGGGTTACCCCCTGTTAAAATGGGCGTCGCCATAGTGTTAAATGAATCACTCCGTAATACGTATGCTTGCTTCTCTTCATCGGAGGAACCCGCCGTGGGAAGACTCTCACCAGGGTACTCTCGGATAATGGATTCTGTGCCTTTATCTAGGTCGGAGCCCTGGTCTGAATACTCTATATCACCACTTAGAAAAAGATACCAACCATCCAAATAAAGCACCGCCGGTTGACTGTTGTCACCATTACTGTTGCTGCCCCCATACACCTTGAAATTCCCACCATTAGCCGAGTCAGCAGCGTTGCCTGAGTTGATAGGTCCGCAGCTAAAACCCCTATTCCGGTTTTGCCCGTCTCCGTCCTTTTCTGAGTAGGGGTATGATAGCGTGGCTACCTTACCATAGGTGTTTCTGGCCAGCCAATTTGTTAACTCCACATTAGTGCGAGACATCTCTCTGATCTCAGAGTCCAAAATAGGCGTATTTCTTTGCGCCTGCATAATGTAGAAACGCTTTTTGAAGCTATATATGTTACTCTCTGTGTACTTGCCTTTATATGGAGCTGTCATGCTTTTCTCCTAAACATCCCAATGTTTTTGTTTTTCAACGATATCTATTTCCACCAGATTTATAGATCATTCCTCCCCGGGGTCTTTTTAGATCGAAACTCCTTAGTCGAGCCTCGGCCCTAGCCCTGGCCATATTGCTGGTAGCTGCCCTTCTACTCCCTACCTGGCCGGCACCCCCAATACTACCACCCTTGGCCATATACTCGGAAGCCACGAAGACTGCCCTGGCAAACGCATCACTAAGGTCATCATGAGCGTCCTTGACATCTGGCATAAACACCTTTATTATGTACTTAGATTTGTTTATTGCCTGCAGTTTTAATAATTCCTTGACAAGACCCAACCGTACTGGTTTGTTTTGAGCATCCACTTCTCCCGTACCAGGTATCCGTACCCCTTTTGACACTAATTTGGCCATAAGATTCTGGTACACATCAGAGTTTAGCTTATCATTAAACTCCCTATATTTTATCTGTGTCAGCCCCTTATTCTTAAGCAAGGGCATTATAGACATATGGTAATACTGATCCTGTAGCCCTTCGTGGATGTTAAACCTGCTGCATATATCCGCTATCTTCGCCACCACTTCCTCTGGGTCATACGAGGGTAACCCTCCCTCCGGGGGTGCTTCCTTCTCCTTAGACGCATGCCACTCCTCATACCAGTCCAAAATAATTACCGGGGACCCTTGTTCATCATCCTCTATATGCACCACGCATAAAGCCGTGGCATCTTTTTTCAAACCCACATCTATTCCTAAGAAATAAGGAACCCTCTTCAGAGACCTATCCTGCATCCTTGCACTCTCTTCAATACACCTAGTAACCACAGACTCATCATCTAACCACCCCGATAATCTATCTGAAAAGTTAGCCCCATACTCCGTATCATACCCCAATGGGTTTCCGTAATACTCAGACTTGAGGAACTTAGTAGGTATTGTAGGATTCATCTCCCATGATGGTAACTGTACCATCAGTACATCTGTACCCGCCACTGGGTCAAAAGATCTCTGGTGTGTGTCCCACAATAGCCCTGCCTTCTCCGCCGGTGATGATATCAGCACAGTTTTACCCGCCGGTGATCCATCAGGGTGTGAGAACATTGCTAACGATGGTTTTACCGCCTCATATACTGCTTTATCGCTTTTATCCGATGAGGCCTTGCCCGCTAGGTCTTTAAAAAAGTGAGCTACCTCATCAAGAGCTATAAATATATTACTGGGTCCGCGTAGACCCTTCGCAGAACAAGCATCCGCTATAAACTCGATAGTGTGCTTTTTAGGGTTCTCCGAGAAGTCCTCTTTATCCCTAAGACTTTTTAATTCCAATTCAGTCTTATTGGGCTCTTTCCTCATAAAGTCTTTAAAGAAGAGGGAGCTCTCTAATGCCCCGGCTACTCTGTTGTATAAGATAGTAGCATTTTCCTCTGTAGTAGATAAACATGTCATAGATATGACTTCGTCAGGCAGTATACCGAAATACCCTTGTGGGTGTCTTCGAGAGAGCATCTTATACATCTCATACCCTGCAATAAATGACGTTACCGATGTCTTGGTACCTCGCCGACCGCACACGAGTGCGAGCATCTGGTGATCCCCATTCAAGTTCTTGGTATTTAGTCGCCCCTCATCATACAGATAATCCCTAAACTCCACCTCTGTGAAAGAGTATAACAATTCTTCGTTAAACCGGTCATGTATCGGGATGCGTTTCTCTTTGTTATCCAACTCCAATCCGTAAAAGGCTTTCAATATCCATCTCTGTGCGGGGAGCAGGGGAGGCATGCCTGGACCAGACCCCATACCAAAGCCCCAAGGTGCTTCTACAAATGTCAGTATGTCCACGCAGTTAGCATTGTCCTGGGTATCTACTCCCGAGGCCCTTCCTAACATTTCGGCCAGACTGGCACCTTTTGGGACTATGATATTAGAACTCATCTATCTACCTTGTCAAACCTTGCTTTGTTTTGATTAGCCCTTTTCTGGCCATCTTTAGAGGAGCCATTATAAACTGCAGCCGCGTCATCCTCGAAACCTGTCAGTTTTGTTTTTAGTTTGATGAAAAATCTTTGGGCTATCGCCTCCGACATGCCTGTCTCTTGGACCGCCTCCATTATCTTGGCAGTTAGTAAAGCCAGTACATCCTGGAATTGTTCCCCATGAAAGTCCACTATACCTGTGCTCTTTGTCTTTGACTCTCGCGTTCTTTGCGTGGTTAGGTCAGATAGCTTCTTCAGAGTCAACACTAACTTCTCTGTGATAATAGCCTTCGATGCTATGTCGTCATTTTTAGCCCTATCTCTTAAGATTTTGAGGTAACTAGCTTGTTCGGCCAACTCTTCTCTAATTACATCTTGTACGGCGTGGTCTGGGTCACTAGCACGTATAACTACACAGAGTTTAGAGTTTTTTACATCGTCCGGATCTATAGGTGGGGGTGCGTCTGGATCCACCACATCCGTCCCGGTGCCCCCGCCGCCTCTCGACGAGCCCAACACCTCAGACACCCCGTCCTCAGCTACCGCTTCTGCATCTACGTAATCTGGTTCATCAATGGTCATGGTCTACCTTTATTATGTTTTATTTTGGGGGCCCTTCATTTATGTAACCCTGGGGCCCCTCAGGGTTGTATGTAATATTTCTACAAACGACCGATGGATCTACCTGTTAGAGTGATATCCACACTAGGACTGATCTTAGCGGGCTGTACTACCCCAGCCAGATCTAAGTCCAGTACCCCATAAGATAACTCCATGGCAGTTACTGGATCTACTTCAGAGGTATTCTTTACAGAGGCTTTTTTTACATTGGCCATCTTAAAGGAAACTCCCTGTGTCCTACAAATGTTGCAGTTGTGGTGTACACAAGATGAACATTTAGAAGCCATCACCAACTTAGCAGTCTTTTTTAAAGGGTACTTCTCTTTTGTACACTTGTCTAAAGATTCAGCAGGTACTTCATCCATATTGGCCATGGCCTCACGAATAATACTGTGTGCTTCTTGGATAGGGGTCATAGAGGCCACTTTGCTTCTGATGGAAGATACTGCCACCCCTTTAGCTACGGCCTCTTTAGACAACCCTAAAAGTTGTTGTCTCTTTTCTGCTTGAGCAGCATCTTTATCTGCAGCATAACGCACATGGTAGCTACCCTCCTGGCCACCACTCGCTACTTTTTTCACAGGAGTAATTTCTTCATTAGGAGTATTAGCTGCCGCCACCTTCGCCATTTTAATGATCTCGATGGGGTTAGTACCTTTCCTACGACACTCTTGTTGAAGTCTGTTGTGTTCCCCAAGGCCTAGAGCCCCTCGGCTGTACATCTTCCCGAGCACTTCTGCAGCATGGGTGTTATCTAGATCTCCCGTATTATTTAACAAACGGATACCAGATCTACTGGACACGTTTTCGGCAAAGCCCTGAGGTGTCTTAATAATCCCAGACACGATAAAACTTGGGCGGATACGGGCTCCCTTTAAAGCCTGTACGGCTTCTGGCACATCTTTGTACAAAGACACGTCCGCAAGTAAATCCCCGATTAGATCGCTTTTAGGGATAAATTCTTGGATTTCTGGGGCGTACTTCACCAAGTCCGAATAACTTACCTTTTGGGGCATCAACTGGGCCATTTCACCTTTACCCTTACCGGCTAAGAGTAAGTTCTGAATCTGGGCTAGAAGGGGACGGGCTTCTGCTAAACGAGCTTCCCTTTCCTGCATAGCCGCATACTCATTCATTTTGTTAAAAGCACCTTGTTCTAGGAGTTTCTGGTTTTCCTCGGATAAACCCTCCACCTTCTCGGGCTGAACTTCTTCCTTTTTAGCAGCATAACGAGAAGCTAGAAATGCCCTACGTAATTCTCCCTTGCTGCTAATTTTTTCATCACTGGCTATCACACCCAAGTTACGAAGATGAGAGGCATAGTGTTCCAACACATCGGAGCTGTACGCCATTTTATCCACTACTACCTTTGCCAAATGTAGGCACTTACCAGATGCATCTGTATACTTCTTCTCTTTGATAGGTTTCCCTACAGCAAAGCTGGCCAACCTTGTTTTGTGGCGGCCTAATACTGATAAGGCTTCTTTAGTGGTGTTGAATACACTGAGGTCAATGTACACGTTCCCTATTAAACCGTCTTCAGCAGCTACTTTTGTTAAAACATCCGTAGCTGTATGTAGATCCTCGGAGGAGAACCTTTCTCTTAAATGACTAACCAACTCAGAAGAGGTGAGACCTTTCATCATGGCCTTCTTGGCCACTCTTTCTACCTCCACCTTTACGTCTGCAGAGTTATCCCTGTCCTTGTTAAGGATCTTTACATTATTGGGGATAAACCTTTCAGGACCATTGGCTAAATCCCTTTCCCACAGCGCTTGTAGTTGCGGTATGATCTGACGTTCAGATTCTGAGGGGTAGTTGTCCTTTTCTTTACCTTGAGTAGGGCTCAACCAATCTAAATCGGTAACAGAGACATCCCCTTGGAGTACATTAGTCAGGTCCCCTAAACTGGAATTTTCTAAATCTTTAATCGTGTCCATTTTATTGTTCTCCTACAGAATTCTTTTGGGTACCTTTCTCCGACGCCCTTTTTACCAACCCTTCTAAAACTTTGCTAGCGACTACTTTAGCCATAGCACTACTGTTGTCTCTCATGCCTATAAATACTTTATTACTAGATGATGCTTTTTTTGAAAGGGCGGGGGCTTCCTCTGCTGCAGGGGTTCCCTCCGCATTTTCTAAAGGCTCAGGGTCTTCTTGTAATTCAGGTATCTCTGGGAACTCTTCGTCCTCTTCGCCTCCATCCTCCTGACCCACATCCCCCTCATACTCCGTTAGGAGTCTCTCTAACTCCTTGTCCACCTCATCTAAACTCTTTTCTGTATCACCCACGACCCTTTCCTTTAGGGAAATAATCTCATCTTTCTCGTCCGTGGAAAGGCCCCAGTTAGGGTTGTTGAACTCATCCATAACTGTGTCGCGCATGTTAGAGAGCATATTCTGCATCTCTGTTAAGTCCTCTTTCATCTCCCGTATGGCCATCACATAGCCACGACCACCTAACTTACCGTCCGGGCTTATCTTACCTATGATAACAGACGTCAACACACCTAGAGCCCCTTGAACTCCCACAAATGAGGAGTTAATATTAGTAAGGATACTGACTAAAGTTGTCAAGTTTTCTTTATCGTAAGGAGGAGCTCCCTCCAACTCTCTTTTTAAGTCGGTACTTCTTTTGTAAGAAGCAGCTACTTTTCCTTGGAGGGTTTCTTTTGTGTTCTCTTGTGTCATCATATTTACGCCTTGACAGCTGCACCGTCTTTGAAGTTCTTCTCGATAACCACGCCATCCTCATCCTCAGAGATGGACCACAGCTCCCTGCTTGATTTGTGTATCAAGGTCTCCGCACTAACCCTTTCGAAGGCGTATAGGTCTTCTAATGATGCTAGCTTGATTCTGTGAGGTGCGGCTGTCTCTTCTAAGGAATAACCTTTCTCATAGGCTGTTTTTACAACTTTTTCTACCATTGCTTTTGAGGGTCTCTTCATATTTACACCTTCTTCGTTTAAATTTGTGGCATACACATAAACACTGCCGAAATTTGGTTCTACTCCATAGTAGTCGTTTCTTTCCCCTATCCTGGGCACCGGGTTCGCATCCCTGTCCCCTATTAAATTAGGAGCCTGCTCATCCTTTGTACCTCCTGAGGGTGTCCTTAAATCTGCTCCTCCCGGTACTGTACTATCTACAGGAAACACCTCCGGAGGTGTCGCGTTGATGTAAGTAGGGGGGCGCTCCCCTTGCCTTGTCATAGGAGGGTCTGATTCCAAATCTGATTGCCCCGGTATGGCGTATGGTCTGTTTTGGGGGCCTCCCCAGGGCTCTGCATAGTTTAATAAATCTCCGCTGCCTTCAAAAGTCACAGACTCTTGATATAAGGGGTTATTACCGGCGGGGTTTGTCAACTCAGCCAATTTACTGATAACCCGTTCCTTAGAACGTATGGGTAACCCCTTTGGTATGTCTTGTAACCCTTTCATAAAATACCCTAATAACCTTTTCCACAAATACACAATAAGGGTTTTTAACCCTTATTTCTTATTGGTATTTCTTTTGGATTAGGAGATTATGAGGGAGAGTACTCCTTTTTGTGGCTACACCTTTTGTGCCATGTCCATTTTTGCCCGAGGACCTCGGTCGAAGTGAGACAGCTTCACCTCGTGAAGCATGTACAAACCACCATCTAGGATGTAGGAGACTAATTCAGAAGCGACTTTATATCGAAGGTTTTCTTGCGCCTTCTGTACCAGAAGAGCCTCCGCACGTAAAAACTTGTGTCGTACTTTTACCTGTGTGAGTTTGCCCTTTTTAAGCTTTCTGTTAACGATCTGAGCCGTTTTAGATTGACAAGTCGTTCTGACCATGAAAAAAACCACTGCAGCATCCACGTCCGTGAATACCTCTTTTAGCAATACCAGCAAGTCCCCATCCTCTATCTTGGGCATATCCCTCAAAAAGACTAACCGTTTCATAGCCCTAGTCAGTCTGTGACTAACGGCACCTTGGGAAATACTGAAGAAATTAGCAATTTCCTTCTGTTTCTTCTTTTTTCGATAGTACATGTCTATTAAGTCGACTTCCCTTGGAGGGATAAGGGCTAGGTAGGGTTCTAGTTCCGAGATGTCAAGTGCTTCCGCTTCATGTTCCTCGTCTGTCCCCGCATCATACTCTATACCTGCAGCGATTGTGCGTTCTAATACCCTGTGCTCCACAAATAACACGGATTGTCTGCTCATCTCTCGACCTACCTTTTATAGATGTTTCGGGGGAACCCTAGGGGTTTCTGAGAAGAAATATACTATATAATGTGTTAATATTTTATATAGGCACACAAACAATTTAATAAAGTTAACAATTTACTGTACAGAAATAAAATTTCTAACTAATGTGCTCGTCATCTTCTAGAGGTCTTATAGCCAGGTACGATAGATTTGTGGCCAAAACTTCTCTCGTAGCCATATTAAATAGTACATCTGCCACACCCTTATCGTGATCTATCTTCTTCACTATCCCAGGCATATTAGCAAATGTTCCGTCAAGCCCTGCTACCAACTCCCCTATCTCAGGAACATACGGGTACTCTATGGAGGACAACTGTTCTTGGTATTCACGGATGAGACTGTCTTCTAGGTAGGCTAGCTTTTTCCCAAATGTCAGAGGGCCTGCTAAGTTGTTTCCTCGAATCCTTTTAGCTCTCTCCTCAAAGTCCGACTTTCCCGTGTCTTTTATAAAGACATACCCTTCGAATAGAACTCTATCTACTGTCCTTGGCCCTACGAGATATTTCCTGGCAGGTATAAACACCTCCAAGGTTGGTCCTCCTCCCATGCAGTGACACACTTCTCGCCTGATAGCCTCAATCGAGGAGCAAACCTCAACATAATCATAGAGTACCAACGTTAACCACCTTTCCCCACAAACATTGCTCACAACCTAACTCCTTTTTAAGGTTACCGCTTCTGACGCTTCCTCGGGTCCCCATTTCTTTGAAATGTCTTCCTCTATGTCGGAGAAGTCTGAGCCTTTTTTACGGGCGGCGGCCTTTAATGCTCTCTGTTGATCAGCAGTGGCGACAATCACCTTTTCTCCGTATTTATTAGAGGGGATATCCGTACCCTGTAAAGATACATTTTTTTCAGGTGTGGTGCTCCGATCAAAGTCCCCTTTTAAGAATTTGTAATGGATCAGAACCATTTCCGCTTGTAAGAAGTTAGCATCCTTATTTTTGTCTCTTTCTAAAAGGTACATAAGGATAGGACTCATCCTAGCACCATACACCTTATAAACCTCTTTCACGCATTCAGGTATATCCATAATCATCCCTGACAACCCGTACTGGATGGCAGACAGTAAAGCCCTTACCAGGGATGCGTGCACTCCCCCCGCCCCATATGTGCCCGTGATTTCCTCTGCAAGGTTTAGTGCCTTTGATAGATCCTTTTCCAGTAGTATTAGCAGACTTGAGACCCTTTCCACATCATAGGACGTGTAAGACGCCACATTCTCCAGTGTAATCCCTCCCATCAGCACCAGAGGGCCTAAGGCGTTTTCCGCATCTCTGTAATGACCTTGAGACCAACTGGCCAGATTCTTTAACGCGTGGGTATCGTAGGTCTCCCCTTCCTTATCACACATACCTTTTATTTTCTGATATACATCTTCTGCAGAGGGCTTATCCAACGGCACTCGCACTAGACGAGACATAAGGGTTTTTGGGATTTTCTCAGGTTCGTTGGTGCTAAACATAAATATGGTTTCGTCATATGTGATAGGAGTCTCTAGTTCCTTCAGCAAAGCATCCTTGCCTGCTGCAGATATCATATGAGCCTCATCCAAAAATATGACCCTGTTCCCTCCCTCGTTTTCGTATGCGAGGGTGCCTAATATCGAGGCCATGTTTTCTTTTGTACCGAAGTTGGCTGCATCTACCTCTGTGTAGGAGTGATGATTCCCCTTCAGAAAACTTATACAAGAGGGGCAGGAGTTGCAGGGGGACTGTGTTTGGGGGTTCCTATTACGGCAAAGTAGCGACCTCGCGAACAAGGACGCTAGTGTTGTCTTCCCTACACTCCACGCCCCTGAGAACAGGTACGCTCTCGAGATGCGGTTTTTTTCCAAAGAATTTACTATTAACCTTTTAGCCTTTTCTTGCCCTATCACCTCTTCAAAGGTCAGGGGTCTTCCTTTAATGCCGTCCATATAATGTCTCCTTTACCTATGTAACTACTACTCTAATGGAAATTTTTAAAGTTACCTACGCCTGCTAATGCCTTATTTACTATTTCACTAAATCTTTTTTCTCCGAACCTCGTGTAGGTGTCATTCAAATCACCCATACCAAACTCTCTGGAGTATATACCCTTACTCCCGTATTTCTGCATAACGATGTCGACCCCTTTCCTCCCAGGCTCGTCTGGGTCAAATACAATAACGATAGTGTCTGCTATCATACGCAATGTCCACATCTGTTCCTCATTAATGAAAGACGTTAACACCGATACTGTGTTAGGTTTAACTTTAGCTAAAGATATACAATCCACCGCCCCTTCCGTTACGTACACCACCCCCTTTTCTAAAATGTGAGGCAGAGCTTGTGGTAAGCCGAAAAAGGCTCCTATCTTGGAGGCCTCTTCCATTAGCTTCTGATTGTACCGGTAGGGGTTATCCTTCTCTATACTTCGGGTGACTAGCCC